TTGGACCCAGACGCTCTTCTCAGAAGAAGCTAACACTGAACCAATTAGCCCGTATACTGGAATTCGGTTCAAACGATGGTAGGATTCCTCCACGTCCAGTATGGGCACCATCTCTAAAGGCCGTTGGTGGTAAGAATAAACTAAAACAACTTATCCTAACGGAAATACGTAAAGAACTTCAAAATTACGGTGTAAGACCCAATCAAGTTAAATGGTAAATTCTCAGGAAATCGTAGAGAGGTCCATATATGTGGCATTATTGAATATGACCATTAAATTGGGCTACACTATAAATCCAGAAGACTATCTCCCAACCAGTGCAGCAAATGCTGAACGGTTTAAAGAAGACCTGAAAAAGATCACTGACGAAAAGGGTTTCTACGTCAGTATATTCGGAGTGGGTAACAATCACTCAAAAGGTATAAAAGAAACCCCCCGTATCGTGGTTGATTCCGAAGGATTCTATCCTGGAGATATTGGACTACCGAGACAGATAATAGAGAAAGAAGAGGGCATAGGTTACACTGCAACTGAAGTACCTTATGAAACCCTATCACAATACATGAACATAAGACTGTGTGCTCATTCTGCAGAACACATGAGACTGTTGCATCAGATTATGTTCTGGGCAGTTCCTCAAAGAGGCTACCTAAAACCCTACGAAGAACCCAAATTTCTATTCACAGGAAATATATTCCTCCGGATAGTTAACTTTTATAATATGCCGGACTTGGATAATGGGTTGATGGAAAAGGTATACCAATTTGAAGTACAAGATTGCCTCTTAGAGGGTAATACCCCTCCGGAGGTAATTACACCTATAAGAGATATTTCTGTACTTCTAGAAAATGCAGATTACACTCTGAAGGTTCCTAAATAGCCTGATCCACCGATACCTTCTATAGACCATGGTTCTTACTTGAGGGTAAGTGGAGGTGGCTTCTTTGAATATTAACATCAATTACCTATATGACAAGGAAAGAGATTGAAAACTTGATAACTACTGTTATCAGGCAAAACGACATGAGGAATAGGCAAGGTAAGAATCTTCTGGATGTGTTCAATGGTTTGTTGGATTATATCCAAAGCGAATCAGAGGAAAGTGGGGAAATTACTGATATTCGGAATTTACTTAACACTTGTGTAGGTCTTCCGGCTTACGATTCGTCGTCTTATAAGATTACGTTCACGACTATTGCTGGTGCGTCTGTAGAGATTGACTTGCCTATCGAGCAGCTTGCCTTACGTTATAATCCAGAGACGGAGAGTATTGAGTTCGATAACCATGACGGAACTACGACGAGTATTCCGGTCAGCGCATTCGTTAAGGTGTACCTCGGTTCTATCGGCGAACAGATACAAATAAGTATCGACAATCAGAATACGATTCATGCTACACTGTTGAAAAATTCGGTTTCATGGGACCATCTGTCAGTGGAACTGCAACAGCGTGTGAACGAAGGGGCCGAAAATGCAAACTTGGCTGCCGCCAAAGCTCTCGAAGCCGCCGCAGCGGCCGCCCCCGTTGTGGTCAATGTCGAGGGTACGGATGTCACGATCAACGTCGAAGGCAACCACAAATACATCTGCGGGGAGCTGACCTCGCTCAAGATCGGGACCGTGGAAAAATCGGCCCGGACTTCGGCGATCTTCTTCACATCGGGAAACGTTGCCACGGAACTCACCTGGTCGGATGACCTCGTGGACATCATCGGCTACAAGACCCCGGCGCCGAACAAGGCCTACGAGATCAATATCGAGGAACTCCGCGCAATCATCGAGTAGCCATGGACCGCAGACGAAGTTTGTTGAAGATCGCCGCGCTGCGCAGCGAGCGCGAGCGGCAGGTGGGGGTGAAGATGGGGTACGAACAATCCATTACTTCCGATTCGGTTACAGCCCTTATCGGCAGCCCTGTTTCTATCGGCACGGGTGACTTCACACTGGAATATTTCGGCAATTCGTATGGATCAGCAACGGCATACTCCAGTCTTATGTTCAATGCCGCACACCGTGATGTGTACAGCACGGGGTCCCTTTTTGTATATAGTGTATCTGGAAAAGGCATCGGTTGGATAGTATTCGAGAAGCCGTCGTCAGGCGATGCGCTTCTGGACTCCATTGATTTGATGGCGGGAGAGGCAGAAACTCTTTTCCATTTTGTACTGACCCGTAAGGGGACGACCGTGAAGGCATACTTCAACGGTGAACTGAAAGCGACCAAAGAACAGTCGGCAGTTAAAGATTTGGGGGATTTCCGGTTGGGCATGTCCAATGGCTCTAATATGGTCATGTCCCGCATCTACAACTACGCTATTTCCGCGGAAGAAGTAGCGGCGCACTACAACGACGGTGATCCCGCTGGGTATGTGCTTCCCGGCACGATGAAGGGTTTGACGCCGGTTGAAATCACCGGTGAGAATTCCCATACATGGACGGGTGTCGATGATTCTAATTACTCCCATATCGTAAGAGTTTCGAGGCCATTCACAATGGGTAAGCTGTATAAAATTCGCCTTATAGTATCTAATTGGGAGGCAGGGAATAACCCATTCATCAAAATAGGGACAGCGGGAAGTTATTATCTGCCCGATTTTAATGGTAATGGAACTTATGAAATATATGCTACCCCGAATGGTACTCCCTACTCGGGGGTGTATATTTATGCCGGACTACTCAATACCGACCGCCGCATGACGATTACCGTAGATAGCGTTGAGCTTGTCGGCTGCGTCGCCGAGTACCTGCCGAAGAACCTTGTGGGATCACCCCATGATGATCCTATTGAAATCGTCGGCAAGAATTCCTATACATGGACAGGTGCCGACGCTCCTGTTTCTTCCTATATCAAGATTAACCGGGTTTTATCCGTGGGCGGAGCTTTCCGTATTACGGGTTCTGTTTCAAATTATAAATCCGGGACTCCGTATTTGAATTTAGGCCACAGCAGTATCGCTTATTTACCCAAGGATAACTCACCTTTTACGCTTGTTGTAACTCTAAAGGAGGGGATCTCGACTTTGTTTCCATATATCTATATCTATGGCGGATCATCGAGCGAGGACAAGCAACTGACGATTACTGTAGATAGCATAGAGCCGGTTCCCGGCGTCGCTACATCCTGGCTCGACAGCGCCAGAAAGCTCCCGCTGAACGACGAATACCTGCCGCCGCTATTGCAAAGTGACGGAGGATATGACCTGACTGCGTCCGGTGCGCCGCAGATAATCATCAAATAAACCGAAAACAATGAACAACTACGCAAAACTGATCGACGGGCGTCTGAAGTACGCGCCCAATTCAATTCGGACCGCCGAAGGGCTGGTCTGCAATCCCAGGCCGGACAAACTGATCCCACTGGGCTACAAAGAGGTGGTTTGGGACGAGCAGCCGGAACCGTCCGACCCACCGAAACATTACCGGGAGGTCTACACAGAGGAGGCCTACCGTATCCGGGTCGGCTGGGAGGAATACACGCCCGTGCCGGAGCCGCAGCCAGATCCCGAACAGTTGCGGGAAATGGCCTACCGGGCCGAAGCGGACCAATACCTGATGGCCTACGAGGGTTATCTGGCCGAAGGCAAGATACTCGAAGCCGACGAGCAGAAGGCACTCTATCTTGCCAAGAAGGCCGAGATCAGAGAGCGATTCCCGGATAAGTAACCTGTCGGTCGAACTCTCGAAATACCACAAATATATGAAAAGACTTATCAATAAACTCGTAGGATGGCTCAACGCCATCGCTAAAGACAAATACCAACACTTCGCAGTAGGGGCGGTCATCGCCTCCGCGGCGTTGATCGTGGCCGTGCCGTTGGGCGTCTGGTGGCGGTGGCTGCCATTGCTGGTGTCGATAATCGCCGTCTTGACGGCCGCCGTTGTCAAGGAGCGCAAGATCGACCCGAAAGCAGACATGCAGGACATTCTATGGACGCTCGCAGGAGGTGCCGTAGAATGGGTGGTGTTAATCGTGTTTACCCTAACTGCGAGATAGGATGGACTAAATAATGTAATATTGGCTTACAAAGACTGACAAACTGCTTAATAACACCTTAATCTAATTAAATATGCCACAAACTCCAAGAGTAAGGTTCAACTTTAAGAACTTGAATGTACAATCGAGTGTACCTCTGCTGGGTGTAATCAATGTAGTAGCTCGTACTACTAAGGGTCCGTTCGAAGACCCGAAGGATTTGATTGCAACTCCATCACAGTTCACTCGTATCTTTGGTTCGGAAATAGTTCCGGACGGTTCGGTATCAAACATAATGAAAGCCCTGGAAATGGGTGCAAAGGTTCGGGTATCTCGAGTAGCTGGGGCAGGGGCTTCTTATGGCTGGGCAAAACCCATGACGGTAACATCGGCTTCTTCTCGGGCAGTTCCCTCGGTATCGGTACCAGACGGTTCTTCGGTTATTTCCATTACTATATCCGACCCGAGTGGGGCTGAGAACAGTCTCTCTATGCACATGGCCATACGTACTCGAGAGGCTGGTTCTCCGGTATTGGATGATACGGGAGTTAATCTCAATCGTCCTTTTTACCTGAAGCTGAATGTATCCACGGAACCAACACTCCGTGCAAGCATCATTCAGTATGGTGGCCGGGATGATACTACCAATATTCCGACTTACGACAGCATGCTAAACGAAATGCTGTTCTTCTCGGCAGTATCTGCAAACACTTCCAAGGGAGTAACCAATCCTTCTATAAATGTAAATACTCTGCAGAATTTCCTGGACAATGCTCCAAACATTACTTTCGAAGCTATTCAGGGAAAAGCCGGAGACGGTCAGGGTACTATGGCAAACCTGGCAACTGGTATTCAGACCATGGAAGATATCATATCCATTCTTCGTCAGTTCTCTAATTGGAACTCGATGATCATGGTGGGTAAGATATCCGATGGTACGGTACAATCCGATGAGATTTCGGAATCTAACGTATATATGGAGTGTACCGAGGGAAATGCTGGTACTACTCCCACGGCAGACGAGTGGATATCTGCTTATCAGGCAAGTAAAGCCTATTATGAGGCATACTCTGTAATACTCTCTCATATACATCAGCACTTGCCAACTGATTATACCAAAGTATATATCTCAGTAGCAGCCGATGTACACAACATCTTCGAACAGATGCTGTATGTGGAAGTACCAAAGTATGCTCCGGATACTCGTATTCCTGCAACTCCCGAAGAGACACTTTCTGCACTTAAGACTTTGGTACAGGCCATTGGTGCAAAGAAAGAGGTGGCATACTTCGGCGGTGGTATCAAGTACTACAACGAAAACGGTTCTCTTCAGAAATGCGATGTGCTCGGTTCAGTAATTGGACTCGATGCTATTTGTGCTTCTACCTATGGGCCTTGGTATTCATTCTCGGGTATGAATAGGGGTGTAATCACTTCGGCACTTGGTCCGGTTATGAAGAACTTGGGAGGACCTGCTGAAGTAGATACTCTTAATGAGTTCGCTCAATGGTACATGAACATGTTCGTAATAAAGAACACCCGTACTCAGGGCCAGCGTACTATGCTATGGCATGGCTTCACTTCGAACCCAGTAGATGACTCGGAGAAATTCATCTCTATAGTTCGTCTCAATCTCTACATGAAGAAAAATCTTCGGCCAATTCTGGAGAGCTACATCGAAGAGCCTAATACCTTCGATACGTGGAAACTTATTTACTACGAAGCAAAAGATATTCTGGACGATCTGCAGACCCGAAATGCCATAACCTCGTACGAGTGGATAGGTGATCAGGATGCCCAGAGTTACGATGAGCTTCAGATAAATAACGAGGCCGACGTTCGCCAGGGTAAATACCGGGCTCAGCTGAAGTACAAAGAAGTTGTTCCTATGCAGGATATCGAAATGGATGTCATCATCGACATTGCTGTAAACAAGAGCACTGGTGAAGTATCCATCTCTGCCCAGAATAACTAACAAATAAATACGATAAATACTATGGCAGGAGCTAAAGTAAAAAACCCGAGGAAGAAGTTCTTATGGCAAATTATATTTGTCAAGCATCCCATTAATCCCTTCCTTTTTCAGAAGGTAACTGTACCTGAGATAACTATTGAACAGGTTGCACATGGGGATGTAAACTACGACGTAAAGACCGGCGGCCGAGTATCGGTTGGTAACTTAACTGCATCCAAGTTGGAAACAACCTCTGGTTCAGATACTTGGTTATGGGACTGGCTGATGTCAGTACAGGATATGCTGCTCGGGGGAGGTTTAACACCGAGTCAGTACAAGGAAACCGTACTCATCAATGAGCTGGCCGAGGATGGAGTATCTATACTCAACTCCTGGACTTGTACTGGAGTATGGCCTTGCAAGGTAAACGGACAGGACTTAGACCGAATGAGTTCGGACAACACTCTGGAGGATTTAGAGTTCTCAGTAGATACTTGCGAGAAGCTGTAATAGTGAATCACCAAGGGAGAGCTCAGTAATGAACTCTCCCTTTTTCGTTATCTCAGACTATAATCTGGGGAATATACTTAACAACTCAACAACATGGAAGAACAAACACTTTATGGTAAAGAACTTACCTTCAAACTCCCAAGCGGTTACGAAGTAACTATCAGGGAACAGAATGGAGAGGATGATGATATCCTTTCCAACCCGGTAGATGCCAAAACCTTCATGAATATCTCTAAGTTCATTGCAGGCATTGTAACTGATACCGATATGACCGCCAATCGATTATTAACTCCCGAGGATGTGCAGAAAATGCCTTCACTAGATAGGTATGCCATCATGATAAACTCTCGGGTATTCTCTTTAGGAGAGATTCTCGATTTCAGGTATACTTGGGACGGTCCTGCCGATGGTCAGACTCGTGAGGTAGATTATGAAATAAACCTTCTGGAAGAGTTCCTTTTCGATTATGGAGTAGTTCCTACTATGGAAGAAATGGAAGCAAAACCAAATGCCATTCCATTCTACCCGGTATCTAAACAAAGCTCTGAAATACACTTCACTACCAAAAGTGGAAAGGAGATGTGCTTCGATCTTCTTAATGCAGCCGGAGAGGCTTATGTATTAAATCTCCCCGCAAATGAACGTACGAAGAATCAGGAGTTGGTTGCTCGTAATCTAAAACTGAAGGTTGGTGATAACTACGAGCCAGTAAAGAACTTCCGGATGTTCAGCCCGAAAGATATGATGGACATAAGGTCTGCTATCAGAGGGTTTGACCCAATATTTCAAGGTACCACTCAAATCGAAGACCCAGAAACGGGACAGAAGATCATGGTACCAGTGATGGCGGTAGATAATTTTTTCTACCCACGGGAGAACTAGAGGATGTATATTTATACATTGTTAAAGCTAAGATTAATATTGACTTTAACACTCTAGCAAAGCTCCCCTGGCGGCGAAGAAAGAAATTTATAGAAGCTGCCGAAGCATATTACGATGCACTTAAAAAAGAGCTGCCCAAAGGAAAGTAGGGCAGCTCTCTTTTGTTCGATAAATCTGAAACTATATGGCTTTTACAAGTGGTAGTCCTTCTGCAGGACAACTCGAGATAGGTGTGGCCCTTGTCCTTCAAGATAGGTTTTCAAACCAGGCAAGAGAAGCTAGCTCAGTCATCCGAGGTTTACATAGGGATGCTAAGAATGCTGTACAGGCTAACTTAACCGCAGTTCAGTCGTACGCTAATATAGCCAGTGGTGTGGCCAGTTCGATAGTATCAACATTAACCACTACTATCGAAACCGGAGCTGATTTCATAGACATGATGACTTCAGTGGGAGCTATATCTGGAGCTACCGAAAATCAAATGTCGGGGTTATCCGAAACTGCCCAGACATTAGGTTTAAGGACCATGTTCATGTCAAGGGATATAGCTTCAGGTATGAAATACTTGGCAATGGCAGGTAATGATGCAAACCAGATTCAGCAAATGATATCTGGTGCAGCCATGATGGCTAATGCCACGGGCATGGAGTTGGGAGGTAAAGGAGGCACAGCTGACTTACTGACCAATATCATGAGGACCTTCAAATTAGAGGGTCAAAATGCAGCTAATGTAGTTGGAGACCAGCTTACTAAGGCGGCTATGTCATCAAATGTATCCATGGCAGACTTAGCTGAATCTATAAAATACTCAGCTGCATCCATGGTAACTCTGAGACAGCAGTTACCACAAGTAGCTGCCATGATAGGTACTCTGGGTAATGCAGGTATTCAGGGTTCTATGGCAGGTACTTCTATAAGAAACATGGCAGACTACTTGACTCAGTCATTAACCAACCCTAACTTCAAGGGAGCTAAGGCTTTAGCTAGATTAGGACTGAGTAAACAGGATTTTGTGGATGCAAATGGAGATCTCCAAGATTTTGCCATAATCTTAGGTAAAATAGAAGAAGCTACTCAAGGATTGTCTACTATAGACCAGAATGCTGTATTCAAGAGTATCTTCGGTGTACGTGGTATGCGTGCTGCAGTTGCAATCATGCGTGATACTGAAGGTTACTTTGACCTGTTAAATAAGATACAAAATAACTCTGCGGGATTTGCTGAAGAGGTAGTAGGGAAACGAATGGAAACTCTTGCAGGTAAAATTGATATTATCCAATCTGCTGCCGAGAACCTTATGACTACTTTCAGTGAAGCCATGGGTAAGAATCCTATTATAATGGGATTTCTGGATATGCTTGGTTGGGCAATATCTCAGCTTCGTGACTTAATGTCAACTCCGTTCGGTCCTTGGATAGCTGGATTTGCTGCTATAGCAGCTGTCGGATTAAAAATAGGCTCTATATGGATGGGACTTAGAGCACGCTGGTTATTGTTAAACGGTGACTCTCAAGTTTCATTCAGAACCATGATAAAGCTGATGGTAGGTGGATGGAATCAAGCCACTTTATCTGCCCATGAGTACCTTAGGATGGAGCAAGCTATCAAAGCTCAGAGGATGGCTGGTATAGGGGCAAGTGCAGCTACAGTTGCAGGTATGGCTGGTTTACCAGGTTATTTATATAATGGTAATATTCCAGCAAAGATGGGAGCTAATGGTAGATACTATGCTCAAACCGGTAGAGGAGCTACTGGGTGGACTCCTGTACCTGCTGCTATGGTAACCACTACTAATGCAGGTCAAATGACTAGGGGTTTAATGGGTAGTGCTGCCGGAGCCGCTACAGGGGCTGCCTCCAGAGGAGCCTTGGCTTCTGTAGGCAGAGGTATATTGGGATTTGGTTCTCGATTGCTCGGTATGTTTGGAGGTCCCCTTGGATTGGCCATTACTGGCATATCCATAGTTGGGCCCATGATATACAGTGCCCTCAAGAATAATCAATCATCACAAGACGAGAATACTAGAGCTACCAATGACTTAGCATCTGCTATCAAAGCTAGTAGAGAAGGTTATAAACAAAAGGATAATCTTCAAGCATTAACCATTCAGGAAATACGATGGTTAGTACAGATGTTAGGATTATATACTGATAAACTCAATAATATAAGTAATCAGGGTACTCACTTAACTGTAAATGTAGATGGCAAGAAGTTCCTGGAAGAGTACCTTGGTGAAAGAGATTCAGAGATAAATGTAGCTGCTGGAGTAAATTAATAAATCATGGCATCACTCATAGGAAAACCATTAGGAAAAGTAGCTCAAGAAGTAGCTGACCTTGAGCAGGGGAGAATATTCCAATCTCCTCTCAATAAGGTATGGAGAGCCCTGATACTCATAAACAGGGCTACTTCTCCAATGGCTAAGGCAGAACCCAATAAGATGGGTAAAGCCCATGACGCAAAGAATCTGCATGTAGCCAGAAAGGGTTCGTTCTCTTTAGCTCAGGCTCAGGACCATTGGACTCAGAATCGTATAGCTGCTGAAACAGCTGGGGTTTCTCCTGAACAGATTTTGAAGGCTAAGTCCATAGATTATACCGTAGCAAACAAGTTGACTTCAGAACTGATAAAGAACGACATCGTTATTGCTAACCTGAATGTATCACCAGCTGTAAGCTTAGTGATTCAAAACAGGCCAGATAGGTTACGGGTAGAACCCGCTGCTACATGGGCTGCAGTTAAATCCATGGGACGTAACAATCCTTTCTATTTCTACACGGGAGGAGAAGATACCATAACCTTTGATATTTCCTGGTATTCAGTAGATGCTGAACATCGGGATGATGTGGTAAATAAATGCCGATTGCTCGAATCTTGGGCAAGAGCTAATGGTTACTCGGCATCACCTCCTACCTTGAGAATACAGTGGGGTAATTCTGGGTTATTTGAAGATGACCTTTTCATATTGGCTTCGGCCCCATACGAGCTCACTCATTTTCAGAATGCAGCCCGTATGAGGAGAAGGTATGATAATGACCCAGATACTGGTCAGAGGATTGTAAGTACTGTAAGTCAACCATTTGACCTTAAGTTGCTTCCCAACTGTGCAACCCAAACACTCACCTTCAAAAGGGTAACTAAAAACAATCGAACCTGGGAGGAAATAATCCCCACTAGTAAGTTGCAATATACGCCGGGAGTAATCTATGATGGTGGGGAAGTAAATTCTCTAGAAAACTCCAATACTGAGAGAGTAGGTACACAAAATTAAATAATTATGGTTACTATCCCAGGAACAAGTCCCTATGAGGACAGTTATGTAATAAAGTTCCCAGACGGGGATGTATCTTTAGAAAGGAACATATCTGCAATATCTTCAGACCATATAATCCATTCGGTACTTGAAGGAGAAACAATCCAAAACATCGCCTTCAAATACTATGGAGATTCTGGAATGTGGGGAGTAATTGCAGATGCCAATGATATTCTAAATCCTTTCGAGGATGTCCATGAGGATATGGAGTTAATTATACCGAATTATGGAGGATAGCAAACCCATTCTTGTAAACGGTAATGGTACTCCATACCTTGCCATATTCGATGGTGCTGGCTCTCCTATTATGGACGAGTTCAACGGTATTCCCATTGGTATGGAAGTCGAGAACTTCAATTACAAGTACACAGAAGGTAAAGGAGACAAAGGTAAGTTTACTATAGTAACTGACTTTGTAGGAATAGTAGACCATCCATCATTACAGTTCAAGATGCCTTTGAAAATACAGTGGGGATGGATATTCAGTGACAGCTCTTTCAAATCTGGTCCTGTAAGATTGGTAAACATAAAGAGTCATCAGATAGAGTTTACACCAGAGGGAGTAAAGTTTACCATAGAATTTGCTGATGCAAAGATGTTCTTGGAAGCCGAACCTTCAAAATTTGTGGGTAATCAAACCGAGTACTTGGAGGTATTCAAGGAATTAGCCTTGGGTAAGATGCCTTTAATTGTAACGGATTACTCTCAGAAAGCTGGTACAGCTCTGGTAATAACCGATAATCAACCATGTGATGGCAAAACAGAGCAAAGAGAAAAGTAAGCCTTGCTTACCTTGTTATACAAAAATACAAAACTCTGAGGAGATAGATGATGGGTTAGTAGGAGTAAAAATACTCGAATTGACTCCAGAGAACCTTTCTAAACCTGCTCAGGACCCTGATAGATATAAGTTAAAGATGATACCGGCCACATTTGCAGAAGGTACTGTAATTGCAGGTTCGGCTACATTCTTAAACAAATACTCTCAGTTAGTGGGTATAGTTAAGGCTATGCCAGGAGGTCCTAACTTTGTAGACACTCGTGATAACAAGATAGAGATACACAATGGAAAGCAGTCAGGTAAAACGGTATTTGCATATACCCATGCTGGTGGAACTGGAGAACTGTTAGAGTTCAGGGTTCAAACTAAATACGTACAAAGTATAGAAGCTGGTAAAGCTTCAAGTATAGACCCTGATACTAAAACTGTGGAAACAGAGGTAGTTCAATGTATACCTACCAATGATGACCCATGTAAGCCAGACGCCTATGTAAGAAGGAATAAGCCTGAGATACTTATGGAGCCAAGAGATGTTACTCGAATGGCAAAGTTTGAAAGAGCTATAGTACCAAGCAAATCCATTTGTCGTCAAGTAAACAACCCTTCTAAAAAACCTCCTGTATACAGTTCTATAACTGATGCTCAACAAAAGATAGCTTCAAATCCTTCTTTAACTGAGGCAGAAGTTAAAACTTATAATTCTCAGATAGAAGCTGAATGGAAAAAGTATCTGGATGAGTTGAAAGAGTTTGAGAATGCTATAAAAAGCTATGCTCAAAAAGTAAGCTCGGGTGAAGAGGTAAAAGAAGAGGAAAAGCCTAAGCTTCCTCAGCCTCCCGATGAAGTATCTAACTTCATTATTAAAAGGAAAGTACTGATATTAGTTGACCCTATAGATTATTCTACTAGAGGTACTAAAGATTATGCTAAAGGTCAGAATAATAAAGTTATAGATGATAGGAACTGGAAATCTGGGTACAGAGCTTTACAAAAAACATCCGATAAAACTATAATACAACCAGCTGGTGGATATCAGGTTGGACAGAAGGTATTAATAGAAATGGAGGTAGAAATACAAGTACCTGGTGTACGAGTGGTAGCTGACCCTCTATTCATGACCATGGGTAGCTTTATGTCTAATGACATCATTGAATCAGTGAATAGTCAGATTAAGGCTAAAGCTAAGTTTGTAGGCAATCCCAACATGAAATCTTCTCAGATTATCGAGATAAAGAATGTCGGTCAAAGATATTCCGATGACTGGTATGCAAAAGAAGTTGAACATAACTTTGACACCGGTGGATATTTTACTGAGGTTATTTTCGAGAAGAAGTCACGTAACTCCATACTAAATAAGATATCTACTTCGGTAAACATGCAGGAAGTATTCCAAAAGGCTCATGATGTAGCTGAAGAATCTTATACTACGGGTGCTTGGAAGATACCCAGTAGGATTAAAGAAGAAGTAAAGAGATACCGAGATTCAACTTGGAAGAAAGGAGACAAAGAAAATCCCCAAAGAGCAGGTCGTCAAATATTAGTACATCAGAATCCTGATAACCCCACTGATTACAGGGTAGAAGTAGATTCAAGGAGGGATTTTCAAGTTGGTAGGAACATAAGCCCAAGAGAACAATGACCTTATATGAACTGATTCAACAGAGAGGTATAGAGGCTATTGGAAGGTTCTATTCTACCTATCGAGGTATAGTAATAACCTCCGATGACCCTGACTCTCAAAACAAGGTATGTGTACACCTTCCAAGTATCTTAAGAGGTGTAGAAGTATGGGCCTATCCCAAACATCAGCAGGGAGGTCCTGGTTCGGGATTCAAATGGTTGTCTCCTCGTGAAGGTTCTATAGTATATGTGGAATTTGAAAACGGAGACCCAAGACATCCCCTATGGTCTTATCATGGGTGGGCAATCGGAGAAATGCCTCCGGAATTGGATAAGCCTCATGTATTGGGATTTATTACTCCCAAGGGTAATAAGATTATACTGGATGAAAGTGAATCGGGAATATTAACTGCAATAATCCAACAAGATATAATTGTTAAGTCTCTAGACGGTAACATAAACGTCGATGCGAATAACATTATAATGCAGGGGGGAGAAGTTGGTATTCCTGAATCCAATTCAGTAGTGGAAAGGTTAAACAAAATCGAGCAAGACCTAAATAAAATAAAGCAGACATTCACTAATTGGGCCCCTAAACCTCAGGACGGTGGTGCTGCTTTGAAGACTGCTGCTGCATCTTGGGCTGGTTCTAAATTGGAAGAGACTAAGGTGGAGGATATTGAAAGTGAAACAATTAAACAACCTAACTAATGGCAAACTATAATCAACTCAACACTATTGGTAGTGGTGCCTATTTCCCGATAAAGCTTGAACAAGCAGTCGGGAGTGATGGGAAACTAGAATCAGTACAGCTGCCAGATGGCAGAGTAGTACCAAAGATAGGATGGTATATACTCCGAGGAGATGTTGCTTTAATAAAGCAGAACCTCACAGCTATCTTAACCTATCAAATAGGCCAAAGATTCAGACAAGAAGACTTTGGTTCTCGAACCTGGGAATGTTTGGAAGAACCTAACACAAGTGCTCTCAACCTCATGATTAAAAATTTCGTGAAGGATGGTATAGCAGCCTGGGAACCAAGGATAACGGCATTAAAGGTATTTGCTCTGAAACCCACTAAGGAATCCATAAGACTCCTTATATACTTCAAGGTGCAGAACTCTCTGAGGGTAGAAGAGTTAAACTTTCAGTATAACTTAAATAATTCCACAACAAATGTCTACTAGCAACCCCTGGCTCACTCCCTTTCAGAGGTCATATAATGACATAAAAGCCAAACTAATTCAATCTCTGAATGAAAGGGTTCCAGAGATAACGGATATGAGTGAAGGTAATATATTCATACTTACACTCTCAATCTTTGCAGGTATTGCTGAGGTGATACACTACTACATTGATGGCATGGCAAGAGAAGCTTTCCTTCCAACCTGCCGAAGGTACTCGTCATTGTATAAGCATGCTAAGCTGGTAGATTACCACATAAAATCAGCTATCCCATCTTCAGTAGACTTAACAGTATATATGCAAGACGGGAGTCCTTTCCCGGTAGATATACAAGTACCCCAGAACACTATATTCAATTCAAAGGATGGTAAACAGTGGATAACTACTCGCAATGTAACTATTGAAAGGGGTACATATACTTATAAAGTACCGGTAGCTCAGAAAGAGGCCGTGGAAGAAGTAGAACTGGGTACTTATACCTCTCATGATATTATCATAACTTTGGGAGACTTACCTACGGATAAGAAGTATGTAGAGGGTTCTATGGTACTTACCATTGGTGGAGAGGCCTGGACTCTGGTAGATACCTTTGCTTATTCAGGTCCAGGTGATAAGGTATACAAGGTAGAACTCGATACTACTCTCACTCCGTATCTGGTATTCGGTGATGGTCAGTTCGGTAGAAAACCAACTATAGGCTCACTCATTAAGGGACAGTATTATCTGACCTATGGTGCAAACGGTAATATACCCGCAAACCAGTTTGATAAAGTTCCCACTGTGATGACGGATGTAACTTCTGGCCTTACTCTTACAAATACCATAGCTGCTACTGGAGGTTCTGACTATGAGGATTTTGATACACTTAAAGAACATATCCCGTTGAGTATCAAAACTCTTGGGGTAGCTATCACTAAGGAGGATTATGAAGCCATAGCTATGTTGATAGATGGGGTAGATAAGGCTTACTGCAATTACATTTGCGGAAAGTATGTAGAAGTATATATCACCCCCGACGGTGGTTCTGAAGCAAGCACAGAGCTTATCAATAATGTAAGGCAGAGGATGGAATCATCCAAGGTATTAACTACTCGAGTAAGTGTATATTCTACACATGCAGCTAAGATTTATTTATCGGCCGAGATAACCGGTAGGAAGTCTTTCAAATCTATAGATATAAGCAATCAGGTAAAGAAGGCCTTGTTAGATGCTTATAACTATCAAAACTCAGACATAAATAAGCCAGTAAGACAGTCAGACTTGTATGCTCTCATGGATAATCAGCCAATGGTTGACTTTCTTACTATAACGGAGTTATATTTACTGCCTTATCCAATAGCAATAAACATCAATTCCCAGAATACCGAAGAGATAGTATCAGTACCAGCACTGAATATTACCTACTTCAAGATGATATCTTTTATCACTTCTAACCCAGAATCCGATTTCGAGAATTGTTATATACAGACTGTGATAGAAGATGGCAATGCTTTCTATAAGGTATATGCTAATAAGGAGTTATCTGGTAGTGCCTTATATTCTGGTAAGTATGGTAAACCTCTTGAGGTAACTCTGACCAAGTCTAAGTTTAGCCTTACTATTAACTTACCAGTCGAAAATGCAAACTATGAAAACGGAACAGTATATCAATTAACCACTCAACCGATGGGAAGCGATGGTAAACTGGTAGATCTCATTCCTCACAACTACAATATCCCTACTATCAGTTCGGATAATATAACACTTAAAATCAATGAAGTGGTTTAATCCTGCGAAGACCTTCTTCAGAGATTACATCTTCAGTAATCTTTTCGACCATTACTACAAAGCCAACGATACCTATCAGGATTCAGAAGGTAAGGGTATATTCGAAAGGTTCATAGATGTATGTTCTGGTTATTTCGATACTGAGGTAATGCCCGATATAGATAACTTCATGGAATGTCTGGATGTAGATAAAGCTAATCCAATATTCCTGAATTATCTATGGGAATACTTTGGGTTCATCCCATATGCTTATGGTGTACTAACTAAGGGTGAACCATATACAGAGGAGAATCTAGAGAATTGGATAAAAGAAGACAGGGGTTTTCCTACGGCTGATTTCCGGTTAGTTCTAAGATACGCCATATCATTGTATAAGATACGAGGAACAAAACGGTTTTATGAAATATTGGGTCGTTTTTATGGAGTAACCTTTACTCTTACCGAGGTAGATGAGAGTACAAAAGATTCAGTAGTTCAAGCCATCGGAGATGGTTCTGTAAACTATGATACTATCTTACACTTCGATACTCCTTCTGCTACTTACGACACCGAGACTGATTGTTGGGAATGTGTCCCAATGATTCTTACTATTGGTATACCAAAGGGTCAATGGGACTTCATGGTAAGGAAAGACCATGAGATTCAAGAACAACTATTGGAAGAGTGGAAGCTGATGAATCCCGATGCAACCGAAGAAGAGATAAAGGCTGAAAGGGAACAAATACAATCAGAACATCCATCCGACTATAGTGATAAGGTAAGAGAGACTCTGGTAAATATTGTCAACAAGTACCTACCCGTAAATGTAAAATATTTTGAACCAGGAGACAGTTCTGTTGTATTTGAACAAACCACTGCCTTAATTTACATTGTATATGTTTAATGCGCCTCTAATAGCTTTATTATCTTCTTTTGCTCAGGAAGATCAAAAACTTAACCATGCCGTTCAATCCTTAACCAAATCCTCGATTGAGCTGGCAGAAGCAGCTTCTAATTATGGGGCTCTAAAGGTAATCTTCGGTATCTTCATGGTATTAGTTCTTGTAATGGTAGTAATGTTTATATATACCATCTGGAACTTAAATAAAAAGGTATCGGTAGTCTCTGAATCTTCCCAACAAGTAAAAGAATTCTTCGAGGGAGCCGCTGACTCTACCATAGGTATAACTGAAGCTCAAATATTGATACGCAGAGAATTTAATAGCTTAGGTCATATCCTGAAATATGCTATACTGCGCATACGATTTGAGAATCACATAGACAACAAAGAATCAGTTGTAAAGAAGGTAGATAGTTTGGTAAACAATGAGTATTCTGAGTTATGTGGACTGTTGTCAAACTTCACTTGTAATGGTAAATCTCTGGCAAATATCTTTGAGCCTCAAGATAATGAGGCAATAAAAGACATGGTAATAGAACAGATATATATACCAAAGGACCAATTTACAATTTCTAACATGGACCAATCAGTGGGTATGTATCTAAATGGATTAAAGTTAATGTATCTTAAAAAACTATAGCTATGGCACGAAGGTTATTGCCCATAATCGATTTTGCTCATGGGTCAGATGTGGCAGGGAAACAATCTCCAGATGGTAGACATAAAGAATATTTATGGAGTAGGAAAGTAGGTAAAATGTTAGCTGAAAGTCTCAAACATGAGGGTTTTGAAGTAGCATTCACCAATACCAAAGACACCGAAATCGGGTTGTCTAGAAGAAAAGAGATTGCAAATAATTTAGATACTCCCCGAGGGGGAACTAAATTTCTGCTCTCACTTCATAATAATGCCGCAGGCATGGGAAATGAATGGTGTACTGCCAGAGGATTTGAAATATATACCACCAAGGGACAAACTCGTTCAGATTTATTTGCCACGGTAATATTCGAACAACTTCAGAAGGACTTCCCTACTACCGACGGATATAAACACCGAACCGATTTCTCGGATAGTGACCCAGATAAGGAAGCTAACTTCACTGTACTGATGGGTAATAATTACTGGGGAGTACTTCTTGAGTGGTTATTCCAGGATAATCCAGACGATGTGGAGTTATTAGGGGACGATTCAGTGAACCAGAGACTGGTGGAGTCATTAACTAAAGCTTTAATTTTTATCGATGATAATCTCGATAGGTTAAAATTATAATCATGGCACAGAATAACGAAACTCAGGTTGTTAATGGAGTAGTACAACCAAGACTTTATCAGGTATACGGAGATCTTATAGAGTCCAAAGAGGTGATGGAACCAATAGCCATAGCCAATGGAACTGGTCCCGTATGTGGATTCGACTGGGTTGATACTACTAAAAATACCCTGACTATAGGTAGTATATTCTCATCCGATCGTGAGGATATGAAAAGGGGTGCAAGAAGAGTATTTCTTTCTAATAAAGATAATACGGCTGGTCAGGTGTTCAATGCCTTTATTACTCCCGATGGGCTTCTTTCAATAGCACCAGATATACTGACTCTCACTGGTCAAAACCCTCCTGGAGGTTGGCCAGATATGTCTAACCCATCTAAAATGGTAACATTTGCTTTAATAGCTACTCATAGGTATAGTGCTAATAAGGATGAACCAGTCCCGAGCCTATCTAATTTCAAAGTAGCGTGGTTAACAAATGCCCATGTAGAACCAGAGTATTATATCGACAAGATAGTCGATATGAACTACCCTCAAATATTGGACTGGGTAACCAAAAAAAGTAGTGTATCTATTAATTCTAATACTGATACATTATTAGGGGTATACATGATAGGTTGGATACCCTCCTGGAATACTTTTTTGCCCGGTTGGAAGGAATTAATGCAATCTATTGGATATCAACTCTGTATCAACCCATATCAGGGTATATTACCTGCTAAACCCCTTGGAATGAATCCTTTTTCTTTGATGAGACTGGATAATAGGGTAAGGGTATTAGAACAGAGTACTGTACCAATCGAAGTAGGGGACTTAGCTAGACGAGTAAGTAATCAAATGCGTAGTTGGGGCTTTGGAGTAGAAGCCGAATACACCATAAACAGTGTTAGTGAAGAAGACGAATTCGTATTTACTAAACTGATAATCAGTGGTTGTGTATTAGCTACAAGTTCTAGTCCAGTAACAAAAAGGATAAACTATCAGTGGTATGAAGCTGGTGGAGGGCTAGTAATTTATTCAACCAAGCCATATATAAATCAATCCACTCTTAATCCCGAAGATTGGGGTTTGGCTAATGCAGCTCTAAATATACCTATCAGTAAAGATCAAGTATGGGACGGTACTCTGAATCTGAGTAGTTTACCAAGTCAGGCCTATCCTATGGCTTTCTTTGAGATAGTGTCTGTACAGGGCAACGGGGAGAAGATATTACCTGGTCATGCTATTAGTTTGGTTAATACCACCAAAGTGGATGGGCTTACAAGATTTGGTACTGCTGTATGTTCGGTATTCGATAACTTTGGCCGGGTTTATAGTAGATCTCTTTTGGAGAAGTACTTAGGTTCAGGGTCCCAATTACATTCCATAAGTGGTAAGATTATAGTATCATCATTTTCTATAACTCTGGTAACTTCTCTTAACCTTAAGAATCTCGCAGGTAATTCAGAAGATATCGATATAGATTTAGAAACTTGGTTAGTCGATTCTGGTGTAGAGGCTGAATTAGCTTCCAATATAGTCAAAAGGGTAGCTAATAACTTAGGAATTATGAGTAACCTACTCTTGGTAAGAGGTGAAACCTGGCCTTCGAGTGGTGATGGTAATACTTTTAAGTATCAGATATTTGCTCAAACCACTGGCACTAGTGGAGTTTATCCTAAGCTTAAGTTAAGCCCGTATATACAACACAATGCTTCAAGTGGAACTAGTATAACTACTTCTATTAGAACTGTTACGACCTTTACTGCTCCAGAAGATATGTTGGAGTTATTCACTAATTGTATCAAACGTCCCTTATATCCTTTCTAAACTGAACCATAGTTGAGTTGGTTAAGTGGGGCCGGAGTGAGGTTATCAATAACCTTGCTCTGGCCTTTTTCATTGTTTAAGATCTACTGCAGCTTGTTCTAAAGTTTTCTGTATGGTCTTTCTCATTCTGGAGAACATATTAACTGCAAACTTATCTCTAGGCAACTCAAAGTAATCTATCAGGTGAAGGATAGATAACTTACCGTGAGAATCTTTGATACGAGATTCAAACCACTTGGGAGGTTCAAGTTGTATCTGCATAACCAAGTATTCATCCGGAGTAAGGTGTTCCTTCATGTATTGATGAAATATTTGGGATTGCTCTTCCTTAATCCGAGTTTCATCCGAGTCATCGAGTAATTCTTTATTATTGTCAAATAATACCTCGAATGATGTTAACTCTTGATTGAATTCTGCCTGTTTAGTATAAGCATTTCTTAACAACTTACTTTTATAAGTTTGCAGGGAAGACAAGAGAGTTGCTTTCAACCTTTCTTCATCGTATTCGTCTTGATATTTATTAAATACATACAAGAACTTATCCCAGAAAAAAGAGTTAATAATATCTGGTGTGAGATTAAATCTTCTGGAATCAACTCCTCTCGTCAGTCTACGGATTAAGGGTTTGCAGGTTTTATATAACCTATTAAACAAATCCTCATCATAAGGTTTTAATTCTGTCAAGCGATGTAGTTCACTTCCGTTGTTGCCTTTCATAGTAGTAAAGATTTTTAACAATGCAAATATAAATAATAAAGTAACAACTTGTATGAATTTTATCAAAATTATTTCACCGTCTGTGTTCAAGTATGTTCAAAGATGAGCTTGGAGAACTATATTATCTAGCAGATACTATTGATTATACACTCATGAATATTATATAATATATGAAACAAAATAGGGTAAAGAAGAGGTTAAACTCCTGTGACAAGTTTACGTTCTCTATCGAGTTTCAATTAGAAGTACTTAGGTTTTTGGTACAAGGGAAGGAAGCTCTTCTATATGTTACAAAGATAAAACCTGGGTACTTTACTTTAATTGAACACTCAATAGTAGTAGAAGCCTTGGTAAAATTCGTAAAGAAATACCAACGAATACCAAGTGAGGTTTTAATGGTAGAGCAAGTTAAAACCTTGCTAGAAGGTAAGGATTATGTTGATTTGGTTACTAAAGATGATATTCCTAATATTCATAGTTTAATATCTGAGCTTTACAATAAACCCCTAAAAGATGTAGATATTGTCCTGGAAAATATACATAAATTCATTGCCTACATTGAGTTGAAAGCTTTGAATGAAGGTATGGATTTTTCGGATTACAATTCCTATGAAACTTATCAGGTTAAGTTAACCAAAATATTACAAAATTCAAAACCACAAAAGAAAGACGAGCCTTTGCTTATGGTTAGTGGAACTGCAATGAGACAACTCATGAGAAAGGTTGACCCAGATGTAGTTCCTACTCCATTTTGGCAGTTGAATAGGTTGGGTAATGGAGATGGATATCCCAAGAATTCTCTTTTCGTTTTGATTGATCGCCCTAAACGGAGAAAGACATTTGCACTTATCAATATTGCCCGGGGATATCTGGCAATGAAGAAGAATGTTCTATACATAGATACTGAAAATGGTAAGAACCAGTTAATGGATCGTATGATACAGTCTACTCTCAATAAGACCAAGAGGGAGATGTTAACTGGTGATTATGATAAGATGGAGCAAAGGCACATGCGTAAATATAAACGTCTTGGTGTAGAGTTTATTGTGGAGCGTGTACCTGCAACCATTGCAGATTGTAATACCATCACTAATCTAGTTAGGAAATTAGAAACAGAGAAGGGTATTAAGGTCCATGTTATCATGATTGACTATGCTGCAAAGTTGGCTTCTATTGCTCGAGATAGGGACGATGTAGAACGTATCAACAATGTATATATAGATATAGATAATATGGGAGATGAGTTGGGACTAGATGCCATTTGGACTGCCCAACATGTTACCCGAGAAGGTGCTAAGCATCAAGAAACCAGATACGAGGATAATGATATAGCATCCGCTATTTCTATAATAAGGAATGCAAAATGCGTCATGGGATTAAATTCTACTCAAGACGAAGAAGAGCATAACATCATGAGAATGGAAGTTGTAGTTCAACGTGATGGAGTTCCATCTGGTAGAGTAATGTTTAATATGGACCCAGAAAGACAACGTATGAAGGAGTTCTCTAAAGAGGCCAGAGCAAAATATGATGAGTCCATGGGTAAACAGGTAGATGATTTACTTAAGAAAAAGAAAAGGGTAAGTAATCCCAACGCAGACCCAGAAAAGAGAAGTAAAACCTCAGGTGATATTTAGTTAAACCTTAAATAATTAAAATTGTATGGCACGAGTTATTACTACAGAGCCTCTTAAAATTCAGGAGAGGACTACAGTTTGTAAAAATTGTAATTCCAAGGTAGCTTTCAATGAGAAGGAAGTATTCTTGGATTTAAGTTATGGTCCAGATCATAATGGAGAAGAGTGCATCACTTGCCCTAACTGTCATTATAATATTCATATTGGCGTATTCCAAGCTACTGAACACATGTAGTTATGAATGTAAGATTATTGAAGATATTTCGTAGGAGAGCTTCCAAAGAGATATGTTTAAGAAGGCAACCAGGTAACAGATATCAAGTTGTATGTCCAATTGAAGAGAGGTATAGTTTAGGAGTATTCTTCCGTGAGTGGGTACCAATCTCTTCAGAAAAGGCCTCTATAAATTGGAATAAGGTTACTCCTAACCATAGGACTATGGGGTATAAAGATATAGATAGGTATGAGGTACCTTATAAGAATTCTTTCCTAAGGTTAGAAGAAGCCAGAGCAGAATTAACGAAGATTCGTAGAGGATATATAATCCATCATCTAGTTCCTGAATTATGTCAGAAGTTACCAGTTAATAAGTAATAATTACCCGGCTATGTTATTCATGGTCGGGTATTTTCGTTTACGATATGAGACTTAACAGCAATATAAAAGGTGTTAAAGTAAAGCCTATACCAAACTATCCAGAATATTTGGCTTCATTCGACGGTAGAGTATATTCCACTAAATTACATAGATGGCTATCTACTAACCCTCATAAGATATTCGGATATTTACAGGTACATCTAAGAAAAAAGACCCATAGATTGAATATGGTTATAGCTACAACTTGGATACCTAATCCCGATAACTTACCATGTGTAGGTCATAAGGATAATAATAGAACTAACAATAGAGTAGAAAATCTATACTGGTGTACTCATAAAGAAAATACTCAACAATGTATAAGAGATGGTAGATTCAAACCCAGAGGTAAAACTCCTTTGAGTATAGAGATTAGACGTAAAATAAAAGCCGAATACTTGAAAGGAAATACCACTCTACAAAAGTTAAGCCGTAAATATGGTAGAGCACATTCAGTTATTAGGAGGATAGTATATGAGACTAAATAACCATACTAAAGGTCGTTTACATGAATATTTTAGATATAAGTTGAAGGCCTTCGATTATCGTAAGGGGTGGATGAAGTCAGACTGTCCCTACTGTGGAGGAGAAAAGAAGTTTGGCATTAATCTTTCAAACAATCGATGTAATTGTTTCAAGTGTGGTGAGCATCCTTCTCCGATAAGCCTGGTAATGTATCTGGAGAATACGGATAGTTTTCATGAAGTATTATCTATACTTGAATCAGGTGATTATTCTGGATATGTTTTCAAGGAAGAGAAGGTTGAGTTAAAAGGTAAGAAAGAGTTCTTCCTCCCCGAAGGATTCAAGAACATATCCATGGGTACTTCTCTGTTGGCAAGGTCTGCCAGGAATTACCTTAAGAAAAGAGGATTTAAGATAGAAGAGTTAGCTCGTAAAGGATGGGGATATTGTAACACAGGTAAGTATCTTGGATATATCATTATACCGTTCACGGAGCATGGGCAATTAACTTACTTCAATGCCCGATTATATATGGGCGCTGGCCCCAAATATAACAACCCAGAAGTAGATGTAACTGGTTTGGGAAAGAGTTTTATTATATATAATGCAGATGCTCTAGAAATATACCGAACCGTTTATATTTGTGAGGGTGCAATCAATGCTGAAACTTTGGGAGAGAATGGAATTGCAACCGGAGGTAAGGCAGTTTCAAGATGGCAAGTAAACAAGTTCATCAAGAGCCAAGTAGAGAAGTTTATAATATTGATTGACCCCGATGCTAAAGATAAAGCATTAGATCTGGCATTTAAGTTGGTGCCCTTCAAAAAGGTAAAGGTAGTATTCCTCCCAGATAATGAGGATGTCAATTCATTGGGTAAGCGTAGGACTTTAGAATATGTACGAGAGACGACATATCAGACTTATCAAGAACTTTTAACTATAAAATCACAGTTAAAATTATAATGGCACAACGAGAACCTTCTATACATATCTCTAAAACTTTATTCCGTAAATTATGGAAGGAAATGGGGGGTAGAGTATCTGAAGAATTCGTAGATGAGTTCTTCACTAAAGCCAGGCAATACTCTTTGGACCATCGTTCAGTGGTAGGAGAGGATAAAAGGGTACAAACTCAAGCTGTTCGTAGAGCTTCAGGAAGTATAAGAGATGCAAACTTATTAGCAGATATCATCTATTCTACTAGAGTCCAACTCAAACACATCGGAGTAACTAAAATAAAGCAAACAGATTTACAATGGGCATCAGTAAAAGAATTGGTACCTGTTGTAAACGAGTTCTGTCAAAAGTTTGGGTTTGAACCTCGTCAAGGATATATAGAGTTTGTAACAACTGGTATTAAGCTCATGTCTCAAGCAAAGAGGGTTAACTATAACTTCTGTGCTAATTGGTTACATCAGAGAGTTAATTGGATTATGGATGTATACGAAGCAGATAGAGAAGTAAAAGAAGATTCAGCTCCCCAGTATACCCGAGAAGTATATGAATATTATACCAAAGAGATTCTTGACAGAATAGGGATTAATAATACTTACGATAAAAACCCTCAAGAGTATGTATGGTTTGTAAGAGCAAGAAAATTAGCCGATGAAGTTGGAGTTGACTATGAAACCTTTATTCAAGCTCAGTTCTATGCTTTAGAATTCTGTAATGGTATACCTAAGATAGAAGATTTATCGAATGATAAGGCTAGACAAAGAGTTATTAATTACATGGCAAGATTTAATATAGTATCTCGGCCTAAATCGGAACATGTAGATTGGGATGCTTTCAAGAAATAAGGTATGATAACTATAACCATAAAGAACTGCAATGTTTGTGAATTATCTGGCCCTGCTAAGTTCACAAATAAGTTGTATGAAATGTTCCGGATTAAGCATCCGGACGCTTGGCATATAATGATGTATAGCAGGGCAAAGAACTGGGATGGTTACGTAAAATATATCTCTGATTATGGGCAATTCAAGATAGGTCTTCTAAATAGGGTTTACAATGAATGCCTTAAAACGGGACAGGAGGTTAAAATCATAGATAATAGACCCCAGTTAGGAGTTAAACCAGTAATTCCAACAATACTTGGAGATAAAGAATTACGGGAAGTACAAAAAGAAGCTCTAGAAAAGATTCTAAATAATCGAGTTGGAGATACTCCTTTTCTTATCTGTGCATCGGATTTGGCAGTTAATTTCGGAAAGACTTTGGTGTTCTGTGGATTACACCAGGCTTTCAAGAGGAAACTAAAAACTGTATTGTTGTTGAACAGTGCAGACTTATTTAAGCAGTTCAAAAAAGAGATTCCAGAACTGTTACCCGGTGAAAAGGTTGCATTCATACAGGGAAGTAAGTGCAATGACTGGGGTAACTTTAATGTGTGCATGGTACAGTCTCTTGCTTCAAATATAAACCGGTATCAAAAGTTCCTATCTGAAATAGATATGGTACTTATAGATGAGGCTGACGTGATAGATAATAAAACATATAAAACAGTAATACAACATCTGTATAACTCTAGAATACGAGTAGGTTTGAGTGGTACCATCTACATGAGTAATCAGAAGAAGAAGTTAATACATAACCTGAATATCATGTCATTTATTGGTGATAAGGTTAACCAGATAAAATTAAGTGATATGATAGAGAAAGGGTATTCTACTCCTATTACTTGCAAGTTGGTATATGCTCCCTTTAAGTACTCTAAAGATGTGGATTACTCAACAGAATACAAGGAAGTGATATCAGATAATGTTAAAGCTTGGAAACTATCCCTTGATCGTACCAAGTATAACATTGGTAGAAAGAGATTACCAGCTTTGGTAGTATGCAAGTTTATAGGTCATTGTGAAAATCTTTATCGGTATTATGCTAAACATCTCGGGAATCAATACAACATACAATATGTACATCATAATACCAAAGGGCGTGATGAAATTCTACAAGCTTTTAGAGAAGGTAAAATCGATATACTAATAGCTACCACGATTATTTCTAGAGGTCAAAACTTCCCTGAATTAAAATATCTGCAGAATACTGCATCAATGGATTCTAATGAAAAATCCATACAGATATTGGGACGTCTTGCAAGAACTCACATGAATAAAAAGAAAGCATACCTGGACGACCTTCAATTCCCGGGTAATTATCTAAAGAGACATGGCAACCATAGACGAATGTATTATCAGAAAGAAAAATTAAAGGTAATCAGAGTGGAAGGGTAATACGCATATATGCGCACGTATATACCTACACTTATAACTCTATTAGTATTTAGTATACTAAATACTAATAGAGGTTTATATAGCTAAAGCTATATAAACTTATACTTAACTTACTTAGTAAGTATTAACTTAAGCTAAAGCTTAAATACGCACGCACGTATAATGGTGAACCAGAAAGTTAGTGCATATACTATTCTACATCAATGACATTGAAATACCTATTAACTATCACTTGATATCAAACTCTCAAATATATGGCGAAGAAAAAGAAAGACAAGTTAAAGGAAGTAAGGAAGGAGTTAGAGACTGGGGATATTCTTGAACCTATGGATATCACTAAACTCGGTTCGGGCTCAGATCCCTGCTTCGGTAAGAATTACGACCTATCAACCAAGGAATGCAAGATGTGTGGGGATTCCGAACTCTGTTGCATTAAGTTCACTGCTCTCATGGGTAAGACCCGTAAGGAGTTGGAAGCAGAAACTAAGTTCAAGGATTTAGAACCTTTGGTAGATATAGAAGGTTGTAAAAAGTACTACCGTAAATTGGTAAGAGAAAAACTGGGTAAGAAGGAAATACTCGATAAGCTTCAGAGTAAGTTCGAGTTATCCCGAAAGGAAGCAAGAGACATTTATCGTAAATTCAACAGTAAATAACATGGTACAATTAGAGTTCACAAAGATTAGAGATGTTAAATCCCCAAACCGAGCAAATGATGGGGATGCAGGTCTGGATTTCTACATCCCAAAGTTATACATGGATGATATACTAAAGGTGGGAGAAAAACACGAGAGGGATTTCACTGGTATCAATCGTAGAATGTTCAGCAATGGCAGTCTGAAATTCAGGAGTATAGAAACCGATGGGATATGTGTAGAAATCAGTCCTGGTGGAAGAGTACTAATACCATCCGGAATAAAAGTTCTTATCAATCCCAAGGAATCTATGCTAATGGCAGCAAATAAATCAGGAGTTGCTACTAAAGATGGGTTGACTTTTACTGCCGAGATAGTAGATAGCCCATACACAGGAGAAATGCACATAGGTATTCAGAATGCCTCAAATGAACCCGTGTACATACCTTTATGGGAAGATAAAAAGATAATGCAATTCGTACACGTTCCCATCATACTCTCAACACCGAAAGAGATTACCAATAAGGAGTATGAAGAGAAAGCAAAGAACTGGGGAACAAGAGGAGATAAGGGATTTGGTGCACACGATAATAAGTAAGACCATGGATAGTCGCGATATAAAGGAAGAACCGGGAATTATCCCCGAACACAAGTATCTCGAAGAGATATACCAAATGCAAAAGAACCTCTTGTCTGGATATATAGGCATAGAGGGGTTACCACAATATCCGGTAGACATCAATACAAAGGCTTCTCAAACACTATTGAAGGACTTTACTGCCCGGGTTATTGAGGAGTTATCCGAAGGATATGAATCTTTCGAAAATGTTATGGCTTTATTCGAAGACAATCATGCCAAGTTGGTACAAACCCAAGGAGATTGCATAGAGTATACAGAGATACTCAATAATCTGCAGAATGCTAACGAAGAGAACGCCGATGCAATCCACTTCTTTATAGAACTGCTTATATATGCCAATATCCAACCAGAGGATATAATGACATATATGGAGAAGTGGGTAAAGGACAACCATTGTACTCAATCAGTGGTAGATTCTCTAAACAAGAACCACGATGATATTCTGCGTACAGCCATGAATCTCGGGGTAATGTGGATAATGGACAAGGGAGATATCGGTGTTATCTTCCACAACAATGCAACAGACCTTATCAAGTGGTACGAGAACATGGATTCAGAAACACATCTGGACTATAACACAAAGTTACTTGAGGGAGGTAGATACTTCAATCATGTAGAGTACTCAGTAAACTACCCATACCTGTTATGGAAGATAACCCATCATCTGAACATTGCTCGTAACTTCCTGAAGAATAAACCCTGGAAGCAATCCCAGGTAATGACTCAGGAGTTAAAGTATCAGTCGGAATTAGTGAAGGCATTCATTTACTTCTGTGGGTATTTGGGATGGATAGGTATGGGTTCAGATGATGTATTCTACATCTATTTCAAGAAGAACCGTATCAATATGTTCCGTCAAAAATCGAAGTATTAGTATGAATTTGGTAAAAGCTAAGAACCCAATAGAAGCTTGGGAAAAGATACTGGAAAATTTCTTAATCAAGAAACCAGACTGGTTTTGTGAAGGAATTGGTTATAACTTAACCGATTCTCTTTTTACATACGACTTGATGGTAGAAATAGCTGAGGCTAAATTTAACCCTGACTTTGACTTCGGTAAGATGTTTGGGTACACCATGACTAAGTGGACTGGTTTAATTACCAACTACTTGGATTTGGATGTACTTGATCAGGCCAAACTGATGATAAGGAAGTTAGAAGAGAACAAGACAGTAAACAGGAATTATCACATTGGATTCCATTTTGCTGATAATCATGGTAGTGGCAAAGGTTGCTTAGTTGGTGGTATATTCTCTCGTAAGATTGGAGTAGAAAACCCCGAGATAACTGTAATACTACGTTCTTCAGAGATAGTTACAAGGTTACCAATAGATATACTGCTATTCTGTCGTATGGGTCAGTATATTTATGGCCATGATAACTTCTCTCTAAAGTTGGTTATCAAAGCAGCTTGGGCAAATGATACTACAATCTTGCTGTATCAGAATAGAAAAGATATTAAGGAGTTATTGAAAGAGAACTGTACAGATGAAGTACGTAGAAAGAAGATACGTAAATCTCTCAAAAAACTTATGACAAGCGATGAAGCAGGTTATAAAACCTATGGTAACAGTTTCAGAGCTTTCAAAGTATTAAGGAAAGATTTGGGGTATAAACAGAAATCTATGTTAGCTTCAGCATTAGAGATTGGGGATTGGGATGGTATTCCATTGCCCGAGGTATGTCCCTCTATCCTCAAGCGTAACATGATAAAAAAGACCTACTTAAAGTTCACCGAAAAGTATGGTCTCAAACTAAAGCTAGAGGAAAGTGGGGAGAAGAAAAGGAAGAAGTTGATATCATTCTCCTCTTCAGAAGAAGACGATATGGATGACAGTGAATTAACTCCTGAAACAGATGAGTAAGTTTAAGTTAAAGAATAACCTGTTGAAGTTCAAAACAAGTATGAAAGCTTGGGAGGGACTTAACAGATTATTCCTTTTCAATACTCCCGGTTTGGATATTGAAAGAATTGGTAAAGCACAATACTTAAATGATTTAGTCATCTATATTAAAGAACCTCTGGTAGATCCTGAATTCGATTTCGGCAGGCATTTCAATTACACTTCAGCTAAGTGGAAGTCTTTGGTAGCAAATTATGTGAATGAAAACGGTATAATTGATTTAAGGCAGGAAGTAGTAAAAGCCTTAAACTCAAGGAAGATATTCAATATAGGCTATCAGTTTGATAATAAGCATGCTCATGGCAAGAATTGCTTGTTGTCTCTAACTGTATCAAAGAAAGCAGGTATGGATTACCCTATGATAACGGTATTCATGAGGGCATCAGAGGTAACCAAAAGACTTATATGTGACCTATTACTGATTCAAAGGATAGGGGAATACTTATTCCCCACTGGACATAAATTCCATGTATCAATACACTTCAGTCAGATATTCAATGATGATACGGTATTACTAATGTATCATGCTCATGAAGACCTATTAAAGCTTAGTGATAAGCTTGGTATATATGATGGTAATTGGTATGATAGGTTGAAGTATCTACTTAAAGTAGACCCTGACAAGATAAAGTATAAGGTACATAAAAGAGCATTGAAAGTACTCAGACCCGAATTATTCAAATATCCCAAAACACTGGCAAAGGATTGTACACTCGGTAGTGAAGACTGGCTACCATTCTAAGATAGGGAAGTCTATTGAATTGCAAATATCAATGCAATGAAAATAGAAGTAAAGAAATCTCCTTACACCAGTAAACTCGGAGGAGATATAGATATAACGTTAGTAGAGTAACTATTGGGAATTGTGTAAAACTATTCAAACAAAGATGATATGAGAATATATTCAAATCCTTACGAATTGATGTCTGAGACGGCAAGAAATTTGTATGAGATGGGTAATGAGGTAAAACCCCGTACCTATCAGAATAAAGTTATCGAAGGTAAAGATGACTTTATTACTAAAGAATTGATATGTGAACAGTACTGTTTAACTCACATGGAAGACCCGGCTCCCCTATTTGTATTCACCAAATCCAAAGATTGGGCAGATGCCGAGTTCCAGGAAAGGATACATCCGGGACAAATTAACCCAGGAGAAGCTTGGAAATTACGTCCTGAAATATGGGGGGAGTTTCTTGTAAATGGTAGGTACTTCGACTATACTTATTCAGAGAGAATGAATGAGGAAGTAAGGTATAATGGGATTGTAATGACCAAGTTACAGGCTGTTATAGGTCTGCTCAAGGATGATAACGATACTCGTAAAGCCATACTTAATATCTATGGTGAAGATGGGCAGGTAGAATATTCAGATGCTGAAAGCCTGGATGGTAAGATGCGCATCCCATGTTCAATGTACTACGACTTCCTAATACGGGAGAATGCCCGAGGTGAAAAGCAATTAAATATTTGCTATCACCAAAGATCATCAGATTTTGTAACTCACTTTGGAAATGATGTATACTTGGCATGGAAACTCATGGAATACGTAGCTAGAGAAGTGGGTACCAAACCTGGTTATCTCTATCATACTATTGATAGTTTGCATAGTTATAAAAAGGACTGGGTAAAACTCAAAACTTCTATCCAGACAGAATTAAGGTAACAAAGAAGGTAACGGTGGTTGAACTTAGTTTCTTTTCTGTCAAGCCGAGATTAGTAGTAAAGCCGTTACCTTCACCTGGACCCATAGCTCAGTTGGTAAGAGCAGCTGACTCATAATCAGAAGATCGTGGGTTCAATCCCCTCTGGGTCCACTTATGAATCTTTACTTTGCGCTGTGGACAACGAGTCCTGATTCATTCCCAGGTACTGGACGGTAGGGATATAGACTGGTACCTAATTTACGGAAGTAGCACAGTCCGGTTAGTGTACTTGCTTTGGGAGCAAGGGGTCGCAGGTTCGAATCCTGTCTTCCGTACTACCCTTGAAAAGCAGAGGGTATATTTGGGTGAGAATATGAACTGATCAATCATATTACTAAAGGTAAGTATCTCCCTTTAAGAAAAACACCTAAATAAGTATAAAGTATAAGATGCTTAATTGATACTGTAATGGTGAGATATCTTTCTAGAGGTAATATATTGTCAGCGGCCAGTTTAGAGGAGTACTGATAACTCCTCATTTTTATTGCTCGGATGGAGAAATAGGTAAACTCATCAGATTTAAGCTCTGACGGTCATTGACCTTGCGGGTTCGATTCCCGCTCCGAGTACATAATTTTATAATTCTTATGAAGGGAGACATTATATCTAATTTGATAAAACTTCTACAAAATAAAGAAGTTGGTCAGACATTTAGATATACTTACTTACAGAGTACAGGAGCTAAGACAGCATATTTATATTGGTTATGCTGTCTTCTTTGTAGATCAGGGTATATAAAAAGAGTAAAGAATGGTATCTTTAAAGTAGTAAAGAATACGTCAGACTTATGGTCATGTAAAGATCTATTCTATACTGCATATAATAAGAATAAACATGGAGTCAAGATATGACATAATCAAAAGTTTCTCACAAGTCAAACGGCTTGTGAAAGCTTGTTTGAAAACAGGCATAGCTTCTGTAGACTTCGAGACAAATGCCGAAGGTATTTATAATAAAACCTTTAAACCAACAATATTATCCATAACCTTTCAAGTTGGTTCTGGTGTATCAATACCTTTATGTCACCATGAATATGAAAACCCTCATTGGAAACGTTGGTTAAAGTATTTTGGTAGAAAGGTGGTTGAGAATCCCAATGTAACTAAAGTGGGATGGAATCTGAAGTTTGACCTTCAGATATTCGAGTTATATGGGATATATGTTAGAGGTACTGTTCTGGATGGAATGCTTATGAAGTATCTTCTAAATGAAGAGAAACCTAATGACCTGAAATCAATGGTTAGAAGGTATCTACCAGAGCATGGCGACTACGAGAAGGCAGAGAAGTTCGACAAGATACCTTGGGATAAGAAACCATTGGAACCCTTATGCAAGTATGGTTGTCAGGATACCGATTATACTCTTAGGTTAGCTATGTTCTTTGAAAGTAAGCTAATAGAGATTGGCATGTACCCCTTATTTAGGCATTTGATTATGCCAGCTTCTAGAGTATTGCAGCATGCTGAAAAAACCGGATTATACCTCGATAGGAAATTCAATCAGGAATTGCTTGAATCTTACAAGCCAAAAATTGAACAAGCAACTTCTAATTGCTTGAATCTTCCACGAGTGAAAAAATTCTCTAGATGGCTTGTCCAAGAAAGAATAAGCAAATACCTTGCATCCATTGAAAGTGAACTTGAAAATCTGGATTATAATAGCCCAAAGGATGCACGGAAAATAGCAAGCAGGGAGCAAAAAATATCCAATATACGAGCCGGTGTATTCACCACTAAAAAAGAATTGGAATTAACCAGAGAAGTAAACTTGGGAAGTACAATTGATTTACCTCTACTGTTGTATTCCGAAAAGGGGTTCAAATTCCCTATCATAAAATATACCAAGGATAAGAAAACTAATCGTGATACTGATAAGCCGAGTACCGATGAAGATACATTGGTAGAACTTCGACTAACGGTTAAAAATCCCGAAAATCCCAAAGCAATTTTCCTGGATAATCTTCTTGAATTAAGAGGGTTAAAGAAAATGTATACAACATACATCGAGGGATGGCATGATAAGGTACAGGACGATGATAGGATTCATGGTCAATTCAAAATCATTGGTACTACTTCGGGACGATTAAGTAGTTCTGAACCAAACCTTCAGCAGATACCCAAGACTTCTGTGGATGCTAATATCAAGAAACAGTTAGTAGCTCCTCATGGTAAACTATATATGGCACTTGACTACTCACAAGCTGAGTTAAGAATCATGGCTCACCTTTCAGGAGATGAGACTTATCTTGAGGCCTTTGCTAAGGGTCAGGACCCTCACCTTGCTATTGCAGCAAACAAGTATGGAGTATCATACGATGAAGCAAACAAAGCTTACAGTGATGAACAACATCCCGATTATAAGCTTTGGAAAAACCGAAGGAAGCAGGCAAAGCAGATATGTTTCGGTATTATATATGGTATTCAGAAGAAACTGCTTGCAGTTAAACTATCTGACCCAAAAGCTGGTATTATCGTAACACCAGATGAAGCTCAGCAACAGTTGAATGAGTTCTTCCAGGAGCACCCGAAGATTAAGAAGTTCATGATTAACCAGGAGAAGGTACTGATAAAACATGGATATATTAAATCTTTGTTCGGTAGGAAGAGAAGGTTACCCCAGGTATATTCGGATAACGAGCAGGAAGCAGCATACGCAGTACGATTATCGGTTAATATGCCATGTCAATCAGCTGCATCAGATATGAACTTATTCGCTTCAATCCTAAACTATTGGAAAATGAGGCAAGGTAAGTTACCATTTATGCAAGAGACTTGTAATGTTCATGATGCTACCTATTACTTGGTAAGTCCCGAATATATAAATACCTGGGTAGTATACGAGATTTGGGAAACTTGCCGTAACCCAAATACTAAAGAATACTTCAACTTCCAGATAGACGACGTAAGTATGTCAATGGACTTCGTTATCGGGCGTTCTATGGCAGAGGAACTACCTTTTATTCCTGGATATGATTATAGGAAAATGCTTGAACCAGATTTTAATCCTGATGAGTACTTAGAGGAACATCGTAAGTTCAAAGGTATTGAAATAGAAGATTATCCTAAGTTATATCCAGAAGAGATAGAGAAAAATAAGAGAGAGTTTAGGAAGAGAATGTATGAAAGGTAATATACCATATTTTGATTGTTATCATGTTACTAGAGAAGGTGATGTGTACTCTAAGTATAGAGATAGAGTTACTTGGAGGAAAATGGCTAAGAGAAAGAAGAACAATGGTTACTTGATAGTAAGCCTAAGAAATAATAAGGGGATTAAGTATACGTTTAATATACATAGGTTGGTAGCTTTAATCTACATTCCAAACCCAGATAATAAACCGTGTGTGGGTCATAAGGATAATAATCGAGAAAATAATAAAGTAGAAAATCTATATTGGTGTACTAACCAAGAGAATACTCAACAATGTATAAGAGACGGTAGATTTAATATACCAAGCCCTAAGTTGAGTGAGGAGTCTATAAATAAGATGATAGAAGATTATGAGAGTGGTATGAGTAACCTACAGATAAAGGTCAAATATGGAATAAGCATTATGACCATGTATAAATACTTCAGTGAAAGAGGTGTTATATGGAAAAAAGGCAAAAGATAGTACGTCTATCCCAGATTAAGAAAAACACACTAAAGATTCTATTTCAAGGGAAAACCTATGAGATTGATTTAGACCAGGAACTAATGATTGATGAGAACCTGGTCAATCAGTCTTTACGTAGAAGTCCATCTAATTATGCTCTATTGGTGATGGTAAGGGATAGGCTTATATATAAAAGGGATAAACTTGAAAAGGCAAAAGATCAGGCTTATAGTAAGGCATGGCTTTACTATAAAGAATCAGGTAATGTAAACAATGACGCAGCAGCTCATAAAGCAGAGAACAACCAAGCTTATCAGGGAGCATTGAAAAGATATATGAAGGCTGAGTACAATGCGAGTAAAATGATAAGTATATGTAAAGCTTACGAATCACGAGAGAATATTTTAAGAACTGTATCAGCAAACTTACGTAAACAACAGTAAATATGTCAAGAATTGAGTTAGACCTTATTTCGGTCAAAGAAGCAAAGGAGTTGAATGGTAAACTGAACGGTTTAGGAACTCCCACAGGAAGTCGAGTACTTATTGTATCCCCAGTAGTAACTGCAGATACCAAAACCAAAGGAGGACTCTATATCCCTCAGGAACATGATAAAGATACAGTACCCCGCAAGGGAGTAGTAATTCAGGTAGGACCCATCACTGATGAACAATGTGAAGAATATCCTGGTCTTCAGGTTGGAGCGGTAGTTACTTACGGTCTGTATGCTGGTAAAGAACTAGATGTAGTAGACCTTCCCAATCAAGTAACAACTATATTATCTCTGAACGAGATACTTTATATCGAAACCAATAAATAAAGCCATGAAAAAGGAAAAAACAACCAAGAAAAAGGGCAGTGTAATGACTACCCGAGAAAAGATGCTTGCCAGGAAGAAGGACCTGGAAAAGCGTAGTGGAGGTGGTGGAATAATCTACCCGAAAGAGGGAACTACCCGAGTACGTATCAAATCCCGTGGTGCAGACGAGGAATTGGGAATCGAGATTATTCAATTCTATCTTGGACCAAAGGAGGGAGGTATTATATCTCCGGCAACTTTCGATGAGCCATGTCCTTTCATGGATAAGTTCCAGGAGCTTAAGAACTCTGACGACCCAGATGATAAGGCATTGGCCTCGAAACTGGTACCAAAGAGAAAGTATCTCATAGGGGTACTTGGGTACAAAGATACTAAGGGTAAAGAGATCGACCCAGATAGGGTTGATAAACCGATGATGGTACCACGTTCGGTATATCAGGATATTATCGACCTTTACCTAGATGAAGAGGACTGGGGTGATATGACCGACCCCGTAGAGGGGTACGATATCAAAATTACTCGTACCGGTACTGGCAAGAATGACACTAGTTATTCGGTATCACCTTGCCAGAAGACCAAGCTGGACAAGAAGTATAGGGGAGAGGTAGACCTGGAGAAAGCAATACGGGCAAATATCCTTCCCTACGAAGAACTCGAAGAGAAGTTGGCTTCATTCCTTAACGAGGGGGATGATGACGATGAAGATGATATGCCAAAGAAAAAATCGGGCAATAAAAGAAAGGGTTTAGCCAATAAAAAGAAGAAATATAAGGGAGATATCTAAAATCTCTAGATACATACCTAAAGTAGGAGTGGGGTATAGTTTTATATCCCACTTTTTCATCTTTAATAAATAATAAAGTATGGCAAGGAAAACCAAAGCCACTGGTAAATCCGGAGGTAAGAAGTTTAAGATACCCACACAAAATGAGATACTCAAGAAATATGGGTCATCTCTCCAATTAAAGGCCAGCACCATAAATCATCACGGATTATGGATTCCATCCACATTCTTTGCTCTCAATTATCAGATGGGTGGTGGTGTACCATTTGGTAAGATTATAGAGATTATGGGCGAGGAGTCTTCAGGTAAATCTCTTATAGCCTATAACTTTGCTTATGCAACTCAGCAATTAGGAGGTCATGTGATTTGGGTAGATGCTGAACAGGCATGGATGAACTCCTGGGCAGAGGAAAATGGTCTAGACCCTGAACGAGTAACAGTATTAAATGACACCAGGATAGAAACCATATCTGATGCTATAGCAGACTTAGCAATATACTGGAGGTCTAAGTTAACCAGTAATGAGCCTATCATAGTTGTGATAGACTCAATAGCAGCCCTGGATTCAATAGAAGCCATAGATGCTAAGATGGCTGATGGTAAAGCTGAGATGGGAAACCGAGCCAAGCAGATATATAAAATGTTCCGAATAAGGAACGAATTATTCTATCGACTCGGAGTAACCATGGTATGTATCAATCAGTTGCGCAGTAAACTGGGCGCAGGTTTTGGTCAAGATACCAGTACAACTCCCGGCGGAGCAGCACTCAAGTTCTATGCTTCAATCCGGTTAGCTTTCTATTCCGGTAAGACTCTCAAGATTAAGTATAAGGGCAAGGAAAGACGAGCAGGTAAATATGTAACTGTTCAGATGAAAAAGAATAAGGTATCTCCTCCTCGTGAAACTATATCCAAAGCTCCTATATATTTCAATCCTAAATATCATGAAGTTGGTTTTGATAGATACTTCTGGTTAGAAGAGTCCCTGGAAGATGCTGGAGTAATAGAGAAGCTAAGTGGTGGAACATATATGTTCGAAGGAAAGAAACTATGCCGGGGAGAAGATGCTTTCCACAGGTTAATAGAGGAGGATGGTGAGTTAAGGAAAAAATTATTAAAGGCTGCCGGAATAAACACCATAGGAACAACTAAGCGAAAGCTAAAGAAGATAACAAGAAACATGTTCCCTGTTGATGCAGACTTAGACTATGAATCTCAAATAGGATCTGAAGATGCAGAAGAAGAAGAATACATACCGGATGAGGGGTAGAAAACCGAGGATGCTTATGGTAGTGGATGGGAGTAACCTTGCTCACCGTTCATATCATAAGTTTAAGAACTTAAAAGCCAACAACGGAGCTGGTACCGGGTTGGTGTATGGGTTCTTAAGAATCCTCGGTTCATACTTAACTCGTTTCAAACCAAGCCACGTAGTAATTACATTCGATACCCATCAGAGTAAAGAGTCTAATTTCCGTAATGGTCTACTAGAAGGTTACAAAGCACATAGGAGTAAGATAAGTATGGATTATGAAGACTTCAATAAACAACTTTCATTGTTGAGAAGGATTCTAAGATTACTCGGAGTTCAGATGATTATTGATAGAAAAGGCTTGGGATATGAATCAGATGACTACATTGCTTGGTTGGCAATAAACCATCCAGGTAAAGCTCTCATAATATCCTCTGACAAAGACTTCTGTCAATTACTAGACAAAAGAGTCAAGATATTCAATCCTAACAAAGATACTCTAATCCTAAATCAAACTTGCAAGGGTATTATGGGTTACTCTGCAGAGGAATGCGTTGATTACCTAATACTAAACGGTGATAAATCTGATGACATACCGGGTTACTACGGTATGGGAGAAGTGAAGACTAAAGCTTTCTTGGAACAATATGGGAGTATATCAGACTTCATAAATGCAAAAGGAGCAGAGTTCAAGGGTATTGAAAGGGATCAGCTAGAAGAGTTATACAAAAAGAACAAGCCTCTAATAGATTTGAGAACTGCATTAACCCTGCACCCGATTAAGAAAGTCCCTTGGGTAAAAGGATGTACTAATAATAAAAGGAAAGATAGGTTATTCATGGTATTAGATAAGTTTAACCTTAGGTCTTTCAAGATACCCGATTTTTTGGAACCTTTCAAAAAACTACAACATTATGTACAACGGTAGGAAATATCAAATAATGTTCACTGGTGTTTCAGGAGTTGGAAAAACAACAATTGCCAAAGAAGTAGCAGATATGTTAAAGATACCTTTCATATCTGGGTCATACTCGGATTTGGTACCAGAAACCAAAGACATGCCACATGCTGACATGATTCAGCAAGATGCGAAGACTGTATTTATGCAAGATATGCAGGTACTTAACCTTCGTAACAAAGCTTTTAGAGGAGAAGATAGCTTTGTAACGGATAGGTCATATTTTGATTCGGCAGCATACTTTATCAATAAGCTATCTCATAGATTAGCAGAATGTGACTTAGATCATGCAGTAGACTTATGTCGTATGTTATTAGGTCAACAATGTACTCATTTAATCTTCATACCTTTCTCATCAAGCTTCTTTAATGAATGGGTAACAGAAGATAACGGTAAACGAGTATTGTCAAAGTACTATCAATTCCAGGTATCACAAGTAATGTATGGTATACTTGATCTGTGGGGGTATAAACCTGATTCAAATATTGTACAGTATATAAATGATATACCGAATACGGGTACTTTGGATATTATGGGTTACAAGGTAAAGGTTCTCATTTTGGATGAAATGAACTACGAAAAGAGAAAACACCTAATAAAGAAATTTCTTAACCTATGAAGGTAATAGGTATAGCATTTTCTGATTTGCACTTAGGGGAATATTCTAAGTTCAATGAAGATAACAAGAGGACCCTGAATCATATAAGGGTCCTCTATTTGATTAAGGACTTATGTATAAAGTATAAATGTCCGGCATTCTTTTGCGGAGATTTTATGCACCGTCCAGAATATATAAGTACTTCGCTTGATGAAATTATAATCGAACATTTCGAAGAGTTAAATAGGTGTGAGGAATTTAACATATATGGTATATCCGGGAACCATGATATGCAGAAAAGTAATTCAATAACCAGTAAATCTCCCTCACACTGGGCAAATCTATGCTGTAGATATTCATTCTTACATAATCTGGACTTTTCTTACCATGAGTTTGATAAGTTCAGAGTAGTAGGTATTCCTTACTTAGACCACAACAAAGGATTAGATGGCCTAATAAAAGCCGAGATGAAAGAAGCAATGATAAAGCCAACAATTTTGTTATTACATACTGACTATCCCGGAGCTAAAGATACAGACAATACTGAAGTTGGAACTGTAGAAAATTTGAATGTGAATCTACTCTCTAAGTTCAAATTAGTATTGATAGGTCACATTCATAAACCTCAAAGGCTGGGTAAAAAGGTATACATGGTAGGAGCTCCCTTACAACAGAGGAGAACAGATCGTAATTGTAAACTTGGATATTGGAAGATATATGAAGACTTATCAATGGAATTCAAGCCATTCAAAGGCTTTCCTAAATTTGTGGATGTATCATCAGAAGATGAAATTAAGGATGACGGGAATTATTATACTGTCATTGCTAGCAAGTCTCGGATTGTGGCGGTGGAAGATACCCCGCAAATAACTCGGGAACTTACTAAGAAAACAATGGTAAGGAGATATATGAGGGCAAAAGGTATAAAAGACCAAAATAAAAAGGCCACATTATTAAAAGTAATCAAAGAAGCAGAATGATACAATTCGGTAATATTATAATTGACGGCTTCTGTTCTATATCTCATTTGGAACTAAACTTAAGCTCAAAGGGGATAACTGTAATTAGAGGGGCAACAGGAGAGGGCAAAACTACCATCCTATCAGCTTTAGTTTGGGGTGTTTATGGTAAGAATCTAAAGGGTAAGTCAGATGTAAATACTTGGGAGAAGTATAGACCCAAATCATATCAGGGAACTAAAGTAGAAATATACTTTGGTAAGAATGGTAAAACCCATAAGATAACCAGATGCCTTAAGTATAAAGGTGAAGTGAATGGAGCCAAAGGTAAAGATAGACTTATATATGAAATAGATGCCGTTGAAGTACAAGAAAAAAGTAAGGGGGAGATACAGGCGCTTATAATCGCCGATTTAGGTATGTCGTATAGCCTTTTTATGAATTCAGTACTATTCGGTCAGGGTATGAAAAGACTGATACAAGAATCTTCCTCTGACAAGAAAGAACTGTTTGAGGAGATTTTTGAGTTAGAATATATATCTAAAGCTAGAGATATTGCTAAGGGCTACTATACAGAAGCCATGAAGGAGTATCAAGACATATCTCAAAGATACCGAACTCTAGAAGATAAGAATCAGTCGGTTAAAAGGATGGTTGATGACCTAAAGAAACAGTCCAATACCATGAAAGATGACATCTCTTCAAAGGTTAAAGTTCTTGAGAAGAGATTATCACTGCTAGCTAAGGCTAAAAAATCAAATGAGCTTAAGGAGACAGTAACTCAGAAAAACCGAATCGAACAGAGGCTATCAGAGGCAAAGGAAAATCAAAGGAATATTCTCAATAAGATAAATGATGCCAGGAAGAAAACCAAGGTATCTCTAGAAGAGTTTATTGAGGGAATAATAAAGTTATTGAAGAGGGGTGATATTAAGAACTCTTTGAAACGCTTAATTGAGGTAAAGAAAGCCTTTGGAGATATTGAAAGGTTACAGGGTAAATATTCCAGGGTATCTGATAGAATATCTGATTATAGGGATGAACTGGAAGAACTTAGGGATAAGGAATATGAAGTAAAGAAGATACAAAGAGAGATAGAACAAGTAGAATCTGAAATCAAAAGGCTTTCTTCAGAAAAGAAAGTAGGAGTAAATAATGGGTTAATAACTAAATATAAAGCACAGCTTTCAACCTTAACCAAGAAATTATCAACTGTAGAAGAAAGAATGAAAAGTCAGAAGGAAAAGGTTGATAATTACAAATGGGTAATGGATGACCCTCTTGGGAACCGAGGTATAAAAGCATTTTTATTTGAGAGCTCAATGGATATTTTGAATGAAACTCTCGAATCATATTCTGACGTACTTGGGTTCAGTATCCTATTCTATGTAGATATACAAGGAGTAAAGAAGGACTTCAATACCCAGATAATAATGGATGGTATAGAGGTATCATACGAGGAATTATCTGGTGGTCAGAAGCAATTAGTAAACTTAGCTATGGCATTTGCTATGAACGATGTGATGACCAAAGCTAAGGGGTTAAATATAGCTTTCTTGGATGAGGTATTTGAAAACCTCAGTTCAGAATATGTAGAGCTTGTGATAGGACTCATACGTAGGGTTTATAAGGATAAAACCCTATACCTCATATCACACCATGAATCCTTGCCAATTCAAAATGCCAAGGTGCTTAATGTGACCAGAGAAAGGGGCCTTTCACAATACCACTAGTGACTATTGGTATTAAACACCATCAAAACATGAGAAAGAACAGTCGAAACAAAGGAAGCAGGTTCGAGCGTACTATAGCAAAGGCCTGGGAATCCTGGACAGGATATAAATTTTCTAGAACCCCAGGTTCAGGAGGATGGGCAAAGGCTAAGGATGCTATGGGAGATTTGGTATGTACTGATGAGAAACACTCACGTCGCTTCCCATTCTCAATCGAATGTAAAAACTATCAGGGTATTAAGTTCGAACATATACTACTGGGACTTAAGAGCTGTAAAATTATATCCTTTTGGGAACAGGCTACAAAGGATGCTAAACGTGCAGGAAAAATACCCATACTCATCATGCGGTATAATTCTATGCCAAAAGGTGAAGCTTTCTTTATTGTGGAAGCTGGGGAAATAGATTCGTTCCTTATGGAAAATTGTTCAGAACTTTCCCGAATGGAGATAAAAACCCCGAAAGTACATTTAGCTGTGTATATGTTCAAAGAAATTCAACGATTGGTAACATATTCAGACGTATTCAAATACGCTCGTAAATTGAACAAGTAATATGAAGACCCCCTATGTATACTGTATATTCAGGCTTGACAGGAAATTCTACAAGAGAATCAATTATGATTTGAAATGTAGGGGGTATAAACATGTGAAAGCCATAGTACCAACCATAAGCGTACTTAAGAAGTCCAGGAAAGGTAAGAATGAGTACGAAGATGTACCATTGTTATTCAACTATGGGTTCATAAAGATGAAGCCAGAAAAAGCTTTTGACCGATACTACTTAAACAAACTAAAGAGAGACATCCCAGGTATACTTTCATTTATGAAGTCTTTGGACTACAGACCAAAAAGAAAAAGGCTTAGAGTAGATAATGCCGAGGACTTTGATGATTATTCAATGGTAGCCACCATAACTAAAGAAGAAGTAAAGAAATATCGCAGAATGTCTAAAGCAAATAAGATATTCTCGGTAAATGATATTACTCGTGTTGCTATTGGAGATTACGTTGTATTAAGGGGATATCCGTTTGAGGGAATACCAGCAATAATACTCGAAAGTAATCTAAATACGAGAAAGATGTTGGTAAAGCTATACCCAGAAATGGATGGTAGTTTAGAGATAGAAGTACCAATGGAGAATGTACTTTATTCAGCATATCATGAATCAGACGAGTATAAAATGTATTCAACCGATTATGATACTGACTTATCTATAATTCCAGACGGTAGTACCGAAGAGATTCTTATGAACAAACAATACTAACATGGAACGACATCAAGAATTGGCTTGGGACTGTTTGACTGAGCAAGAGAGGGCTAGCCTTATGTTTATACAAGGCAAGGGTCTATCAACTTGGGAAGCTGGAGAAATTCTCAAGATGTCTCACTACAAGTATTTAGAACTAAAGGCCAGAGCTGAAAAGTTCTTCAAATTATTCTCCGATTACTTTGAACTACATCCTTCACTAGTAAATCCTCAATCTCCAATAGAGCCAAGGTTTAGGGATTATTTATTCGGGGCTATAGTTAAAAGGCTACCTAAAGAAGAAGCTAAAATACATTCGGGAGATTCTTCATGGTTATTGACTTCTATAACCAATCCACGTATCATAAAGAATATGAAAAGGCTGAAAGAATCAGAGAATAAATGGGACAAAGACCTTTATGCTCTGATTCTTGAGTTTGATAGGTGGAATAACTATAGGATAATGCCCAGGATATTGCAAGCTCCAACTGCATACAAGAGAAGGTCTACCAAAAAAGACAAGGTATATTTATCTTACTTACATCGAATACCTGACTTCAAGATAAGGCAGTTGATAACCGAATACTGGAAAAATGGACCCTCAAGTAGAAGGTATTTCACAGCTATTGTATCTGAAGAGCTTTTTCCTGAAGAAGGGTATGGAGTAATGCCGATCAAACGTGAGGATGATATAATCAAAGCTATAACCGATTTAAGGATATACATCTTTGAGAGCCAAACTATTGCAGACACATTTGGATTATTGGCAACTCAATACTTTGAAAAAACTGTAGATAGTAAAGGAGGCTTGAAGTTTTGGAAGGAGTACAGGGAGGTTATCCAGAAAGCTATTAATTACAAATCAATAAATAACATGGACTTTACCTGTGAAACTCTAGATACAGCCTATAAACTACGCAGGAAAAGAACTCTGAAATCAAACTCTTAGAATTTTTATTCAATTATTTTGCAACTTCGAGAAATTTGATTATATTTGCATTAGGAAAATAAGAAATAAAATTTTATACTTATACAGATATGCGCAAAAGTAAGAAAAAAGACAAAAGACCGTTAAAGCTAAACAGGGAAAAGCTTAAGGTCATGGGAAGTGGGTTAGAGAATATGACCTACAAGGACATGAAGAGAAGAGCAGTTGCTCTTGGTATGCCATTCCCAGATGCTTGTTCAGCTGATTATAATGGACTGGCATCATGGATTCATCATTCGGATAATAAGCCGGATAATGCTCTCATCGATGAATACGATAAGTGGATGGACCAGCAATTAGAACTTGCTGGATATCCTAAAGATGACCCTATGAGGAATTATCAACTTAATCTGGGATTCATCGGTGAGGATGCAGTCACCAAACAGAAGAAGACCAAAAGGGTAAAGGGGTTGGAGAAACCTAAAAAACCTAAGAAAGAAAAAGATGATAATGGTCTTTGGAAAGGAACTAAGAAATCCTACGTATTCGAATTAACTTACAAAGGATTGTCAATTGATAGAATTACCAGGAGAGTGCAAAAGAGATTTCCAGATGCCAAGGAGAAATCTATTCAGCAATGGTATCGGGCAGCACTTCGTAAACAAAAGAAGGAGTAGAGATATATGCCACGAGTCTATAGGTTTAAGAATGCAGATGACTTCGAGGAATCATGTTACAGATTGGGAATACCATGGGTACCTCCTCAGATTATAAAATTAAGCCGAAGAAGAAAACAAGAGTGGCAAAGGAAAGTACTCTGTGGAAAAATCAAGGTTCATAAGTATAGGGAAAGGAATAAACGCTTTCTAGATAGATACCGGGAATGCTTAAAAGAAGCTACCAGGATTAACGGAGTAGTAGATCCGGATTCTCTACCTCCCGATGTAAGAGCATACTTCTTGGAAAAGAGGAGGAGAAAAGAATATTACCAAAGGTTCCGAAAAGTTATCAAAGAAATGGATATCAAGATATATCTTCATAAGTGGTATCCTTGGTCTTATAACTATAAAGGAGAACCAGCAGTAGTATTACAGGGATTCTATTCATTGAAAGCAGCCAGAAAAAGGTTTTTAACTTACTATGGCCGAGAGAATCTAAAATCAGTACACTGGATAAAGGGGAAAACAGCTTTAGAGAAGAAGTTTGTTATAGGTCAATCTCTACTAATTGGTGGGAAAAGAAAGAAGCCGATATCTAAGGTATTATTAACTGAAGCCTATAGAAATTCAAAGGACTCGGCTAAAAGGGAATTAGGGAAAAGATTAGCTCGCAAAAAGAGACTCAGTTCTCAAAATAAAGAAAAGTACTTTTTGAACTTGGTAGATAAGTTTAATTATGGAGCAAAAGAATATAGAACTGTTCTCAAGCCTATTCCGGAAAAGCTTGTTAAGCTATCGAAGGCTAAAGAGATTGAGTCCAAGAGAAAGAAGGCTCTTTACGAAGAAGAATAACTTAACCTGGGCTCAAATTAAAGTAGCTCTTGCATATAGAGCTATAACTAAACGTTCTGCTATTAGTTCCATAAGATGGACTAAAAGACACTGGGAAGAATATCAAGAAGCAGTATTGAAAAGGCTTGGTGGTATACCTATGGTAAGAAAAAGATCAAAAGATAAGTTTATTCTCAAAGAACTATTATCACAGGGATTTGTTCCAAGATCTGAGTTCCCTATGAAAATGAAATCTGGATGGTATGCTTACTTGGTAACTAACCAACCAGTATGTGGAGATTATTATATTTATCCCGAACATTTTGCTCATGATTGCAGGGCAATGAAAAAAGGCTACAGAGATATTCATACTGCTTTGAATTCTGGGATAGGACCAGAAGGATATGTAAGAATCTATTATACTGCATACAAAAATGGAATAGCGAAATGACCATAGTAACTAAGAGGGAGCCAGAAAATCCCTGGGATGGAGTAAAACTTATAGTGGGAGTCAAAAGGTATTACACCAAAAATGATAATGCGGTGGACGATACCTATTATCAGGAGGGTGAACCTTTTGAAGTAAAAAACCAGAATGAGTTCACTCAGAAAGTAGAAGCTATCAGGGATAAAAACGTATTCTTGAAAGCTATGGCAGTCCAAGAAAACAGAGAGATATATACTCAAAAGTTTATCACGAAACTATAATCATTCAAACATTTTCGAACACCTTTAATCAATTTAATTATGGCAAAGAAAAAAGCTGCAGCAAAAGAGGTAGAACGTAAGGTTCTTTCTAACGGGGTAATTCTCATCAAATACGATGACGGCTCCTATGCACTCCTGACTCCCATTTCGGCAGAAGATGCCGAGGAAATTTTCGGCGGGGAATCTGAGGATTCTGACGATGAAGATGAAGATGAGGAGGACGAAGAAGACTCTGACGATGACGACGAGGATTCCGAGGAAGATGAGGATGACGATGACGATGATTCGGATGACGAAGATGAAGACGACGATGAGGACGAAGAAGAGGATGACGAAGTAACCCCAGAAGACCTGGCTGGCATGGACTTCGAAGCTCTCGAAGACCTCTGCGACGACAAGGAACTCGAAACGGATCCCGACGAGTTCGACGAGGAAGATGTTGAGAAACTCCGCAAGGCAGTGGCCAAGGAACTGAACATCACCTTGCCCAAGGCAAAGGCCGATTCCAAGAAGGACACCAAGAAAAAGAAAAAGTAAGGGTCCTTCTGACTATAACCAAATCCAAGGGAGCTTCAGGTAATAATCCAGAACTAACTCCATAGGTAAGGGTAATAAGCCTGGAGTTCCCTTATCAAAGAAACCATCTAATTCAATATAACATGGCAACTAAGAAAAAGGCAGCAGAAGCAAAGGCTGCAAAAGAGGAAACGAAAAAGGGCGGTAAGAAAGAACTTACTGCAGAAGAGAAGAAGGCCAAACGAGAGGCCATGAAAGAGCGACTCAAGAATCGGGCACCTGGTCAGCGACCGAACAGCAAACAGTGCGACATCATCGACCTGGGCGGTGGAAATGTTGCAAAAACTTTCGCTATGAACGTCCGGAAGTACGGAGTTCTCATCACCTCAGTCGTAACCGACAAGGACGGCAAAGTGATTGCCGTCTCGAATACTACCATTCCGGGGGTATCCGTCAAGTCCAAGAAAGAGCACGGCACGCTGGTCCCCAAGGTACCAGGCATGGGCAAGAAAGGGAAAGCAGCCGAAGCCGAGGATGACGAGGAAGATGAAGACGATGAGGAATAGGTCCTGAGCACCTAATCCAACGTACATCAAAAACTTGAGTCATACAGGGGAGGCCATCCGAATGTTTAAGGGTGGGCCTCCCCACTTTGTATAGGTATATGCAAGACGACGACAGCATTATATATCTGGCATTATGTAATCAGCTACAATCATATCAGCTGCTACTAGAGGAAGAAAAAGATATCTCTGAAGAAAATAGAATAATGACAGAGTATATTATCTCTAGAACGGAAGAATTGATTGATAAATATGCTCAGAAAATAGGAAATGACACCACTATTCAAAGACCTCAATGGGACAATTTAACTCCTCAGTCAAAGGGTTGATATATCGGATTAAAGAGCTAACCAAAATGGTTCAGGATATAGATACAAGGTTATCCATGCCTGGACTGTCTCCCGGTAAAAGGCAAGCTTTAATCAAGGATAAAACCCTAAAAATAGGTAAGGTAAAATCTCTGGCAAAGCGCATAGAAGATTTGGCAAATGGAAACATCTTAACCATAACTTTTGAAAACAAGGACTCTGGTGAAAGATTTAGGATTACATATACCAACATATCTCAGGATGATGCTGTTGCCCATCTTAAGTTGATGGCAAATCTTCAGGGGATAGAAATAATCATCTCAGAGATAAAGGAAGTACAGACCAAAAACTCCCTGACCAAACTATAAACATGCAAAGGTAATTCAAACCAGTTTTTATTTAATCAACTCAACAACAATGGCAAAAGACATCAGCAAGAAAGACCTGGCCGCAAAGAAGGCACGCCGGGCTCAGAAGGAAATGCTGGCCTACATGGAAGAGAATGATCTCGACCCCAAGAAAGATTGGACAGGCCATAAGAAGCATGGAAAGAAAATCCAGGCTTGGATAGACATCATCAACCTTGGGAACAAAAAGGCCAGGGCAGCTACAGAGGAAAAGGCTGCTGAAAAGGCTAAGAAGAATCAGAAGCCTGAAGCCCATCCCAAGAAGGAGAAGGTCACCAGCACTCCCAATGCCTATGACTACCCGACGGTAGACGGCAAGGAAATGACTTCTGATCAGAAGAAGAAGTACCGCCAGAAGATGCGTACTCTCCTGAAGACAATGTCCAAGGATAAGGCCGAGGCAGAGGCCAAGAAGTATGCTGAAGAGCTGGCTTCAGGTGCTCAGGCGACGGCTCCTAAGAAAGAGAAGAAGGCCAAGAAAGAAGAGCCGACCAAGGAAAAGAAGAAGAAAAAGAAGGCAAAGAAAGAGGAAGATTAACCCGATAGGCAATCGTTTATGAAACCTCTTTACCCCGAATCTCCATCCAGGTTCGGGGTTCTTTGTTGAACTAGCCAATACAACACCACTGAATTTAATTTGCATATTATAATAATAAGCATTATATTTGCATAACGAAATATTATAAAGGAATGAAAATTAACCGAGGCTGTATCAAACTGAAATTGCAGAGGCGATTATCTGCCCAGGAAATATGGAATAAGATCATGGATGTGCAGATTCAGGCGCTGGAATCCCTTTTAGAGGATAAAAGTTTAGACAAATGGAAAATTATATTTCCATGCTATGGGACTTCTCTAGAAGCGGTAGAATCTATGGCAAAAGAATACATATATGCCTTTCAAAGAGTTCAGGAAGATACCTTCAACAATAGGTATGAAGATATTGAAAACATGCTGGTAAATGGGTTAAATCAGAGATGGTTTAACACTATAATGAGTACACTCTATATGATGGAAGAGGACTTAATGGAAATGAGTTCTGATTCTGTCTTCACTCTCTGGGATATTTTCTTTACCTGTCAAGCACTTAGGAAAGAAAATAATGTGGTAGCTATGGGCCTTAACAATTTTGAGCTTAAAAGACAGTAACTATGATGGAAACTTTTCACATTACTGATTCATCTCGGATTAAAAAAGTAGTATTCTATGATAACAGAGATGTAATCATTACGTTCAAGGGAGAAAAAATATACCGGTATACTTCCTTGTCAGATTTCGACTTCAGGATGTTCAAAGAGGATATCCAAAATGGAGAATCAGTAGGTAAATCATTCGAAAAGAGAATCCGGAATAAGTATGCTGGAAAAAGATTATGAAAAGATATTACACTTCAGACGGAGAACCAAATGAAGCTAAAACCATTTGGGAAGCTGCAAAGAAGATGATAATAGGAGTATCAGCTTTCTGCGTAGTCTGCATGTTGTGGGATGCTAAAACAGTACCCACTACTCCTGATACTACTACACATTGGAAAAATTGGGACGGGTCAAGACATTTATCAGAGGTAAAGAGCTACGATTACTCAAACGGTATTATTCATTATAGAGATGAATATACTGGAGACAAGCCCAGGGAGTTAAAACTTCACGGGTCTTCTGGCAGCCATGGTTATGGAATAACTCTGCAAGTATCCGGAGCATCAGTCCATTTGGATATGGATGTAGAAGAATTACTGGACCAGTTAACCGAGGATGCGGACTTCTACGAATACTTTGAAAGAAACATGGATTGATATGGCAGGGATAGTAAGGTTCAAAGTGAATAAATACGTTCACGGGCGTATGAGTAAGGATATATTTGACTTTAAGCCTAAAGCTCAGATTATATTCGAGGGAGAACGTATTGGTCATATAATAGATAGGGAAGTATATTTTTACATAACGGTAAGACATGTAGATGGAGAACCAGAATGTTTGAAATGTATTAATTATACTCCGGAATTATGGAATACCTTTAGTACTCATCAGGAGGCAAAGGATGTAGTAATAAAACAAGCAGAGTCAATATGGAAAACTCTGGACATATATCATAGACTTAAAAACGTTCAACCAACCTACGGATTATGGGAAAAGAAGTAAAGCAAACAAACAGCTGGGTATGGAAGAAAGTATTGGGTATGACTATCCTTGGATGGATAAATATCCTGATACTGCAATGGTTATTTATCAGGTTGTCATATCATTGGGTATATTTGGACCCCGAAAAAGATGAAGAAGCTAAAGCTAGAATATATTTATTTTGGGATAATGAGAAAAATCAGTTTGTTGCAAAAACTTTCTACTACTATGCCATTATAGGGTGTATTTTACCTCTAACTGGGTGGTGGGGAGACTATGTAATGCCGTTCAAATTCAAATGCCGTTTAACCAAAGTAAGGGAGTACTTTGAATAATTTTTAGAGTATGAGCACTGTAGAGTTTAAGGCTGCATGTGTAGCACATCGCAAATGTTGTCCATATAAAGCCACTGGTATGACTAAATGCGGGGCCAACGAGAATCTTACACCAGATGGCAAATGTTCTATTAAGGATTGCCATTACATGACCTCGTTCAAAAAGATACTCAAAAAATTATCCGAGAAATGAAGCCTGTAAGAGTATCAACTATAGAGGAAATCAAAGATAGGCTTATGGACCCTGATGCTGTAGTGGAAAAAGCCATTGAAGAAAGTAGTGGGTACAAGTGGGCACCAGATATATCCATACATTACTTTAGCCAATACCGTAAACGAACCTCTAAAGAATTTAGAAAATAATTTGCAGGGATTAATATTTATATCTATATTTGCATAAACAATAAAAGGGAAAAGCCACAAGAGGTTAACACACTAGAAGCCAAGAACACAACCTCAAAGAAAATGATAAAAATATTTGCATATATAGAAAAGTTCTTCTATATTTGCATTAGGAAATAAGAAATAAAAAGAACTTTTTAATTTAATGTCAAACTTTTAACATTGTAAGCCATGAAAAAGAACAAGAACAACAAGGCTCAGAAACTGGAAAAGACTAATCTGGTCGAAGGCATCAACACTCTAATCGAGGAGAAGGCCGAAAAGGTGGAGAAATCCAAGAAAGCTCTGAAGAAGGGCGAAGAAGAAACAACGGCACAGGTAGCCGAAGAAAAGAAAAAGAAGAAATCCAAGAAGGACAAACTCGTCGCAAAAGCCCAGAAGAAGGTAGAAGCTAACCTCGTAGAGGAGGTGGTAACAAAAAGGGAGGTCAAGTACATCTACCCCGCCGACTGCGAGGACACTCTTTCCAGGAAGAAGTTCCGACAGCAGGTCCGAAACAAGATTCATCAGCTGGAGCTGGCCATGCTCCGAATCGAGAATCAGGATTCGAAAGAGTTCAAGAAGGCCAAGAAAGAATACCTGGAATACAAGAACCAATTCGTCAAAGAATCAGTTGCAATCTAATCTTTCATAGTAGGAGAGGGGTACAGGGCTAAGGCTCTGTCCCCTTAGTATAATCACCTTTAACGATATGAAAGATTATGGTTGTTGGCTTACCAGATAAAGCAATTCAGAAAGTAGATAAAGAATTGCTAGAATTACATAAAGAAGTTCTTAAGTCATATCTAACGCAACGGAATCTTAAGCACAAGTACCAGAAGAAATTCTTTAGAATATACGATTATTACATTTCGGAGGGGAATATAAGAAGATTCTTCTTTCGTCCTGCTAAGCTATTCGTATATGCTTTAGTGACTGACCGATTGGATGACATAGAAGACTATGTACCCTTAAAAGATAAGCACCATGTTTCCCGAAAGAGTAAAAAGCGTAACGCTTGATAAGTCTAAAATAACCTATTACCTTCAATCTCAGGAAGGGGTACGATCCCAAGAAGAATACCCTATTAATCCCGAATTATATCAGGTAGAGGACTTGGCATTCGATTGCGGAATAAGGTCAAATCAGTATATCCCTGATTATGCCATAAAAGGGTATTTTAAGGTAGATGAAAATATGTTGCATCCTGTATTCATCGAGAATACTAATGGGCCTCACTTATTATATATTTCGGGAATGCCCAGAAATATTCCGATAGATGAAAGGAATAAGTTTAGGTTCCCTAACCCAGTTTGGTTATCATATTGGGAAGATAGGTATATAGGCTACCTTTTCCAAGTAGTAACTAGAGAATCAGCATTAAAACACTTAATAAATCAATAACTTATAAACAACGAGACACTATGAAAACTGCAGAGTATGTAAAACAGTTCAAATTGGATAAACCCAATTACAACTTTAATCGGGAAAAATTTATGGAGGCATTCGGCCAGGAATTTAAGGACCGAATTGAGGCCATGATTACGGCATGCAAAAAAATGCAGGTGCAATTCACCTATGAAAAATTCTTGCATGCCATCAAAGAACAGCAGGATAAGTTTTGGCAAATTTCCAAGAAAAAGATAGGTGAGCCTTTATCCGATGGATTATTCTCAGCATTCTTTGCCCTTCATGTAATACCTCTCAGGGCAAATTTATTCCCTAATATTCATGAGGAAATAGAAGAGAGGCGTAAAAAGGCCCAGGAAAGAGAAGCTAAACTTAGGGCAGAGGAAGAAGAGAGGCAAAAAGAAGCTAAGGAGAAAGAAAAGAGAATGAGGCCAATATTGGAGGCCGTAGTTGCCTACGGAGTTGCCAAAAATTTGGCCAAGGAGGGCAAGGTAAAGGCTACTAAAGCAAAGGGAAAGAAGTAAATCCTAATAATACAAGACTCTAAAGTTACTAAGATTTGATGAGGACATTTTTAACCTTGGCTACTATGGTAGAAGAAAATATCCTGTCTACCTACAAGGAGAAGGGCGAAGAAGAGGTAAATTTGGGGTTTGAATATAAACCTAATTCGGTTACTATAGAGTTAATCTATCCCAAACATGTAGATCAGCTGTTTTTAGGACTTTTATCACTGAGTAACCAGCTTAAGTTCGAAAAACATATCACTGAATTCAAGCTGTCAATAAGCTCATCGAAATTGAAGGTAAGCCTATTCCAGTGATCCAGCAACCTGACTATCAAAGAGTTAATTCAAAAAGGCCCTTGCCATAATAGGGCCTTTTTATTTATTTTCATGGGGATTAACTATTAGATACCAAAATCAACCATTATGAAAGAATCAAAGATAGTTCCACGATTCCCAAGGGGGTTAGGGATAACCCAATTAGCCATACAGGCTAATGCTGGAGATGATGAAGCTCTCAAGAATTTGACCAAGTTCATTGTCCATACCTGGATAGTAAACAATGGGAGATTGTGGGCAAGGGTTTATTCAGTAAATGAGCTCTCAGATTTTCTAAAATGTGAACCGTCAATTATTCAGATGCAGATGAAACAAACGTTTCTAGACAACGGCCTATTTGACCGTAATAAGATGGATGAAATTGCTGATTCTCTGATGGGGGCTTGCATAGGCTGGGCACTTGAGGACCGTATGGAAATAAGTCAACAGGTTCAAATACTTCGGGATTCTCAAGGTGGAAGATATGCTCCATTTATAACTGCAGAAGTCAATAAAGCCATAGGATTAAAGCAGCAATCTACAACCTCTCTTCAGAGTTTGGTACGGGCAGTGTCTGGTGGCGGTACTGTAAATATCTTCAACCAACAGAACAATCAATTCAACAATACGGGTGAGTCTGAACCAGTATTAACCCGTGATATAGCCATGTCTATGATTCAAAAAGAGCTTGCTGACAAGGGTGGTATAAAAGAGTTAGAATATGTAGAAAATCAGTATGACTTCAAAGAATTACCCGTTGTTGTTGCAACAAAACAAGAGGGCAATAGAGGAGATAAAGAGGGCTTAACTCTCAAAAAGGCCGAATTGGATAGCGTAACAGGAGACTACCAGGGTGCCTTAAAAGCCTTTGAAGAAGACCATCACCAAATCAGACGAGAAATCGAAGAGGGAATAGACTACGAAGAAATAGACCCAGAACTCGAAGATTAACCTTTGATTTTTATTTGCAAAATTAGATTAAATTTCTTATATTTGTATAAAGATAAAAATAAAGGTTATGGACTTAATAATTAAAGCTAGGAATGTTACAGTTACATTAACTGTACAGGGTTTTCTCAAAGTAGTATCAGCTAATGAGGAGGAGATAAGATTCTATATTTCAGGAGAGGATAATATCAGGGAAGCTTCTGAACAACTATCCGACCACAATATCTGGCATAACCCATACCCTCATTACTTGGGTATACCCTTTACAGCTAGGAGTTTAGAGCCTGGATACAAAGCAGAAGTTCAATTCAATCTATAACACAAACACCTACTATGAAAGAAATTCTAAATGCTAATCAAGTGGTAGCCAGAGTCAATCAACTTATCAATAATGGTAAGAAAATTAAGGTATTTGGCTTACCTTACCCACCTTATAAGGAAGACATTGTCTTTACCGATGAAAAAGTCAATCGACAGGGTTGGCTATGTACAAACAGTAAAGTAACCCTATCAGTATCAGCTTGTGCAAGTAAGATAAAGATACATACTATCACAGGCTGGTGCAATCTCTTCAAATACATAGAGAACGGTAAATGGGTAGATACCCTATCAGAAGACGAAGGCTATGTTGGGATGTATATACAAGATGATATATGTCCGGGTATGCTACTCGGAGTAACTTGTCAAAAATTCATGGCCAATATCGGAATGATCATCAATGTAGAGGATGATGAAGAGAACAACGTGAGATCAATAACCATTGTGGGAGAAAACTTTTCCGAGAAAATCTACCACTTTTCTCTTAAAGAAGCTACTAACTACTTTGTATTTGATAAAGTAATGTAACATTAACTTTTATAACTATGCACGTTAATCAAAAGATAGACCTTTTAGTAAGGGCAAGCAGACTTTACTGCCATAACATGTATCGGGAGTACGATCCGAAGTATTACCCCACTATCAAGAATGTAGTACTCAACTTTACTAATAAGCTGTTTGGTACAAAACGAATTGAGAGCAAGGTAAAGATAGATATCATAAGCTTATTTGAGGGTGATATCGAAGATAGGCCGGGGTGGAAAATATATTCTGGTATACGTATCCACGTAGAGTTCCCAGATACTTCAGCCCTGGAATACGAGCTGTTAAAACATCCCCTTATATCCGAAAGAGAAGATATCTACTACAGACTGGCTCCCATACCAGCTAAGGCTTAATAAATAAAGAACCATTAGACCTCTTTTCTAGAGGTCTTTTTTGTTTTACTAATAAAACTAGACCTAAATAGGAGATAAAGTTTCTAGAATCTCTTTCTACATCCCAATGCCGAGAAGTTTTATTTGCATATATTATATATTATTCTTATATTTGTATAAAGAAAAAGAAATAATAAACCCTAAAATAATTAAGGTATGGAAAAGAAAACAATTAAGGACCTGAAAAGGGGAGAATACTTTACCCTTAGTTCAATCGAAGAGCCCCGGGAATCTCAGGTATGGGTCCGAGGAGAATACATACCTGAAGCAAAAGCCTACAGTACCTATAAATGGGCAGATACCAATCATGAAGTACTCCGTAAAGGTAACAAGGAAGTTTACATTGATTTCACCTTCTAACCATCAAAAATATGGCACAGAAAAGATATAAACTGATTATCTGGTTCTACTTAAAGAATCACCATCAATACAAAACTATCCATGTAGCTCATGACATGGAAGTGGAACTCACTCGAAAGGTTGATATAGCCAAATGGGTAGACGAAACCGATGAGAGTATTGCTAAGGCATACTTAATTGACCGGGTAAAAGATACCCGGGAAACAATAATAGAAAGAACTATCGACCAAACGATATACTAAAACTTTAATCACATGAGATATAACAGTACTTACACCGTCGAAGATCTGATAGGAACTTTATCAGAAATGGACCCTCAGGCACCAGTAATGGTCGCAGTTCAGCCTATATGGCCTTTTGAACATACTATCACCGGGGTAGTAATCGATTGCAATGGTATAGTATACCTTGCATCCAAACAACACGGATATTTACCTTAGGAGGCTAAAGATGCCTTCGAAAACTATGGTATACCATTCCGGACCGATGATTTTTTATTTGCAAATATAAATTTAATTCATTATATTTGTAATAAGAAAAGGATAAAACCCTAATATTATGAAAGATTATAAAAAGGTTATGCTTACGGGTCTCAAGGAGTCCTACAAGTTAGGGAAGATTTATGAGGAAGAGATTGATTGCATCAAGGAAGCAATCCAAGACACCTACCTTGGAATGGTAGAAGAATTAGATTCCCGACTGGGGTTGGAACTCTACGATTATAAAGTAGAGATTAAATATGACCAGGACCGGATTCCTCAGTCATATAAGCATACACTCCTGGTCAAGTTCAATGAAATAGAGGGAGCAGTCAAAATGAGTTTCCGAGGAGCAATGACTCAAATAAAGGATATTCTCTCCACTGGGGATGATGAAGTACTGGTAGGGAGCTGCAACCTGGGATTAATAATAACCATCAGAGCATGAGTTCAATCAACAAAATATGTAGAGAATACAACTGGGTATGCAAGCATATCAAAGGACCTCTCTACAGGATAAAGATGCAGGAGCTGTATGCCGAAGTAAATAAAGCAATGAAAGACTCTGATTTAACTCCTGAACAAAAGCTAAAGTTAATAGGTATCAGAGATATCATAAAATCAAAGTTATGAAAATGTTTGAATTGGTTCCGTATATACTGACATTAAACTCGGAAGCAGAAATAATGCTGATAGAAGACTTAGAACCCGGTCCAGATGGACTTCCCAAGATGTCTAAAGTATTTCCCACAATGATGGTCAATCACCAGACAGGAAAGAAGATGCTCACCCTTATCAAAGAGGATCATCTGGATGAATTCAAGTCGAAAATCCAATTTATATCAGCACAGGATGATCAACCAAAAAATAAAATCTCATGAAAACTCAAGACAAAAACTCAGAAGGCAGTACTCTAATCATATTCATGTGGTTAGCTATTGCCATTGTTCTGATTGTAGTTATTATGGCAGTAATCGAGAATAAAAACCAGGTAAAAGAGCCACCTGCTAAACCCTGGATAAATCCCGATGGGAGCTTACCTTATGAAACAGTTAAGGCTTTAGCTCCAGATTATATAGACAGTCTCGAAAGGGCTGGAGAGATTGAGAGATGGTTAAAGGAGCATCCTCAACAAAATGTCCACATTCGCATCACTATCGAAGACGAACGCTGGTAAAGTCCTTCAATATTTATTTGCATAATTACAAAATATTTGCTATATTTGTATATAGGAAATAAGATAATAATTAATTAAATAAATTAAGGCCATGAAAAAACAACCAGACAATTACTTATACCTCCTGAAGAAAGTTCACGGATGGTGCAAAAGACAAGGCATGACAGACCCCGAAATGTATTTCCAATGCACATTCAGGGAATTTCTCCGGAGATATGGTATGCTCCTCACTAAGATAGAGACCAGAAACAATCAGTATGGTGGTCATCATACTTTCACCTTCACACCAGCTCCGGGTACGGAAATATTTGGTGGTACAAATACAGACCTGGAAGCAGTCTTCGGCCTTTACTCCGACTCCCTGGATTATTTCCAATACGAAGAAGTATCAGTAATCCGCAATCATGGAGGTATCATCTCTATTCGCTGCTACTTCCCTATCTAGTAACTCAAAGATAACTGGATATGAAAACACTTAGGTTATTATTGCAAGCATTACTGGAATGGATAATCCTGGTAGCTGTAATACTGATAGTTTCTTTGGTAATCATCCAAATAAAATACTAATCATGAAACCGAGTATCACATTCAACACCCAAGATTATCCCATTGAATGGGTTATATTTCCCACCATAACCCTAAATATACCTTATAGGTATCTTAACTTACATTTCTTTAAGTGGTACATAGAAATTGACTGGTAAATTCACCAGCTAAAGCTTAAAAATCAAATAATCTTATACAGGCCATAAACTATGAAAGACTCGGAGATGAACTCTAATTCAACTAATATCTGCATAAAATGTCAGAGACCAAGAGAAGAGGGGGGAGGATGCTATACCTTCTGTAATGGAAAGAACTTCCTACCAATCCCAGAAGAAAATCCAAAACATCCAGGATGTCGTAGGAGAAAACTGGGCAGATGATACTTATTACTTATAATCATCTATACTATGAAATGCACTGAATCCAGAGAATTAAGAGATTTCTCAATGAATCAACTTAATGCAAAGTTATCCGAACTCTACAAAGAACTACCATCCTGTAAATGGGCATTCCAAAGAAAATACAGACAACATATCCTTAACCTAATCAACCAAATCAAACACGAACAAACACTAAGACGCAAAGGACTAAGGACACAAGGAATCTGGATAAAAATCCCTAAACAATAATCACTATGAAAATCAAAGTCACAGCCCTATCAAATTCTACTCCCAAGGAATGGGTACTACTTCCAACCATAGTAATCACATCCCAAAGCCCATTCTACATCATCATCTCCTGGCTGAGGTGGTATATAGAATTCGACTTCTTCCCAACCTACAAATCCAAATAACCCATGAAACAAAGAAAAACCATTAAGGTATCAAAGGATAGGGCAATCATCATAGCCTCCAACCATAACAACATCCCAATTGAAAAGGCTAAGGAATATACAGATTCCGAACTAAGGGAAGTATTAAGGCATCTAAACCTGAAACCAGGATTCTAATACCCAAACCCAACCCCAAACAAAGAAAAAATCCTAAATATCAATACAATCCTTAATATATACATCCATATATAATGGCTTATATAAATACATATACTTATAATCATCAATCATATAAGGCTTTTAGGGTTAGCTTTTTATCTTAGAAGCCTTTTATTTGTGTGTTAGGATAGGGTAAAAGTTAACAAGCAGTCGGTGATACGGATTCTGACTCCGAAAAAGACCTAAGGCCATAAAATCCGATTGGGAAAAATTTTTAGGGTAGGGCAAAAGTGGGCCTTCACTGTGTACCCTAAGAGCTTCAGAGCTATCTTGGTTACTATACGTATTAGCTAAGTCGACTTAGGGCCCTAAGACCCAAAGAGAGCCCTAAAGGCAGCCTTTAAGGTACCCTAAATCCCATCCTAATCAAGTCTATATTATATATAATCGTAAGTCTTTTAAGGTAAGGTTAAGGCCAATAGCTAAGGCCTTTTCGATAAAGAGACTTATAGCCTCTCTACAGGTCTATATATGAGAATAGATGAATAACTTCATTGGTACACTTAGGTGCCTTTAAGGGCCTTAATCCCAATCCCTAAAGAATACCATTTATATATTATATATATATATATGCGAGTATTTTAGGGGATTTTGGAACAGGTGTCTAAAATCGATATGCCAGGAATAGAGTATTGGAGATTTTATTTCTCAAGTTAAGGCTTAGTTAGGGCACATTTAAGGTACCTTTAAGGCCTTTTATGGTAGGTTAAGGTACCTTAATATAGCCTTTATATTATATAAGGATTAGCTTTTAGTGGCCTTTAGGATTAAGGGCCCAAGGCCTAATGAGGGCCCAGAATATTTATTTGCATATATTATATATTATTCTTATATTTGCATAAAGAAAGATAAATAATAAACCCAAAAACATTTAAGGCCATGCTTAATTCTAAAGATTTTACCACTGCCCTGGAAATTATCTCCAAAAATCATTCAACCGAATTGGCAATCAATACTCCCAAGAATAACTTCGTGGGAAATATGGGCCAATCGGAATTCAGGTTGCATATTAAGAAATGTGTACCCTCGGTAGTTAATAATTTGATTAAGGCAGGTTATATCCTGAATATGGGTCCGGAAGGTTTGGAGGTAGATAAGATTTAACCTTCATTTGCTTTCATATCTTTTCTGTAAGGCCTGCCAACTCAGGCCTTTTTCATTTATGAGATTATAAGGCCCACTGGTGATTGTAAAGAGTACCTTTTGGTGCCATATATGGCTTAAGGTACCTCCAGAAGGCCTTAAATATTTATTTGCTTATATTATATAATTATATTATATTTGCACAAAGAAAAATAAATAATAATCCATTAAAAAGTAAAAACCATGAAAACCATTACCATTAACCTTTACTCAGTTACCGGGCAACATCTTATCCCAATGCTCCAACTTGGATGTCACCAATCCCTAGAACTGGGTTTTATGGAAACCGACGAAGGGAATTTATACCCCATCACTCTTAAGATTTACTTATACTGGGGCAATCCTAAATCCGAGGATATTATCCTAAATTACATTAGAAACCGTCTTATCCCCTCCCTCAAGGAAGTAATCTGGAGAACTAACGGGGATGACTCCTACTATGACTATACTCCTGATTATACCCAACAGGTATACCAATTCCTATACCTTACCCATGAGGCAAAACTACTTCCTACCAAGGAATTTCTCCAAATCCAAAGAGAAATCAAAAATGAACTGGATAACCTATATGGAGAAGATCCCTCTAGTTATCCTAAATATAACCCAGATGAATACAGGGAATTTGCTCACCTCTGCTCATTGAAGATCACCGAGGAATAATCCTTCAAAATTCCCTCTAAGGCCTACCTGGTTGGTAGGCCTTTTATTGTGACCATATGAGGCTGTTCATTTGGCTTGTAGTGGCCTTAATTCCCTATATCGCTTTTAGTGGCTTGGCTTATAGCCTTTTATATTATAAGCCATGCAGGCACCTCTTGGCTCCAATCCTAATCCTATATTCAAAATTCCCGAAATGCAATGCAAAATAAAGTGTTTCCATTTGCAAGCAGGGGCATATCATAGAAACTTAAAACTTATGGAATATAGTTTTACTTATTTATAAAACTAAGAACTTCTAGATTATATAAGGTAGGGTACCCAATCCTAAGCCAACCCTGGGAACTTCATCATGAAAATAAAGGCAATGCAGGGTAGGAGCTAAGACCTTAATTCATTTCAGACATATAGGACCCAACCAAGGAGCTAAGACCATTTTAAGAACCGAACATTAAGACCATCTATCAGAACCTTCTTTCTGGTGCCCTGATGGTGCCAAGAAGGCCCACAAAGCAATTCCCATGCCAGGAATGTCCAGAAATAGCTCCCAGAAAGTTTTATGAAAATAAATGCTCCCAGGGCCACCAATTATAAATATTTGTTGTATATTTGTAATACAGAAAAGAACTAATAAAAGTTAAACCAATTAAAAATTTTACTACTATGAAAGCAAATGAAATTTTAGCAATCGGCAACGAAATTTTTTCGACTAACGAAAGAAAATCTATTTACAAAAAAGAAATTTTTGCAGAGTGCAAAACGGACAAAGAAAAGAAAAATTTGCGAATGAAGTTGCGTAAAAAATTGGACGCATTCATCGCTGAATTTATTGCAAGCAACAAAAATACTGAAAAAAGGAAAGCACTGAAAAAGGCTTGGCAAGAATACGCAAAGCAAGTATATATAAATATAAATTGTATTGTAGATGCAAATGCCAATACAGAAAAAAGGGACACAATCAAAAATTTTCTACTTGCAATGAATGAAAAAGAAAGCAAGTAATAAAATGAAATAGGGGGCATAATTTGTCCCCTATTTTTAATAAAATTTAATTTTGCGATAGGGCCACCGTGGTCCCGTTTTACTGCCAGATGTTTTTGAAGACCTCGTGATAAGACTCTTTAAGGTACCAAAACCTTTTTACTGACAGCTACCAAAGAAACCTCACCTTAAGCTCTTCCTGAAAGGCACATGCCACATAGGTACATAACCACATCCCCCCTCTCCCTACACAAAGTGAAGAACCCGTCTAAAGGCTCTTCACAAAATTTTTCCAGGATATTTTTAAGGCTCCTATTATAAGGCTCATGATTTAGCCTTATATATCCCTATAAGTCTATCAAAAGCCTTAACCCTTACTTCACTATCCCACTTACTCCACCAAAATATTTCTCGAAGGGTCAACTTATGGTTTTGAAATTCCCTATAAGCCTCAGTAGTTTTATCCCCACCCAAGAACTCAAAGTTAAATTCAGGGATAAGTATAAAAGGCCATTCAGGATTGTACAATAGTTTACTATCAAATATCTTTGACTCATGTCCCATATCCTGTAAGATACAAATCAAAGACTTCTCTAATTCTGAATCCCTTAATACAGCCAATTTGAATGACTTGCACATTCCACTAAAAGGAATACTATTCACATAAATATCCTTAGCTTTGATTATCCAATCCAAGATAATCCTATTCTTCTCTTTCTGTTCCATGATTAGGCATAGGGTTTAATTATAACTATTGTAAGAGTTAATACCAGTATGCAAATTATTCCAAATATGAATAACTCACCTATTATTTGTAATAATTTACTAGAACGTTTCTGCAATAACCAAAGGACCCCACCTATTATACCTAATGTAAGGGTGAATCCTATAATAAATGCAAGGACATAAATCAAAATGTTTAACATAAGTTATGGGGGTTTTGAAAATATAGATTGGGGTATAATCGTTTCGGTATCTGGCTCTAGCTTTTAATACAATGAAAAGGGACTCAATAATTGAGTCCCTTTGTCTACTTATTATCTGGTTCTTTAACCTTAGCCTTCTGCTTGAAGTAAAACTTGGTTTCTACGAATAGATAAGGATATTCTTTATTCTCAGGGTCATATACTAAGGTATAATCAACCCCTCTAACATTTGCCTTCATATAGTGAAACTTTCTCCAAGCTTCATCATTTAGATTCTTGATTATTTGTTCAAATGAACGTACTAGACCAATTCTTTTCCTTAGGTACTTCTTTGTTCTACCTACTTCTTGATAAAACATTTCTTCTACTACTCCACCTGCAGCATAGAACTGACCAGGAGTATAAACTTTTACTGACATATAGATATTTTGATTAAGGTTCCCAAATATCGAATGTTTGACCTTGAGCTGTAGTTATTCTTAATGAATAATGTTCTCTTACTACTCTTAGCTTAGTAAAAGTTAGGTCATGTTTACGGTATACATATTCCTCTAAGGACGATATCTCATTTTCAATATTACCCTTTAATTGACCGCTGAACTTTTGGGTGAATCCCTGAGTAAGATTATTTATCTTACCAGTGAGTTTATCCCGTAAAAGGGAAGGAATATTCCCGTCTATGATTACTTTCTCTATATAAGCATCCCAAACCGGAATGGATTGCTTCTCTTCATCACTGGCTTTCCTTAAAATTATTTCAATGTCGTTTAACTCGAGTATCATTCTTGAAAATGATTTTGAAGGTTAGTATGAATAATCCGGTTATTACTGCCGGACTAACTGCCCATATAAGGAATAAAACTCCATATCTAACTGGGTTGGAGGCTTTTTTAAGAGGAGTTTCTTCTATTACACTTCTGATAAATAAGCAGAAGATAAATCCGAGAGTATAGAACACTAAAAGGGTATAACCCAACCAAGCCGGAGCAGGATTAGCAGTCATTAAGATATCAGACATGATATGATTATTATGATGGTGATACAAATTATGAGTGTTTGAATAGTTTCTTTCTTACCCTTGGACCAAGATTCATTACCTTCATACTCTTTATTCACTCCTTTTAGAGCTTTCCAAGTTAGTCCCCCACAATAAGCAGAGTAACCGATAACTCTGATTGTAAACCAATGTATCAAGAAACGTATCATTTTTTCTCCAGTTTTTCGATAATACGGCTTATTTTGGCAGCTGCATATCTGATTAAGTCAGGATTTTCTATCCCTTTCTTATTGATAGAGGCCAATTTCTCAATATCTCGGTTCAAATTTCTCTGTGCTACCATAGTTTTGTATTTTTCTTCGTTGAAAACCTCGATTTGATACTTAGAATTGAGAGGATTGAGGTCTCTATCTGTCTTAATACCATTCTCAAGAGTGTAAATTCCCTTTTTCCTCTCCTTAATCGCCGTCTTTTCAAAGAAGGCAGGACCTGTTACCAGTAATAAATCACCAACTTTCATGAGTTTTGTTATTATTTTAATGCAATATAATATAGATTATTCAACTTCCTTCAAGTATTCAGCTATAATAGGATCTTCACCTCGTATAATCTTACGTAAAGGACGGTAACTTTTAACTTTGAATTTAGATTGAAGTTGTTTAGTAGTCCAATTAGGATGTTTTTGATAGAATTTATAAATCTTTATCTTGAGTTCGTTGCTATATTTAGATTTTGGATGTTTATCTCCGAATACTCTATAATAAGGGTTTTTATCTCCTCGTTTATCCCCCGGCTTCATTCTACCCTCTCTCACAGCTTTTTCAGTATTTTCTTTGGGTGTACACCAATATAGGTTACTTACCCTATTATTTAGGGGGTTATTATCCTTATGACCCACATAAGGTTTATTATATTTGTTAGGTATATGAACTTTTGCTACTAATCTTGAAACCGAACGTATTCCTCCTCTAAAATAAAAATAAGCTCGACGGTATTTATGATTCTTGGATAAACTGTGGTATATCCTTAACTGTACCCAATTATTATTCCTTAACTCAAAGATATCACCGTCAACACTTACATATAATCCGGGCATCCAGGGAACATTCTCTTTCATCATAAAATATGTTTTAGAACAATAGCAAAGCTAGTTCTTTGCAAGACCTTCCGGTATATATTATAAAATTCTATTTTCAATGAATGTCTTAGGTATCTGTGGAGCCCAAGGAGCGCTTCTTTTTGAGTTTAAGGAACATCTTATAGCCAATGTAGAGCCAAGAGCAGTATTTCATTCCAAAAAAGAAGAGCAATGGAAGCTCAATTTTGAAGATATACCATTTGTAAGGTCACTGGAAGAGGTAAAAACTTCCAAAATAGACCTAATACTCGGCTCTCCATCATGTGGGCATAGCTCGGTATTCTCATATTCCAGGAAAAAATCCCTGGGCAAACCCCGGGAAGATGTTACTCTTAATCTGTATCTTTCTAGTGTCAAGAAGTTCAAACCGGCAATATTTATGCTTGAGAACCTCCCAAAACTTCTGGATTTTATCCCTATCGGGGAATGGGAACATAATTTACCCGATTATAAACTTATAGTGCACTGTCATCCTGTTACGGTATTTGGTAATTCTCAACAAAGTAGGAAACGTTTGGTGTTAATAGGAGTCAGAAAAGACTCCAAGATCAATCCTCAGATCTTTGATCATACTTTTAGAGTTACTAAACCCAAAAATCTGTGTCAACTGAAGAAAGGAGTAAGGAGAGACATAAACTATAGAGAAGCTGACGATAAAAAATTGGCCATGTATCATTATGCAGATAAGTCAAAAACTACTTTGACAGTAGCTCAAGTGAGAAAGCTATGGAAAACTGAGTTCAAAAATGATTACAAATGGCCCATGAGAACTCAAAAGATGAAGACTCTTCCTGGAGTATATAGAAATAAGAAAAAGAGCTACCCATTAACCGTAAGACCTTCATCAAGGCAATTTAATCCCCACGGTAGAATAATGGGACTTGATGAATATAGGGTGATTATGGGTTTTCCCAAATCATTCAAGGTATATTTTGACAATGCTAATCCGACTTATTGGTTGAATAAAGGGAGAAATACCCTAACTAAGGGTGCCGTATATGAGAATTCATTGTGGTTAAAATCCTGTTTACAAAAGGCTGGTCTAATATCAAAATGAATATCCCCTATCGCGTACGTATATGCGCAGTTATTGAGTATTTTTCTTTAGAAAAATACGAAAATAACCTCCAGCTTGCTGGAGTACTTAGCTTTTAAGTATTAGCTTTAAGATTTACTTTCTTTAACCCCCCTATAATCCCCCCTAATTGTTTTCATAAACCCTGAACCATGAAAAATGTAATCCTAACCTCGGCCTTCATATTTATGGCCTTAACAATATTCTGGTTATGGAACCGAAATTCTGAATTAAGTCATGACCTTAAAAATTATTCTCGTCGGGTTGATACTGTTGTGGTTAATACTCCATTTGTACCCAAAGTTGAATTCCATAAGATTCAATTACCCCGAATGGTGTTCCTATATCGGGTTGATTCTGTTCCCCTTGAACGAATAGAATATGTTGATAGAGTGGTCACTATCATTCAGAAAGATTCAACTAAAATTGAATACAATGAATTGTTCTTGACCAATTATCCCCAAGCTCCTAAGTTGTTGCAAATACTATCTGGTGGTGATAATCTATCTATCACTACATTTAATACCGATTGTAAGCTTATTACTGAGGAGTATTCGGTAAACTATTCTCGTTATCAATACAACTACCTGGATAGTAAATTAACTTACAAGAAAACATCCTTCCTAAAAAGATTTAATCCAGTAGTTCAGTATACCCTACGACCAGTACATAACTTCCATGATTTGGATTTTGGCTTGAAATACAATACCAGTAAATTTAATTATGAAGCCGGGTTGAATATCAACTATTATCCTAAGCTTCGGGATAATTTAGGTCTCGATCCTTACTTAAGAATTTCATACAATTTCTGACATGGCAAGAAAGAAGACATTAGTTGAAGATGCGAGTATTACACCTGAACAGCTTAAAACTCTGGTTCGGGTGATGAAAGACCCGTTCTTCTTTTCTACTTTCTGCTACGTGATAAACCCAGTGTTGGGCATGGTAAAGTTCTTGCTCTACCATTTTCAGAAGGCAGTGCTATACCAATTCATGCTCAACAGGTTCAATATCATCCTAAAGTTTCGTCAGGCTGGTATTACTGAGCTAATCTCTCTCTACTGTCTTTGGTTAGCAATGTATCACCCTAACAAGAAGATAAATATTATCTCAATCAAGGACACCGTAGCAAAGAAGGTACTAAAGAAGATTAAGTTCATGTACAAGAATCTACCCTCATATCTGCAAGAGCCAATTACTAATGGTCGTGCAGGAGAGTTTGGTTCTGTATCAACTATAGAGTTTGCAAATGGTTCTGTAATAGAATCTATTCCAACCTCTGACCAAGCTGGTCGTTCTGAATCTTTGTCGTTGTTGGTGATTGATGAAGCAGCAATCGTAAGATGGGCTTCAACTATCTGGGCATCAGCCTTCCCTACTCTATCAACTGGTGGTGCTGCTATAGTAAACTCATGTATTACTGGTGATACTCAAATTATAGGTAAAGATGGGCCATTCAGAGTAGATTCTATTTGTCCCAAAACTTTTGGTAAGATGGATATATCACATCTTGGGCTGAGAGTATTATCACATACTGGAAAGTGGCAGAGAGTACTTGGTTCTGTAAACAAGGGTGTACTGAAAACCTGGGAAGTTCACAATGAACAAGGTAAGGTTATTAAGTGTACTCCAAAACATAAGTTGTATACTCTTGAAGGTTGGTTACCTGTTTCAGAGATAATCAAACGAGATATACCCGCTATCTTCTATCATACTGGTATAAGTGGTCTGGAGCAGAATCAAGTAACCGTAAAACCCAAGAAAGAGATATGCAAACCTATACCGGGTTTCCCAAACTATGAAGTCTCTAACTGGGGAAGAATCTTCATTGTAAAGAATGGAACGAGGGTAGAAAAATTACCAAAACCATGTACTAACCGAGAAAAATATCTAAATATAAGTCTGTGGAATAATGGTCAAAAGAAAAAGATATGTGTCCACAATTTGGTAGCTAAAGTATTCTTAGGAGAAATTCCAGATGGGTATGTAGTTGACCACATTAACAACAATCCTTCAGACAATTATGTAACCAATCTCCAGATAGTTACAGTAGCTGAGAACGGTCAAAAAGCTGAGAAACATTCTTATGGAATGAAGCTTGGGTCTAAACTAAAAGGGGGATTCAACTACGACTTAAGAGTGGTGGCTTACATAAGATACCGTTATCAGGAACTTGGTTACTACTATGGAGTGTTGGAGAAGATATCTCAGGAGATTGAGAATAAGTTTGAGGTTAAACTGAATAAGTCTTATATTCAACGTATTGTATCTGGTAAACGTGGTACAAGTATCTATCTTTCTAAGCTGAAAGTAGTTAGAAAGTATTACGATACCATTTATGACATTTGCGTTGAAAACGATGAATCTTACCTCATCAACGAAGACTACGTGTCTCATAACACGCCTTACGGCGTCGGGAACTTCTTCCATGGTACTTGGGTAGATGCCATATCTGGAGGCAACCCATTCAACCCAATCCGATTATATTGGCAGATGCACCCTGATAGGGATGAGAAATGGTATGAAGAGATGTCTGCTGCTTTGGGTCCCAAGAGAACAGCTCAGGAGATAGATGGTGACTTTCTATCATCAGGTAATACAGTATTTGACTTAGCTGATATTAAAGCTATAGAGGAATGCTTATTCGACTACCCTGTTATCAATACTCGTCTCAAAGGTCAGTATAAAGAGTTCAACGAACCAGACCCGAACAAAGAATACTTTATTGGTGGTGACTGTGCTACTGGTAGAGGTACTGACTACTCTGCTTTCACCTGTATGGATAAAGAAGGAGAAGAGGCTGCAGTATATAAGGGGAGAATACCCCTGAACAAGTATGCCCGACTCCTTGGAGATATTGGAGAGAAGTATAACTTTGCTAAGTTAGCCCCAGAGACTAACGACGTTGGTATGACGGTAACTACCATACTTCAGGATGAGGGATATCCTAATTTATACTTCTATACTAAGCTCTTACGTAAGAAGAGGAAGAACAGACCAGAGGAAGATAAATTTCCTGGATGGTTAACTACAACCAAGAACCGTTCTGTAATCATCGAGAACTTAGAGAAGGATATCCGGGAAGAGAATGTAATTGTAAAAGACCCGTTCTTTGTACAAGAAGCATATACTTTCATCTATGACGGGGCTGGAAGACCAATTGCTCGTGGTAAGCATAGAATGAATAACTCATCTATGGACCTAGATTTGGAAGGTGAAACCTATTCCGATGATGCTATATTCGGTAAAGCCATCACAAATCATATCAGGTCTCACAGTCCATCTGGTACTGTAGTAATTCCTCAGTAAGCATAAACCATTCAATATAACATGAAACTTAATCCTATCAGTTGGTTCACCAGGTCTAAGCCTGTGGAATCTCAGAACAAAGATGAGGGAAAGGGTTCAATAAGTCCGGGCAGAGTTTCTCAACCAGATGATGGTGTGGGAAACTCTGAACTCATTACCACTCTTAATGGTATGACGAACTTAGTTACCCCAACGTTCAGAACAGAACTAATACCTATCATTCGGGACCTGTACAAGATAAACCCGGACGTCAGCATTGCATTGCAGGACATGTTCAAGCTGTCGAATACAGGTCATACTATTGACTTCCCAAACAATACTCCTGAGGAGTCTACCAAGATGAGGGAGCATTTGAGGAATGTATCCAAGAGGTGGTCGAAGTATACAGCTGGAATAGATGGGTTGGTAAACAAGTTCATAGTTCAGCTTCTTGTTAGTGGTGCTATATCGGTGGAAGGAGTACCAAACAAGAAGTTAACAGGATTGGAAACTATACTCTTCATTAAACCAGAAACTATAAGGTTTAAGAGAGAGAACAATGGAGTATATCACCCATACCAAAGGAATCCTCATTTGGTAGATGGTCTCAAGGATTCATTCATACGATTGAATACCGAGACCTATTGTTATGTTGGTATGTACAATGATACCGATGAACCCTACGGGGTACCTCCATTTATGTCGGCTTTGGATTCTATCGCTGGTCAGCATACCATGCGAAAGAATTTCAAACATATCATGGAGGTAATGGGTATGGTTGGTTTCCTTGAAGCTAAGATGGCTAAACCTCCTCGTACTGCTGGAGAAAGTGAAAAAGCCTATGCTGCTCGTTTGGAAAGTACTCTCAGGAAGATGAAGACCAATATCGTTGGTGGTATGTCAGATGGAGTAGTGGTTGGTTACATAGATGACCATGAATTCGAACTGAGGTCAACTTCGGCTTCTATGCAGAATATAAACCTTCCCTGGAATATGAATCAACAATCCGTAGCAAACGGCCTCGGAGTAAATGGTTCTATCATTGGAGTATCTGCATCACAGAATGGTACCGAGGGTGGAGCTGGTATACAGCTGTCTAAGATGATATCCCAGTTAAAGAATATCCAAACCCTGGTAATCTTTGTACTGGAGTTTTTTTATTCTCTAGAATTGCGCCTGGCGGGGTTCAATAATAAGGGAATAACTATCAAGTTCGGGACTTCAACTGTTTCTGATGATATTAAGTTACAGCAGGCCCGTGAATATCGGGCTCGTGTAAATGTAACCCTGTATAATCAGGGTATCATCAGTCAGGACCAGTTTGCTCGTGATATGGGTTATGAAACTCCGGACCAACCCGAACCAAGAACTCCTGTGGATTCGGATGATTCAGATGGTACGGGAGATTCAGATACTGGTAAGAAGAAAAAGAAACGGGAAGATGACAAAGACAAGTCAGACCGTAGGACCAGGGATAAAACAAACCCTAATCCCAAAAGAAAAGACCAAGACAGTAAACCAAGATAAATTATGCCAAATGTTCATCAGAACACCGATGTAATGGTGTTAAGTGCGGCTCATAGCTTGATGGTATCTAATGTACCAGAAGTAGTTATTGATGCTCACTCTCTCTCCGAAAACTTCTACAAGGGTACTGTCAACTTCAGTGAAGACCCTAAGAAGTCACTGGAAAGGTTTGGTATGTGGGGTGGCACTTTGAATGTCAACCAGTTCATGCCAGAAGTAACTTCAGAAATGTTAAAGCCAAAGGACAGTGACTTTATAGAGCCAATGTTCCGAATGCTTTCTGCCGCAATAGTGGCAAAGAAGTACAATCCCACTGAGTTTCCAGAAGCAGTGCTGAAGGAATCTATGCCTCTCCTCGTAGGTCAGTCTGTTAATCTCGACCATGAAACCGATGTAGCTAATGCCATTGGAGCAGTTAAGTCTGTAGAGTGGCAGGAAGCTTACCAAGATGAAAAGACCGGGGTAGTTATCCCAGCTGGTATCAATGGTATCATGAAGATAGATGGGCTTTCCAATCCCCGTATAGCTCGTGGTATTCAGATGGACCCTCCTTCAATACATTCCAATTCGGTAACCGTAGAGTTTGCATGGGAACCCTCTCATTCCTTTGAGGATATCTGGGAGTTCTATTCCAAACTTGGTACGTATACTGAAAGTGGTGAACTGATTCGCAGGATTGTTACCAAAATCATTTCCTACAAAGAGACATCTCTAGTATGGCATGGGGCAGACCCCTTTGCTCAGCTTATCAAGAGTGGCAAATTAAACAGCCCTGCTTATGCGGGAAGTCAGTACTACTCCTTCTCCGAAGAAAAAGCTGCCGAGGCTAATGATCCCGCAAAGAGGGTCTCTATGTTCGACTTCAAGATTCTTTCTGAAAAAGAGATAAAGTACAATACCACCCAATCTAATAATGAAAAGGGTGCCGGAAAGGGTAACCACAATAACCAAACAAATAAAACAAACATGGACAAAGAATTGCAGCAAGTGCTGGCGAGCCTCTTTGGTGAAAATCTTTTGACCCTTTCTGAAGGTCAGGAAGTTTCGGCAGAGCTGGCTCTCACCCAGATTAAAAACCTGGTACAGCAGAATCAGAGCCTCACTGAGGCCGTGGCTTCCAAAGACACTGAGATTCAGACTCTCCTGGAAGAGAAAGCAAATCTCGAGAAGGACGTAGAGTCTTACAAGGAAGCAAAGAAAAACTGGGACGGTCATATCAAATCCTTCCGTGAGGAGACGGTGGCTGCCTACAAGAAAGTTTCTGGCGAGGAAAACGTAGACCAGAATATCCTGGCACTCCTGGAGAACGAAGGAACTACCATGGAAACCCTTACTGCTCTGCGTAAGACTTATGACGCACAGCTGGAGGATAAATTCCCGATGCACTGCAACCATTGCGGTTCTCAGGACGTGGGCCGGGCATCTTCTATCAATCCAGAGGGAGAAGATGAAACGAAGAACGGAGACAAATCCACTCAGGCAGTTGCCCAGGCTTTGGCAGACCGGAAACTCAGAGGAGAAAAGAAATAACAAAGAAAGTAACTCAAATTTCAAATTAAATTATGGCAGACTTACACAAAGTGGGTTCACGAACCCCGCAGGCTGTGATTTACAAAAGTGAATCGCATAAGCTTCATCAGGCATTCCCGGTAAAGAGCGGTGATACTATCGTTCAGGGCCAGCCAGTAAAACTGAATAACGACGGTACCATTTCTCCTTATACCGGAGCAGAAGGAGAAATATACATCGGTATCGCTATCGGTTACAGTAAGTACCCCGCCTATCCACCTTCGGCAGCTGGCGTAGAGGTAACGGTCATGGTCCAGGGCTACACCATTATCCATGGTATCGCCAAGGCTGAGATAACCACTACTGGTTATGTTCAGACGGACGGTACTCTCGACGACAGCGGCACGTATCCCAACTTCAGTCCCTCGGCTTCCAATGCCGAGACTCCATTCCTGGCTATAAACACGGCAGAGGTAGGTGAACTGGTACGAATCCTTGCAAAATAACAAGAAAAACACATTTATAACATGGCAGAAAAAACTTTCACTCGGGACCAGTACTTAAAGGAGCTTCCCGAAATCGTAAAGAACATGGATGGCTTCCGACAGGGAAGCAACAAGAGTCTCCCGGTAGACATTCATCTGGGTGATATGCTCCAGGAGAAATATGGCATTACCCAGGAGGATTATTTCAAAGCCGTCGGGTTCAATCCCAAAGTCGACACGATGGAGAATATATACTCCATGCCGAATCCCGAACTCCGCTGGCTCGTTCCGGAGATTGTCCGTGAGGCAATATATCTGGGAATGCGTGAAGCACCTTTCTATCCCAACATCATCGCATCCGACCAGCCTATCAATGGGCTTACCGCCATCATGCCCCTCGTCAACATGTCCGACGCTAATCCTGCACGGGTGAACGAGGCAGAGACCATTCCTCTGGGTACCGTATCATTCGGCCAGAAGTCGGTCAACCTCTTCAAGATAGGCAAGGGTTTCAAGGTTACTGACGAGGTACGAAGCTACGTATCGATGGACGTAATGGCAATCTTCCTTCGTGACTTTGGCGTTCAGCTGGGTTATGCAATGGATGCTCTGGCCATGGATGTCCTCGTAAAGGGTAACAAGTTGGACGGCTCGGAATCAGCTCCGGTAATCGGCGTGGGGGATACCCAGAAGGGTATACAGTATCGTGACCTTCTCCGAGTATGGATTCGGGCATCTCGACTGGGCCGTCAGTTCCGCATCATCATCGGTGGTGAGGAGCAGGCACTCGACCTTCTCGACCTCCCCGAGTTCAAACTGCGTTCGTCGGGTACTACCGATGCCCGCTTGAACCTGAAGACTCCGGTTCCCAATTCGGCAGACTTCTATATCCATGGCGGTACTCCGGCAGACGAGGTAATGCTAGTAGACCCGTCGGCAGCCATGATAAAGTTGACTGCAAAACAGCTGATGCTGGAGTCGGAACGCATAGTTTCGAATCAGACCGAGGCTATCTATGCTTCGCTGACGACGGGCTTCTCGAAGATGTACCAGGATGCTTCTATCCTCATCGATGCGACGAAGGAATTCTCTACCAACGGATTCCCCGACTACATGGACGTCGACAAGTACCTGACCGGTATCATCGAGTAACACCCGATAACTCAAATCCGGGGGGCGGTATTATACCGTCCCCCTTTAACTAATTTAACTATGGCAAATAAACGATACGTAAAACTGAATCCTAAGGCAAGTATCTTCTACGATCAGGCCTCAAAGATTAAGGTTCTCCGTAAAGACGTTGTGGAATTAACAGATAAGCAGTATAACCTGCGAGTTATCAAAGCAGCCCTGGCAAACGGATATCTCATCGAGGCAAAGGCCGAGGAATTCAAGGCACCAGGCCAGAAAGAAAGCTCACATGCTCCCAAGAAAGAAGTAGATCTGGAAGCAGTTCGGAAGAAGTTCGATGAACTCAGAGAAGCTGATGAAGCTCCCGAGAAAATCAAAGAACAGTTCAATACCGAAGAGCTGAAGGCTTTAGCCATCTCTTTGGAGATTGAGCCAGAGGACGGTGACACCAAGCTTGACTTGGTAAATGCTATCCTCGATGAGCTTAATGACGAAGACGACGAGTAAACTATGAAAGAGGTAGATTTCTTATCTACCGTAGTTGGACTCAATGCAAGGTTTAGGGGATTCGCTGATGAACTACCTAACAACTTTACAGTAACATGGGTATTTGGTGATGGGAAGACAGAATCACACGTCGGTGTGGTAACTGCTTCCCATGTTTATGAGGCTTCTGGTGACTATGTGGTCAAGATGACCATAACTAACAATGTCGGAGGAGTTGCATTATCCAAGACTCAGGTTATCGGGGTTAGTGAAGAGGTAAATACCCAGTTGCCTGGCAGTATCTACGAGTTGATAGACACTTATATACCCGAGGATATCTTTGGTAAACTTACGCTTAAAGAGAAGCAACAGTTTATCGAGAAATGGCAGCTGTATATTCAGCCGCTAGTAAATCATGAGATACCCATAGAGGAATTTAATAATGAGTTGTATTATGAAGCTCTAGAAAACCAGCTAATTATGGAATTGGCAGCCTATGATTATATGGTAGTGCAGATTTCATTGATGGTTGGTGCCACTGCAGAATCAGTTAAAGAGAGTAACTCATCCTCTACCTCTGAATCAGAGTCTTCAGAGTCAAGCCGTGGTTCAGGTGAGGTTAAGCGAATACAAACAGGTCCAACTGAGGTAGAATTCTTCAACGATACTGACTCTGAATCTAAAACCTCATCAAATGTCATAAAAGCAATGCAACCGGGTGGGATAATCGATATTCTAAAACAAAACCTGTGTATGCTTGCTGAAAGACTTTCCATCTATCTACCTATTTGCCGAACAGTGAAGAAGGTAGTAGTTCCTAAAGTAGTCAACCACCGGAGGCCAGGACCATTAGATGGCCCAGACCCAGGCTTCCCTGTAAAGAAATAGGGTATGGCACGTAGGAAAAGAATTACAAAAGGAGTATGGGACCGATACAAGGCCATTGTAAATGACTTTGTCGAAGTGGATGCAGGTAAACAACCTCTAATCTGGTTAAATAGGTTTGACCAGATTTTGTCTTACGGTGAAGATACTGGTAATAACTACGAACCGTATTTTCTGGACGGATTAATTCAGTATAACTACATAAGAACTTGGCCTTCATTAAAAGAGACTGTTTCAGGTGAACTGGACGGTATCAACATTGTGTTATATGTAACTAAGAGGTCACTTGAAGAGAATGGTCATTTAACCAAAGAGGGTTATTGGAACTTTGATTGGGCACAGGATAAGTTCGTAATCAATGGTAAGGTCTATTCTCCCACAGGTGATACTCAAGTAGCTCAAGCACATGATGAAGCTTTGCTCTTTTTTGTAGTACTGAAGAGAGAAACTCCAGAAGAAACAAAAAAGATACTCTCTACCATGGAGAATATCGATAAGTACGTAGAGTTAACCAAGTACATCCTTGAGTTAAGAGAAATGAATAACTATGGGGATGAAACTACCGTTAAGACTAATACGACCTTCAAAGTTAAACCTTTATAAAAAAAAATGGCCGAAGTAAAACAGAACGGTGTAGTAGTCAACCCTTCAACAGGTTCGGGGAATACCACTCTTCAGGTAAAAGCTGAAGTTGCCAATCGTGGCAATCGTGTAGCCCAAAGTGCTACATTTGAGGTAGAGGGTACAGGAGTAGCTGAGAAGAAACAGTTTGTTGCTAACCATCTTCCTGCAGCTGAGTTTATCCAGTTCGATAATACCAGTCCTGCAGTAGATAAACAAGGCGGTACGGTAACTTTAACTGGTAAGTCCAATACTCAAAAAATAACCTTTAGCAAAGGTACTGGTGATATTATTGCTGCAGATATATCTGCAATACAGTTCCAAGCTAATGGTTCAAATGCCACTTCAGGTACTGCAATTAATGGTGACCCAGGTGCAAAAGCTAAGTATGTATTCATTCTTACACTGAATGCTACAGCTAACGAAACCATTGAAGGTCGTACACAGCAGATTATTGCTACGGCCAGTGGTGGTCAGAAGGCAACAGCTACTCTTAACCAGACTGCAGGTGACCCATTCATCGAAGTTACTCCGACTACAATCGATGTGCCTCAGGATGGCTCGGCAGTTCAGGTCACTGTGAACACCAACACTACATTTACGGTTACTCCAAAAGCATAGGGCTAAGGAGTCTTGGTATAGAGGGGTGGGATATCCCCTCTATATCGCTAAATTTAATAACTAACGTATGGCAAAAGTTACTATACCTTGGGATGACGGCTCTGGTGATAATTTTTATATAGATTATACCGGAATAGGAGGAAGTTCTGAATCCCTAATAACTTCTGATACTAATCTAACAGGAGTAGAGAGAAGAAAGACATTAGTATTCAGGACTACAACAAATAGAGTAGCAACTGCTCAACAGGCTGAAGCCTATCTTACAGTAGTTCAGATGACTGATAGTCTAATTGTAGCTACATTCTCTAATATCGTATCTCTTTATGACGATGTTAAAGCTGGGTATAGGCAACAGAATGCAAAATAAAAGTAAAACATTAAGATATCATGGCAGAATTTCATGAGATAGGTAGTTCTCAGTTTACTGATGTAACCCCAACAGGTGATGAGAAAATTCAGATATCGGCTAGTCAAAGGACTACACTGCAGAATATAGCCAACTTGGCTCCTGCAAAGGGGGTTAAACAAGTTGTCGTCACTAATTTTCAAACTAATACATGGAAACTCAGTGACGGAGGAAATGTTAGTTTCCCAACCTATATTAAGGTCGGCGAAATTGTCACATTTACAAGTGCAAAAGATGCAGTTAAGGGTCCCGGTGTTGAGTTGTTTGGTTATGCCATTAAACACAATAATCTGATGGCTTCGTATGTTGGCATGACAACGAGCAATAAAGTTAATGGTATACCGACGATATATACATATAAATCAGCCGGGGCGTATGCTACCGCCTGGCAACAGTTACCCGATGCAAGTGTTAAAACAGTTGAAATCACTGACTTTGCAATTCCTGGGCTTAATATAACTAAGGATGGGGAGAGCTTCTTATTTTATGCCAATGATGCAAGTAACATCCCTAACTCCAATCATGGAGCTACTTCATTTGTCGGTGTAGCTATTGCAAGTCCTATCTTCATAACCGGAGACCAAAGATTGCTGTACTACATGATGGTAGATACTGCAAGTGGCATGTTCTACACTGGGCGTGCAAATCTGGAAGATGACATTGTAGCATGGAATACTACTCCTATTACTCGTTTGGGACAAGCCGTACAGGTTACTGCCTTTACTGAACCAGCACTTAGTGCTTTATTGTATAGTTACAAGCCCGGGGATTTTATACCGTTTTTTACGAATAGCGTTACGGCCTCTGAGGCGAACCAATTTCCGGAGTCTGGAATTTTCAATGGTTTCATCTCCATGGGCAGCAACGAAGGAGATTATTTCCAAATCTTTGCTTTCAAGACAGGATCGACTAAGGCGTATTTGGGAGCCTGCATCGGGAGCACCACCCAGTGGACGGCCCTTGAGGGTGGAGGAGCACAAACGGTAAAAAAGCTACCAGGATTGGATGTAGAACTCAACGAAAGCAACGGAATCATCCCCTATACATCTACCAAATTAGCACAATTAACGACCGGGGTCACATTAATGCTTTGTTTCGAAATAGCCGACGCCGATGGGCGATTTAGTCCGTCTGGAAATGTGGTCGTATATTACGATTTACCTCCGGTGAACAATTCATGGAAGACAATTGCAGGATTCTTTGATAACGCAACCAGCTCCAACGGCTCAATAAACGTTCGCCGTCGTGCAGCTGGAGTTCTTGATTTCCAATGTACATCTGGATTATTAGAAGGTTATCCTGGCCTACAGGTGTATCTCAAGCATATCTTTGTACTTGGATAGCAATGGATAGCAAAAGAAGGGCATCAAATAAGAATGAATAGGTAATGTCTAGTATATTAAAAGAACATCAACATAAAACTAAGTTTGGTAAGTTATTGCATATTCTGGTGCATATCATTTTGTATATTTGGCAATTACCTCAAAACCTTGCCGGACTAGGTTATAAAATAATCCTGCGGGGTGAGAAAAGAATCCTAAAACAAAGGAGCACTGCTTTCTATGTGGCTCCAACAATGAATGGAGGAGTAAGTTTAGGAAACTATATCTTCCTATCAGAGAAGTCAGGATTAAGAGAACCAGTATATGATCACGAGTTTGGTCATTGTATTCAATCTCGAATTCTTGGTCCATTATACTTACCAATCGTGGGCTTATGTAGTGGATTACATTGTATATTACACAAACGTACTCATAACTACTACGATTTTTGGACAGAGAAGTGGGCAAATAAACTCGGGGGAATAGAAGGTTATGCGGGCGAGTTCCATTATCACAAAGATGGTATTATCAGGACTGCTTACGATGAACTGAAGGCTTTTTACAATAAATACTTCTAACAAATGGCAAGGAAGGTAAATATCACCCTTCCCAAAGTATCCGACCTAGTACTTCAGGTAAAATTAAATGGTGAATGGCAAAGGGTAGAATCTTTAGTCAGTAACCTTGGGCCAAGTATGCAAAGGGGATATGATAAGGCTGTGAATAAATTTTCTCGAAACCTCCTTGCAATCGTAAAGAAGTCATTAACTTTGGGTATACCACCAATGGGCGGCGGAGTAACTTGGCAACCTCTATCTAAAGCCACCATAAAAAGGTGGGGACAACATCCTATTTATAACCTGACTGGCCTGTATTCAAGGTCGGTTGGGTTATATAGGTATAAATCTAGAGTTCTGATAGGATTACCAATTGGAACAAGAAGATCATCTCAGAAAGGTTTAACATTAAATCAGTTAGCCAGAATATTAGAATTTGGATCTAATGATGGTAGGATTCCATCAAGACCAGTATGGTCACCATCTCTTAAAGCTGTTGGTGGTAAGAATATGTTAAAGCAACTTATCCTAACAGAGATACGTAGAGAACTTCAAAAATATGGTGTAAGACCCAATCAAGTAAAATGGTAAATTCTCAGGAAATTATAGAGAGGTCCATATACATGGCTCTATTGAATATGGCCATTGAATTGGGCTACACTATAAACCCAGAAGACTATCTTCCAACAAGTGCAGAAAATGCTGAAAGGTTTAAGGAAGATCTTAAAAAGATAATAGATGATAAGGGTTTCTATATAGGTATCTTTGGAGTAGGCAATAATCATTCCCGAGGTATAAAAGAAACCCCGAGAATAGTAGTTGATTCAGAAGGATTTTATCCTGGTGATGTAGGACTACCAAGACAAATAATACAGAAAGAAGAGGGTATAGGTTATACTGCAACCGAAGTACCTTATGAATCCCTATCACAATATATGAACATAAGGTTGTGTGCTCATTTTTCAGAACATATGAGATTGTTGCACCAAATTATGTTCTGGTCTGTACCTCAAAGAGGTTACTTAAAACCCTACGATGAACCTAAGTTTCTATTCACAGGAAATATATTCCTTAGGATAGTAAACTTTTACAATATGCCAGATCTGGATAATGGGTTAATGGAAAAAGTATACCAATTTGAAGTACAGGATTGCTTATTAGATAAAAATATTCAACCGGAGTTACTTACTCCAATACGAGATATTTCTGTTCTTCTAGAAAATGCCGATTATACATTAAAAGTACCATAATATGGACAAAAAATTAAAAATACTTTTGGATAAGGTTAAGGAGTCTGATCCTAACCTTAATACAATGGATAGAAATACCAGAATTAGAGCTGGGAATTATCAGTTCCCATTTTCTGGTCAACAAATGGATTATTTATTGCTTAATTTAGCTAAGAAATTATCCGGTGATGATATACTGATATTCTCTGATCCAAGTAATCCTCAGACTGTATTAACAGAAATAACCAAATATCAGTTAGATGACTTAGATAAGGTTACTCATGAGGAACATATATTAACTCTTGAGATAGGTGATTCTGCAGAAGTTAGCGAAAGGAACTTAGAAAAGTTGAGAGCTAATGCAGGAGAACATTTCTTATGTAACCTTGACTACGGATACGGGGTTGGTAGATGGAATCCAACTGATGGTGGAAGTTCGGTAATAATGACTTCTGAGGGTATAAAGACAAGTTGGGACTTAGCTCCTGACGGTTCTATATCCAAAATAGAAGACGAAATATTGCCAGATGTTCCTTACCGAGTAAGTGTACCAGGCACTTCTATAAATACAGTTGTTGATGAAGTGATAGGGTCACAAATAATCAAAGCTAGTGTACTGGTAATAGAAGGAGGATCTACTGGGCCGATATCTTATTTAAGATGTGTAGATTCTACAAGCAGTGTAATTCAATTCGCTTCTATAACTAAAGATCTAAGGTTATCTGTACTCTCATATGATGTATCTGCAAGAAATTTGACCCAGGCATTCGTAAATATAAACGAAGAGCCAGAAGGTATTGCTAATTCATTATATCAGTACCTTGGATTTACTGAGGAAGAGTTAACTGCAGAACAGTTTAAGAATGGATTGAAAAATGCCATATTAGCTTACAAAGACGGGCCAATTGATTAATAACACTTTAATATAATTAAATATGCCACAGACTCCAAGAGTAAGGTTCAACTTTAAGAACCTGAACGTGCAATCGAGTGTGCCTCTGTTGGGCGTAGTCAACATGGTAGCTATGACTACTAAGGGTCCGTTCGAAGACCCAAGTGATTTGATTTCAAGCCCATCTCAGTTCATTCGTATCTTTGGTTCGGAGATAGTTCCGGATGGTTCAGTATCGAACATAATGAAAGCCCTGGAAATGGGTGCAAAAGTTCGAGTATCTAGAGTAGCTGGTAAGGGAGCTAGTTATGGATGGGCAAAACCAATGGCTGTAACTCCAGCAGCTGCAGCACTCAGTGCACCATCAACTTCAGTTCCAGGCGGTTCAGCAATTATATCCATAGTAATTTCTGATCCAAGTGGAGCAGAGAATAGCCTTACAATGAATATGGCTATTCGTACTCGGGAAGCAGGTTCTCCGGTACTTGATAATACTGGGGTAAATTTGAATCGTCCCTTCTACTTAAAATTGAATGTATCCACAGAGCCAACACTCCGTGCAAGTATCATTCAGTATGGTGCAAGGGATGAGGAAACTAGTATACCAACTTATGATAGTATACTGAATGAGACTCTGTTCTTCTCAGCGGTATCTGCAAATACTACTAACGGTGTAACTACTCCTTCTATCAATGTAAATACTTTACAGAATTTCTTGGATAATGCTCCAAACATTACGTTCGAGGCAATTCAGGGAAAAGAAGGTGATGGCCAGGGAACTATGGAAACTCTGGCAACTGGTATACAGACCATGGAAGACATAGTTTCCATACTTCGTCAGTTCTCCAACTGGAATTCTACCGTTATGATCGGTAAGATTACTTCTGGAACCGTTGATGCTGATGAAGTAAGTGATACTAATGTATACATGGAATGCTCCGAGGGAACTGCTGGTACAAATCCGGGTAAGGATGAGTGGATCTCTGCTTACAATGCTAGCAAGGTTTACTATGAGGCATACTCTGTAGTACTCTCTCACATACATCAGCATCTGGATAGTTATATGGAGGTATATACTGAAGTAGCTAATGATGTACATACTACATTCGAGAATATGCTCTATGTAGAGGTACCAAAGTATGCAGCCGGAACCCGTACTCCTGCTACGGTTGATGAAACATTAACCGCTCTGAAGACTATGGTTCAGACCATTGGTCCTAAGAAGGAGGTAGCATATTTCGGAGGTGGTATCAAGTACTACAACGAAAATGGTTCTCTCCAAAAATGCGATGTATTAGGTTCTGTAGCTGGACTTGATGCAACTTGTGCTTCTACTTATGGACCTTGGTATTCCTTCTCTGGTATGAACCGTGGTGTAATTGCTTCGGCACTTGGACCAGTGATGAAGAACTTGGGTGGTCCTGCTGATATAGATACTCTTAACGAGTTTGCTCAGTGGTACATGAACTTGTTCGTAATCAAGAACACTCGTACTCAGGGCCAGCGTACTATGCTTTGGAATGGATTCACTTCCAATCCCGTGGATGACTCCGAAAAGTTCATTTCAATAGTACGTCTCAATCTTTACCTGAAGAAGAACCTTCGGCCTATTCTGGAGAGCTATATAGAAGAGCCTAATACCTTTGAAACGTGGAAAAGGATATACTACGAAGCAAAGGATCTTCTGGATGACTTGCAGAATCGTAAAGCAATAACTACCTACACATGGTTAGGAGATCAGGATGCACAGAGCTATGAGGATCTTCAGGTTAATAACGAGGCAGATGTTCGTCAGGGTAAGTATAAGGCTCAGCTGAAGTATAAGGAAATTGTTCCAATGCAGGATATAGAGATGGATGTTATCATAGATGTTTCGGTAAATAAGAGCACTGGTGAGATATCCATATCCGCACAGTAATAAACAAATAAATGATATAATACTATGGCAGGAGCTAAAGTAAAAAACCCGAGGAAGAAGTTCTTATGGCAAATTGTATTTGTCAAACATCCCATAAACGCATTCCTCTTTCAGAAGGTTGGTATACCAGAGGTAAGTATTGAACAAGTTTCACATGGTGATGTAAATTACGATGTAAAAACAGCTGGTAGAGTATCAGTTGGAAACTTAACAGCTTCCAAATTGGAAACTACTTCTGGGTCAGATACTTGGTTATGGGATTGGCTTATGTCAGTTCAGGATATGTTGCTTGGTGGGGGTTTAACTCCAAGCCAGTATAAGGAAACGGTACTCATCAATGAGCTGGCCGAGGATGGAGTATCTATCCTTAACTCCTGGACATGTACCGGAGTATGGCCTTGCAAGGTAAACGGACAGGACTTAGACCGAATGAGTTCGGATAACACTCTGGAGGATTTGGAGTTCTCAGTAGATACCTGCGAGAAGCTGTAATAGTGAATCACTAAGGGAGAGCTCAGCAATGAACTCTCCCTTTTTCGTTACAAAATACTATATTTTTCAGAATACTTAACAACTCAACACAATGGAAGATCAAACACTTTATGGTAAGAAACTTACCTTTAAACTACCAAGTGGTTATGAAGTAACCATACGGGAACAGAATGGAGAGGATGATGATATTCTCTCAAACCCAGTAGATGCAAAAACATTTATGAACATCTCTAAATTTATTGCTGGTATTGTAACAGATACCGATATTACGGCTACAAGATTACTCACAGCTGATGATGTTCAAAAAATGCCATCTCTTGATAGGTATACGATTATGATAAATTCTCGTATATTCTCTCTGGGAAAAACTCTTGAATTCAGGTATGACTGGGAAGGCCCAGCAGAGGGTCAAGTAAGAACCATTGATTATGAAGTAGATCTTAAAGAAGAGTTCCTTTTTGACTATGGTACAATTCCTACAATGCAGGAAATGGAAGCAAAACCGAATGCTATACCATTTTATCCAGTATCAAAACAGTCAAAGGGGATAACATTTACAACTAAGAGTGGTAAAGAACTTTGCTTTGATTTACTCAGTGCTGAAGGTGAGTCATACGTAATGAATTTACCAATGAACGAGAGAACTAAGAACCAGGAATTAATTGCTCGTAACCTTAAACTTAAAGTAGGTGAAAATTACGAAATCGTTAAAAACTTCAGAATGTTTTCCTCTCAGGATATGATGGATATTCGTTCCACTGTTAAAGGAATGGATCCAATATTCCCAGGAACTACTCAAATAGAGGACCCAGATACTGGTCAACGTATTATGGTACCAGTAATGGCAGTAGATAATTTTTTCTACCCACGGGAGAACTAGAAGATGTATATTTATATATTGTTAGAGCAAAGATTAGTATTGACTTTAACACTCTAGCAAAGCTCCCATGGCGGCGTAGGAAGAAATTTATAGAAGCTGCCGAAGCATATTACGAACAACTAAAAAAGGAGATGACCCATACATAGGGTCATCTCTCTTTTGTTCTATAAATCTGAAACTATATGGCTTTTACAAGTGGTAGTCCTTCTGCAGGACAACTAGAGATAGGTATAGCTCTTGTCTTACAAGATAGGTTTTCTAACCAAGCAAGAGAAGCCAGCTCTGTTATAAGAGGTTTACATCGGGATGCTAAGAATGCTGTACAGGCTAACTTAACCGCTGTTCAGGCATATACAAATATGTTTGGTGGTATAGCCAGTAATATAGTGTCTTCCTTAGCTACTACAATTACAACTGGAGCTGACTTCATCGATATGATGACTTCAGTGGGAGCTATCTCTGGAGCTACCAATGAACAGATGTCTGGATTATCAGAAACTGCCCAGACATTAGGTTTGAGGACCATGTTCATGTCAAGAGATATAGCTTCAGGTATGAAATACTTAGCAATGGCTGGTAATGATGCAAATCAGATACAGGAAATGATATCTGGTGCTGCAATGATGGCCAATGCTACAGGAATGGAATTGGGAGGTAAAGGAGGTACTGCAGACTTACTGACCAATATAATGAGAACCTTCGGATTGGAAGGTGAAAGAGCTGCTACATTAGTTGGTGACCAGCTTACTAAAGCTGCTATGGCATCTAATATGTCCATGATGGATTTGGCAGAATCTATCAAATATTCCGCAGCATCCATGGTAACTCTGAGACAACAGTTACCTCAAGTAGCTGCTATGATAGGTACCTTGGGTAATGCAGGTATACAAGGTTCTATGGCAGGTACTTCTATCAGAAATATGGCAGACTACTTAACTCAGTCCATAACCAATCCAAATTTCAAGGGAGCTAAAGCTTTAGCTAGACTGGGATTGAGTAAAAAAGATTTTGTTGATGCTACCGGAGATCTTCAAGATTTTGGTGTAATTCTTGGTAAAATAAATGAAGCTACTAAGAACTTATCAACTGTAGATCAGAATGCAGTATTAAAGAGTATCTTTGGTGTACGTGGTATGCGTGCTGCAGTTGCCATAATGAGAGATACCGAAGGATACTTTGATCTTCTAGATAAGATACAAAATCAATCTGCTGGATTTGCCGAAGGAGTAGTAGCAAAACGTATGGAAACTCTTGCAGGTAAGATTGATATAATTCAATCGGCTGCAGAGAACCTTATGACTACTTTTGCTGAAGCTATACAAAATAATCCTATCATTATGGGGTTCCTTGATATGGTAGGTTGGGCAATATCCCAAGTACGTGACTTAGTGGCAACTCCATTTGGACCTTGGATAGCTGGGTTAGCAAGTATAGGTGCTGGTGTATTATGGATTACCAATAAGATAGCTAACTGGAGAGCTAGATGGTTAATATTAAATGGTGATACTCAAGTGACCTTCAGATCAATGGTTAGATTATTGATTGGAGGTTGGTCACAAGCTACTATATCTGCCCAAGCTTACCTCAATATGGAGAGAGCCATCATTGCTCAACGTAAAGCTGGTATAGGAGCAAGTGCTACTATGGTTGCTGCAGAAGCTGGTTTACCAAGATATTACTATAATGGTAATATTCCAGCAAAAATGGGAGCCAATGGTAGGTATTATGCTAATACTGGTAGAGGAGCTTCTGGATGGACTCCAGTACCAGCAGCTATGGTAACTACAACTAATGCTGGTAGGATGACCAGAACTATCATGGGTACTGGTGCAGGAGCTGCAGCTGCTAATGCTGCTTCTCGGGGTGCATTGGTTTCTGTTGGTAGAGGACTGCTTGGATTTGGTTCTAGAATAGTAGGGTTATTTGGGGGTCCTTTGGGATTAGCCATAACCGGTATATCTATAGTTGGACCAATGATATACAGTGCTATCAAAAGTAATCAGGCTTCTAATGAAGAGAATACCCGAGCAACTAATGATCTTGCATCTGCCGTTAGGGCTAGCAAAGAGGGATATAATTTAAGAAAGGATAATCTACAAGAGTTAACCGTTCAAGAGATGAGGTGGTTAGTACAGACTCTAGGATTATATACTGAAAAGCTTAATCAAAGAGAGAATAAGGGCAATACCACTATCATTAACATAGACGGTAAAAAGGTATTCGAAGAATATCTCAACGAGAGAGATTCAGAAATAAATGTAGCTGCTGGAGTAAACTAAACAATTATGGCATCACTGATAGGAAAACCAGTTGGAAAAGTAGCTCAAGAAGTAGCTGATCTTGAGCAGGGGAGAATATTCCAATCCCCTCTAAATAAAGTATGGAGATCCCTGATACTAATAAACAGGGCTACTTCTCCAATGGCTAAAGCTGAGCCAGATGAAAAAAATAAAGAGTCTGATGCCATTAATGCTCATATAGCTAGAAATGGTTCATATTCTACAGCTCAATCTAAAAATCCTTGGTATAAAAATATCATAGAAGCTAAGAAATCAGGTGTAGACCCAGATAAAATATTAAAAGCTAAATCTATTGATTATACCTTAGCTAATAAGTTAACATCAGAACTTATAAAGAACGATATAGTAATAGCTAACTTAAATGTATCACCCGCAATTAGCTTAGTAATACAGAATCGTCCAGATAGGTTAAGGGTTGAACCCGCTGCTACTTGGGCAGCTGTTAAATCCATGGGTCGTAACAATCCATTCTATTTCTATACAGGTGGAGAAGATACCATAACCTTTGATATATCATGGTATTCAATAGATGCAGATCACAGGGATGATGTAGTCAATAAATGCAGGCTATTGGAATCATGGGCAAGAGCTGATGGGTATATATCTTCTCCCCCTACCTTAAGAATACAGTGGGGAAATTCTGGATTATTTGAAGATGACCTTTTCATATTGGCTTCAGCTCCATACGAGTTAACTAACTTTCAGAATGCTTCTCGTATGATGAGAAGATATGATAATGATCCAGATACTGGTCAGAGGATAACTAATACTGTTAGCCAACCATACGACCTTAAATTATTACCCAACTGTGCTACTCAAACTCTCACTTTCAAAAGGGTAACTAAAAACAATAGAACCTGGGAAGAAATAATTCCATCTAGTAAATTGCAATATACGCCTGGAGTAATTCTTGATGGTGGGGAAGTAGATTCTCTAGAAAATACTGATACAGAGAGAATAGGCACACAAAACTAAATAATTATGGTAACTATTCCTGGAACAAGTCCCTATGATGATAGTTATGTAATAAAGTTCCCAGATGGAGATATCTCATTGGAAAGAAATATATCATCTATATCTACCGATTATCTAATACACACCGTACTTGAAGGAGAAACCATACAGAACATTGCCTTCAAGTACTATGGTGATTCTGGATTTTGGGGAGTGATTGCTGATGCCAATGATATACTCAATCCATTTGAGGACCTTCATGCAGATATGGAGTTAATCATACCAAACTATGGAGGATAGCAAACCGGTTCTCTTAAATGGTAATGGTACACCATATCTTGCAATATTCGATGGTGCAGGATCTCCAATAATGGATATCTTCAATGACCTGCCAATCGGTATGGAGGTAGAGAACTTTAATTACAAGTATACTGAAGGTAAAGGAGACAAAGGTAAGTTTACTATAGTAACTGACTTTGTGGATATAGTAGATCATCCATCTCTGCAATTCAAAATGCCCTTGAAAATACAGTGGGGGTGGATATTTAGTGATAGCTCTTTTAAGTCTAGTCCTGTAAGGCTAGTGAATATAAAAAGTCATCAGATAGAATTTACTCCAGATGGTGTAAGGTTTACAATAGAATTTGCCGATGCAAAGATGTTTTTGGAAGCTGAACCATCTAAATTTGTTGGAGATAAAACCGATTACTTGGAAGTATTCAATGAATTAGCTGTGGGTAATATGCCAACTACAGTAATTGATTATTCCGAGAAAGCTGGTGTACATTTGGAAATAAGAGATAATAATCCATGTGATGGCAAAACAGAGCAACGAGAAAAGTAAGCCTTGCTTACCTTGTTATACCAAGATACAAAATACTGAGGAAGTAGATGATGGATTGGTAGGGGTAAAGATACTTGATCTTAGTCCAAGTAATTTAGCTAAACCATATCAGAATCCTGAGAGATATAGTTTAAGACCAGTACCAGCTACTTATGCAGAAGGAACTGTTATAGTTGGGTCAGCAACATTCTTGAATAAATACTCTCAGTTAGTGGGTATAGCCAAGTCAATGACTGGCGGACCAAACTTTGTGGATACTCGGGATAATAAGATAGAGATACATAACGGTAAGCAATCTGGTAAAACCGTATTTGCTTATACTTATGCTGGTGGTACTGGTGAACTATTGGAATTCAGAGTTCAAACCAAATATGTTCAAAGTATAGAGGCTGGTAAAGCTTCAAGTGTGGATCCAGATACTAAAACGGTAGAAACTGATTTAGTTCAATGTGTACCTACAAATGATGATCCATGTAAGCCGGATGCTTATGTAAGGTGGAATAAAGCTACTCCACTATTGATACAGAGAGATGTAACCAGGATGTCTAAAATAAAGGGATCTCTTGAAACATTATCTTCTGTATGTCGTAAATTAAATACGGTTAAAACTACACGTACTGTATACAACTCAGTAGAGGATGCTAAGCAGCAAATAGCCTCAAATCCCTCACTAACTGAAGAAGAGGTTAAAGCATACAATTCTCAGATAGAGTCAGAATGGAGAACTTATTTGAGGAAATTAGATGAATATGAGAAAGCTTTATTAGACTTCAATAATAAGGTAAGACAAGGTATAAAGGTAGATGAAGAAGATGCTCCTAAATTACCTATTCCACCCGATGAAGTATCTTATTTTGTCATAAAGAGGAAGGTATTGATACAAGTAGATCCATTACAATATGCTCCAAAGGATAGTAAAGCTTATTGGCAAAATAGATGGAGACAAGGTTATAATGCTCTTAAAAAGAACAAGGAGATAAACTTAGTCATTCAAGGATCTTCAGATGAAAGACCGTATGGAGATTATCCCTATGATTACCCTGGTTCAGATCGTTCAAAGGTACTAATAGAAATGGAATTAGAAGTACAAGTACCAGGTGTACGAGTAGTATCTGATCCATTGTTTGCTACCCTTGGAGAGTTTATGTCTAATGACATAATAGAATCAGTAAATAGCCAGATTAAATCCAAAGCTAAGTTTGTTGGTAACCCATCAATGGAGTCTTCTCAGATTATTGAGATCAAGAATGTTGGTGAAAAATATTCTGGTGATTGGTATGCTAAAGAAGTTGAACATAGCTTTGATACTGGGGGATATTTTACTGAGGTGACTTTTGAAAAGAAGTCAAGAAACTCCATAATCAATAAGATATCTACTTCTGTTAATATGCAAGAAGTATTCCAGAAATCTCATGATATAGCTAAAGAGTCTTATACTACCGATGCTTGGAAGATACCAAGTAAAATTAAGGCAGAAGCTAGGAAGCATAGGGCATCTATATGGGAAGAGGAGTATAATAGGACTGGAGATAAACCAAAGATTGGTACACAAATAGTTGTACGTCAAGATACAGATCCTCATAAATGGGAGATATTTGATGCTAGAACTGATTTTAGAGTAGATAGGGATATAAGCCCAAAAGAGCAATGAATTTATATGAACTAATTCAACAAAGGGGTATAGAGGCAATAGGTAGGTTCTATTCTACATATCGAGGAATTGTTATAACTAATTATGATCCAGACTCTCAGAATAAGGTATGTGTATACTTACCAAGTATATTGAGAGGAGTAGAAGTTTGGGCTTACCCTAAACATCAACAAGGGGGTCCAGGATCTGGATTCAAATGGTTATCACCAAGGGAAGGTTCTATAGTATATGTAGAATTTGAGAACGGAGATCCAAGACACCCTCTATGGTCATATCATGGTTGGGCCATAGGTGAGATGCCTCCAGAATTGAATAAGCCCAATGTACTGGGATTTATAACCCCGAAAGGCAATAAAATTGTACTGGATGAAAGTGATTCTGGAGTATTAACTGCAATAATTCAGCAAGATATAATTATTAAATCTCTAGACGGTAATATAAACGTCGATGCGAATAGTATTATAATGCAGGGTGGAGAAGTTGGTATTCCAGAATCTACCTCAACAGTAGAGAGACTAAACAAAATAGAGCAGGATATAAACAATCTTAAACAAGCTTTCACATCATGGACACCAACTCCTCAGGATGGTGGGGCTGCTCTAAAGACTGTTGTTGCATCTTGGTCTGGTAGTAAATTAACCGAGACTAAGGTGGAAGATATAGAAAGTGAAACTATTAAACAACCTAACTAATGGCAAACTATAATCAACTCAACACAATTGGTAGTGGGCCTTATTTTCCCATAAAGTTAGAACAATCAATAGGTAGTGATGGTAAACCAGAATATATAGAAACTGTAGTCAGATATAAAGTTACACATGATTTGGATTACTCTACAGATCTGAACATTATAGCTAATGGGAATTTTTTAGATGAGGTAGATACTTTAGATCAAGAATTCCTAAAATCTACCTATCCCGATGATGTGGTAGTTGGGGATAGAAAATCTCTTAAAAGTAATTCTATTGGTGGAGCTGCTATAGAGGGTTATTTACCATATTCTAATATTCCAACTTCTTTACAATTACAACTGGGTGGTATCAAGAATGATGGTAATAAATGGTGGTATGAATCAATAAAGACATTAAGTGGTTCTAATAACACTGCTTGTTCTTGCTGGACATTCTTTGTAAACAAAGACTGTAAATACATTAAAATAGAATTCGAATTAGAACCTCAAACTACATTCACTCATATGTCTATGAGAGTATATAGAATGAGTGAATATACTTATATATGGGATATACCATTGAATTCTAATAAAGGAGTGATCTGTGTAAAATTAGAGAAAAACCAAACAGTTTTACTATTCTTACCAGAAAATGAGGGTGATGTGCTTACTGGTACTAAGTCAGTGAATATGATAAGTTGTAAAGTATCATATACTAATGAATCAGTGCCTGGTATGGTATATACAACCGAAGAAACAGAAATAAAAAGAGTGCCTAAAATAGGATGGTATGTTCTAAATGGTGATATAGCTTTAATAAAGCAAAACTTAACAGCAATACTTACATATCGAATTGGTCAAAGATTTAGGCAAGAGGACTTTGGCTCTAGGACTTGGGAATGTTTAGAAGAGCCAAATACAAGTGCACTTAATCTGATGATTAAGAATTTTGTAAAAGATGGTATAGCTGCTTGGGAACCAAGAATCAAAGCCTTAAAAGTATTTGCTCTTAAACCCACAAAAGAGTCAATACGACTCCTGATATATTTCAAAGTACAGAACTCACAGAAAGTAGAAGAGTTTAACTTCCAATATAACTTAAACAACTTAACCACAGATGTCTACTAGCAACCCATGGCTTACCCCTTTTCAAAGGTCATACAATGACATAAAAGCCAAATTAATTCAATCTCTTAATGAAAGGGTTCCAGAGATTACTGATATGAGTGAAGGTAATATATTTATACTCACTTTATCCATATTTGCAGGTATTGCAGAAGTTATACACTACTATATAGATGGTATGGCAAGAGAAGCTTTCTTACCAACTTGTAGAAGGTATTCATCTCTATATAAACATGCCAAACTAGTGGACTACCATATAAAATCTGCTATACCATCTTCTGTAGACCTTACAGTATACATGCAGGATGGGACCTCATTTCCAGTAGATATCAATGTACCACAGAATACAGTATTTAATTCTAAGGATGGTAAACCTTGGATAACTACTAGAAATGTAACCATTGAAAAGGGAACATATACTTATAAAGTTCCTGTTGCACAGAAGGAGGCTGTAGCTGAGGTAGAATTGGGAACTTATACTTCTCATGATATAATCATAACCTTGGGTGATCTGCCAGCTGATAGGAAGTATGTAGAGGGATCAATGGTACTTACCATTGACGGTGCAGCTTGGACCTTGGTGGATACCTTTGCCTATTCTGGTCCTGGTGATAGGGTGTATAAGGTAGAATTGGATAGTACACTCCAACCGTATTTGGTATTCGGTGATGGTCAATTCGGTAGAAAACCAACCATCGGTTCTCAAATAAAAGGTCAGTACTACCTTACTTATGGTTCAAGTGGTAATATACCATCTAACCAATTTGATAAGGTACCAGAAGTAATGTCTGATGTAACTTCTGGTTTATCAATTACTAATACCATAGCTGCAACTGGTGGTTCTGACTATGAGGATTTTGATACTCTGAAGGAGCATATTCCACTCAGTATAAAGACTCTTGGAGTAGCCATTACAAAAGAGGATTACGAAGCAATAGCTATGCTCATAGACGGTGTAGATAAAGCCTACTGTAATTATATATGCGGTAAATATGTAGAAGTATATATTACCCCAGATGGTGGTTCAGAAGCTAGTACCGAACTTATCAACAATGTTAAGCAGAGGATGGAATCCTCAAAAGTACTGACTACTAGAGTAAGTGTATATTCTACACATGCAGCAAAGATATACTTATCTGCAACTATAACCGGTAAGAAGTCATTTAAGTCAATAGATATAAGCAATCAAGTTAAGAAAGCTTTACTTGATGCTTATAACTACCAGAGTTCTGGTATAAACAAATCGGTAAGGCAATCTGATTTATATGCTTTAATGGATAATCAACCAATGGTTGACTTCCTTACCATAACCGAGTTATACTTATTGCCGTACCCAATAGCTATAAATATAAATTCTCAGAATACCGAAGAGATAGTATCTGTACCAGCATTGAACATAACATATTTCAAAATGATATCGTTCAATACTGCAACTCCAGAGACTGACTATGAGAATTGCTATATTCAGACGGTAATAGAAGATGGCAATGCTTTCTATAGAATATTCACCAATAAGAACGTATCTGGTAATGCCTTATATACTACTGGTCAATATGGTAAACCAATAAATGTAAGCTTATACAAATCTAAGTTTACTATGACCATCAACTTACCAGTTGAAAATGCAAACTATGAAAATGGTACAGTATATCAGTTAACTACCCAACCAATGGGAAGCAATGGCAGACTGGTAGATCTTATACCTCATAACTATAATATACCAGTTATCAGTTCAGATAACATAACCTTAACAATCAATGAAGTGGTTTAATCCAGCGAAGACATTCTTCAGGGATTACATCTTCAGTAACCTTTTTGACCATTACTACAAAGCCAATGATACTTATCAAGATTCAGAAGGCAAGGGTATATTCGAAAGGTTCATAGATGTATGTTCTGGCTATTTCGATACTGAGGTAATGCCCGATATAGATAACTTCATGGAATGTCTGGATGTGGATAAAGCCAATCCTATATTCCTGAACTATCTATGGGAATACTTTGGGTTCATCCCTTATGCTTATGGCGTATTAACTAAGGGAGAGCCCTATACAGAGGAGAATCTAGAGAATTGGGTAAAAGAGGACAGGGGTTTTCCCACTGCTGATTGCCGGTTAGTTCTAAGATACGCCATATCACTGTATAAGATTAGGGGAACTAAAAAGTTTTACGAAATCTTAGGTAGATTTTATGGTGTAACTTTTAACCTTACAGAAGTAGAAGGCAGTACTAAAGCTGTAACTGGATTTTCTGGTGATGGGTCAGTAAAGTATGACAATGTTTCTTACTATGATACTCCATCAGCTACTTATGATACAGAGACAGATTGTTGGGAATGTGTTCCTATGATTTTAACTATCGGTATACCAAAAGGTCAATGGAATTTTATGACCAAGAAAGATCAAGAGATTCAGGAAAAACTTTTAGAAGAATGGAAGTCTATGAATCCCTATGCTACAGAAGAAGAGATTCAGCAAGCTAAGGAACAGATATATACTGAGCATCCATCAGATTATAGTGATAAGGTAAAAGAGACTTTGATAAACATAGTTAACAAATATCTGCCAGTAAATGTAAAGTACTTTGAACCAAATGATAGTTCAGTGGTATTTGAACAAACTTCTGCAGTAATTTATATCGTATAACATGCCACTGATCTCATTATTATTTGCAGCTGCCCAAGATCAAAAATTAGACAATGCAGTTCAATCTTTAACAAGGTCATCCATAGAGTTAGCGGAAGCAGCTTCTAACTACGGGGCATTAAAGGTAATCTTCGGTATCTTTATGGTATTAGTTCTAGTATTGGTAATGATGTTTATGTATACCATCTGGAACTTAAACAAAAAGATATCTGTAGTATCAGAGTCTTCTAGTAAGGTCACAGAATTCTTCGATGGAGCTGCTGATTCTACAATAGGTGTAACTGAGGCACAGATTCTTATACGAAGGGAATTCAATTGCCTTGGTCATATACTTAAGTATGCCATACTACGAATAAGACTCGAGAATCATATAGATAATAAAGAGTCAGTAATAAAGAAAGTAGACATATTAGTTAACAATGAGTATTCAGAACTATGTGGGCTTATGTCTAACTTTAGTTGTGATGGCAAATCTCTTTCGACCATATTTGAACTTCAAGATAATGAAGCAATAAAAGATATGGTAATAGAACAAATATACATACCCAAGGATCAATTCTCCATTTCAAATATGGATCAATCAGTAAGTATGTATCTCAATGGATTGAAATTGATGTACCTTAAAAAATTATAACCATGGAACGAAAATTATTACCGATCATTGACTTTGCTCATGGGTCAGATGTACCTGGAAAACAATCACCAGATGGTAAACATAAAGAATATTTATGGAGTCGTAAAGTAGGTGGAATGCTAGCTGAACGTCTCAAGCAGGAGGGATTCAAGGTAGCATTCACTAATACCTCAGATAAAGAAATCGGGTTATCTAGAAGAAGAGAAATTGCAAATAATCTAGATACTCCACTTGGGGGAACTAAATTTCTGCTATCCCTCCATAATAATGCCACAGGCATGGGGAATGAATGGTGCACTGCAAGGGGATTTGAAATTTATACTACCAAGGGCCAGACTAGTTCTGATTTATTTGCTACAGTAATATTTGAGCAGCTTCAGGAAGACTTCCCGATTACCGATGGATATAAACACCGTATGGATAAATCAGATGGTGATCCAGATAAGGAAGCTAACTTTACTGTACTAATGGGAAATAATTACTGGGGAGTACTGCTTGAGTGGCTCTTCCAGGATAATCCAGATGATGTAGCTTTATTAGAGGATGATAATATAAACCATAAATTGGTTGAGTCTTTAACTAAGGCACTCATTTTCATAGACGAAAACTTGGATAAATTAAAACTGTAGAGATATGGCTAATAATGTAACCGTGGTTAATAACGGTGTAGTTCAACAGAGGTTCTATCAAGTATATGGTGACTTGATTGAATCCAAAGAAACCATGGAACCCATAGCTATTGCTCATGGTAATGGTCCTATATGTGGATTTGATATTGTAGATACTTCTACTGATCATGTAATAATCCGTGGTTCATGGGATCCCAATTTATCTAGCGATGGTATATCCGCTCCGCCAGTATTAAAGAAAGCTAATCGTAGAGTCATACTATCAGACGGGGAAAATAATGGTGGAAATGTAGTTAATGCCATAGTAACTAACGATGGGCTTATACACATATGTCCAGCTATTCTGGATTTTACTAATGTAAAGCCAACTGGTGGATGGTTTGATCTAAATAATCCAAACAGGTTTGTGGCTTTTGCCATGAAAGTAAGCCATACCTATACTCCAGTGGCAGATGCTAGTAACATTGGGGTTAGTGATTTTAGTATTACTTGGTTAACACTAGAAAAGAGTACTGGTGGTACTTATAGTCCAGCAGAGGTAGCCTCTTTAGACTTCTCATCCCTTGTAGGCACTATATTACCATCTGGTTGGATAAATAGGAATACTGATTCTTTAGTTGGTATATACATTGTAGGGTATGACCCAAGTTGGGGAGACAACGATGTATATGCCTCTTTCGGATATAAAATGGCTTTGGTATCATATGATGGTAAATGGCCAGTTAGTCCTTTCACAAACGGGTCATTTGATATCCTTTCACTTAATCAGAAAGTAAAGAATATACCAGTCATAGAGGAGGATGTTGATAGCCTGAAAGGATTGAACAGTATACTTCAGAATCAGGTGAATACTCTGGGTAAGGGTATAGAATGCGATTATGATTTGAATATATATGTTACAGATGAAGGAACTGGTAATGGTACAGTAAGTATTACTATAAAGAAGCTGGTGTATCTCGGAGTAAGCCTCTATGAAGGAGCTGGGAAAACCTTCACCAGTAATACCATGTATTTAAACAATATAAAGGCCATATACTTAGACATATTATCATCTGATACTAATCCAGATACTGGTTTACCTTCTATCTCTAAATGGGGATTAAGTCTTGGATTAAGTACTGTTAGGTTAACTAATCCAAGTGACATTAGGGGAGGCATATCTGGTGATTTTCAAGGAACTGGAGAATCTGGTTCTATATCAGCTGGTATTATATGCCTAATCAATAAGAATGGTCAAATGACTGACTCTTATTATGACCTAGTAGGTAATGGTAAAAGTTCAAAAGTAGTAAAACCCTCTGATGATCCAAGTTATTATCTGGCATTGGTATTAAATAACTTCTTTAATAGGTTTGCTAATACCGCTGATGTATTGGATACATCATCAGAAAGGGATAAGAGATATACTAGAGTATTCATAGATACGAAGAGTGGAGGTTTAACTTCAAGTGATACTTGTGGAATAACTTTCAGATTGTACCCAACAGGTATAAACTTATCTTGGTATGTATACCTTAGTAACACTTCTTCCCCATATACACAAGGTACTTTCAGGTTAGATTTGAATTCTGAATTGGCTTTACATTTCAAGCCTTATGTATTAAAGAATCTATACGACTTCTATAAGAAGGTAACTGCTCAGGCATCTGGCGGGAAGTTGTTATTGCAAAGTATGCCATTGATGGTGAATACTACTCAGACTGGATTAGAGCAAGAAGTAAATGGTCATATCTTTGTTTACTTACGAAATGATTCATCTGATAATTTCTATTTGGAAGTAGTAGTGAGTACTATAAGTGGTTCATCTTCTGCTATCAGAAGTATTTATTTTGGTACTACATTTATCCCATTTATGTTGAATGATGTATGGGATTTATGTAACATTGGAGATGTATCAATTACTCCGAATGTATAGATACATATTAAACACAAGCCATAGTTGAGTTGGTTAAGTGGGGCCGGAGTGGGATTATGTTTAATCCTGCTCTGGCTTTTTTATTGTCTAAGATCTACAGCAGCTTGTTCTAAAGTTTTTTGTATGTTCTTTCTCATGTGAGAAAACATATTTACTGCAAATTTATCTCTTGGCAACTCAAAGTAATCAATCAAGTGAAGGATAGATAACTTACCGTGTGATTCCTTTATTCTTGACTCAAACCATTTGGGGGGTTCAAGCTGTATCTTCATAACCAAATACTCATCAGGTGTAAGATGTTCTTTCATGTATTCATGGAATCTTTGTGATTGTTCTTCCTTGATACGAGTTTCTTCTGAGTCATCAAGTAATTCCTTGTTATTATCAAATAGGACTTCAAATGAAGTTAACTCCTGATTAAATTCTGCCTGTTTAGTATAGGCATTACGCAATAACTTACTCTTGAAAGTTTGAAGGGAAGATAAAAGAGTGGCCTTTAATCTTTCTTCATCATACTCACTTTGATATTTATTGAATACATACAAGAACTTATCCCAGAAAAAAGAGTTGATTATATCTGGTGTAACATTAAATCTTCTAGAATCTATTCCCCTTACTAATCTGCGGATTAATGGTTTACAGGTTTTATACAACCTATTAAACAAATCCTCATCATAAGGTTTTAATTCTGTTAACCGATGTAGTTCACTTCCGTTATTGCCCTTCATAGTAGTAAAGATTTTTTAACAATGCAAATATAATATAATAAGTAACAACTTGTATGAATTTATAAAAATTATTTCACCGTTTGTGTTGAAGTTAGTTCAAAGATGAGCTTCATGAACTATATCATCTAGCAGATACTATTGATAATACATCCTGAATATTATATAATATATGAAACAAAACAAGGTAAAGAAGAGGTTAAACTCATGTGATAAATTCACTTTTTCCATAGAGTTTCAATTAGAAGTATTAAGGTTTCTGATACAAGGCAAGGAATCTCTTTTATATATCTCAAAGATAAAGCCTGGGTATTTTACTCTGATAGAACATTCTATCTTAGTAGAAGCCTTGATCAAATTTGTTAAGAAGTATCAGAGAATCCCCAGTGAAGTTTTAATGATAGAACAGGTAAAGACTTTATTGGAAGGCAAGGATTATACAGATTTGGTTACAAAGGAAGATATCCCCAATATTCATAAGTTAATATATGAACTGTATAACAAGCCATTAAAGGATGTAGATATAGTTTTGGAAAACATACATAAGTTCATTGCCTATATAGAATTAAAGGCTTTGAATGAGAGTATGGATTTCTCAGATTATAACTCATATGAAACATACCAATCAAAGCTAACCAAGATCCTTCAAAATTCAAAGCCACAAAAGAAGGATGAACCATTGTTAATGGTTAGTGGAACTGCAATGCGTCAACTTATGAGAAAGGTTGATCCGGATGTAGTTCCTACTCCATTTTGGCAATTGAATAAGTTGGGTAATGGGGATGGGTATCCTAAGAATTCTTTATTTGTGTTGATTGATCGACCCAAACGGAGAAAGACCTTTGCACTTATAAATATAGCAAGGGGATACTTGGCAATGAGGAAGAACGTATTATATATTGATACTGAGAATGGTAAGAACCAGTTAATGGATCGTATGATCCAATCTACTCTCAACAAAACTAAGAGAGAGATGTTAACTGGTGATTATGATAAGATGGAGCAAAGACACATGCGTAAATATAAACGTCTTGGTGTAGAGTTTATAGTTGAGCGTGTACCAGCAACCATTGCCGATTGTAATACTATCAAGAATCTAGTCAGGAAGTTAGAATCAGAGAAAGGTATAAAGGTGCATGTCATCATGATTGACTATGCTGCAAAGTTAGCTTCTATTTCCAGAGATAAGGATGATGTAGAACGTATTAACAACGTATATATTGATATAGATAATATGGGTGATGAACTTGGGCTAGATGCAATATGGACTGCCCAACATGTTACCAGAGAAGGCGCTAAGCATCAAGAAACAAGATACGAGGATAATGATATTGCTTCTGCTATTTCTATCATAAGAAATGCAAAATGCGTAATGGGGTTAAATTCTACACCCGATGAAGAAGAACATAATATAATGAGAATGGAAGTTGTAGTTCAACGAGATGGAGTTCCAACCGGTAGAGTTATGTTCAATATGGATCCAGAAAGACAACGTATGAAAGAGTTCTCAAGAGAAGCCAGAGCTAAATATGATGAGTCCATGGGTAGACAAGTAGATGATATGCTTAAAAAGAAAAAGAAGGTAAGTAATCCCAATGCAAACTCTGAAAAGAGGAGTAAAACCACTGGTGATATTTAGTAACATATTATAAACCTTAATAATTAAAGTTGTATGGCACGTATTATTGATTCTATGGATTTGGCCAAGTTTGGAGAAAAGGTTACTTCCTGTCCCAAATGTAAAAAGGTAATAGCCTGTGTTCCAAATGAAGTATTCTTAGATTTATCTTATGGTCCTGGACATTTTGAAGAAGAGAGTATTGTATGTCCTCAATGTCATAGTATACTTCATCTCAATGAGTTTCATACTGTAGAACATATGTAATCATGGATATCAGATTGCTAAAGATATTCCGTAGGAGAGCTTCTAAAGAGATATGCTTAAGAAGACAAGCTGGTAATAGATACGAGGTAGTATGCCCAATAAATGAGGACAATGCCCTTGGATATTTTACTAACCATGGGTTCATATAAATCATCCAAAAGCTTCTATCACATTTAAGATGTGTATTCCCAATGGTAGTACATTTGTAAGGAAAGCAGATTATAATCAAAGCCAAGATGAATACTGTATTCCATTTCCTACTAATTTTCTTAGATTAGACGAAGCTCAAATGGAACTATATAAAATAAGGAGAGGTTATATTATGTATTACTTAGTACCAGAGTTCTGTAAGAAATTACCAATTAAGTAATAATCACCCGGCTATGGATAACATGGTCGGGTATTTTTGTTTACTTATATGAAACTTAACAGCAATATCAAAGGTTTTCCTTTATACCATGTAACTAAAGATGGAAAGGTATATAATATAAGGCGTAATCGTGAAGTAACTATACATCCTCACTATCGTACAGGTAGAAATATAGTTCACCTATACTCGAATGGTAAAAGGTATAATCTGAAAGTATACAGATTAGTGGCTTTAGCTTATATACCTAATCCAGAAAACAAACCTTGTGTATGTCATAAAGATAATAATAAATCCAACGACTGGGTTGAGAACTTATATTGGGGTACCTATAAAGAAAATTCTCAACAAATGGTTATGGATGGTAGAAGTACAAAAGGTCAACACCGTCAGGGTATCAAACAACCCAAATGCTTCAGGAATCCTCGTTCAATACTCACTAAAGTTAGGTATCAGACTTTACTAAAATATATAGATGATAAAACCAAATTAAGGGCTTTAGTTAAAACCTGGGGAATATCACAACGTAGTATGAACAGGTATATACATAAAATAAAGACTGGTTATTATGAAGCTTAATAATAATCTCAAGGGCAGGCTCCATCAATACTTTATAAGAAAGATAGGGGCTTTTGATTACAGACACTCATGGATGAAGTCAGATTGTCCATACTGTGGTAGAGAAAAGAAGTTTGGTATCAACCTTTCAAGCAATAGGTGTAATTGTTTCCGATGTAGAGAACATCCCTCCCCTATTGGATTAATCATGTATCTAGAGAATACAGATAGTTTTCAAGAAGTATTGCATATACTTGAATCGGGTGATTATTCTGGATATGTATTTAAGGAGGAGAAGGTTGAATTAAAAGGTAAGAAAGAATTTTTCCTCCCTGATGGATTCAAGAATATATCTATGGGTAATTCTGTATTGGCAAAGTCAGCCAGGAATTATTTGAAGAGAAGAGGATTCAATATAGATGAATTGGCTCGTAAGGGATGGGGATATTGCAATGAAGGTAAGTACCTGGGTTATATAATTATCCCATTTACAGAGCATGGGCAATTAACATATTTCAATGCCAGATTATATATGGGCGCTGGCCCCAAATATAACAATCCAGAAGTAGATATAACAGGTTTGGG